TTTATAAAAAAATAAGAAGCTCAAATAAAATTCTATTAATTAGATTTTATTTAAAGGAGGAAATAAACCCATGGCAGAGTTAGAAATCCTTATTAATCAATTTTATAATAAAATATAATATCAAACCAGCGATTACCTGGCTGATTATATTGATTAGTAAATCAATCATAAGGATTACTCTCCTTTCTGAGCTTCTTATCATAATTATAGTATATAATTATAGCTTATTTACTAATGATCAAATATATCATTGAGGAGGTATATTTGATCGATTTGTGCTAATGATTTTAACACAAAAAAAGAGTAAGGGATTAACTCCCTTACTCTATTATTTTTTTTTAATGATGATCACAACCACAATCACATCCATCATGATGATGGTGTTCATGAGATTCTTGAATAGGATAGTTAGCATAATCAAATACTGTCAGATTATCATTAATCATATCATATGTAAGTTTACACATCTGATCAGTATAATATTCTATAACAGTATCTAAATATTCTTGCATATTAACAAACAAAGGATCATTCTTACCAATAACAAATTCATATACAGATTTCTTAAATTGTTCGAATTCTTCTTTTTTATTTTGATATCTAATCTTTATAATCTCTAAAGTTTCAGCTATTTTTAAAGAGTCAAAATTGCTATAAGCCATATCCATTATAAGGAAGAATACGAAATCAATATTAAATGGATCAGCATCTTCAGCAGGATATTGTTTCAATAGTTCTTCTGTAAGATTACTAAAACCATGCTTTTTAAAGACATTTAATGCTGTTAATCTAACACATAACATTTCATTTCTTTTCATAAGCATAGATAATCTACATAGTCTTTCACCCATAATACCATCTTGATTTAAGAGATATCTAGTATCTTTAATTCTTTTAAGATTGTCTTTATAAGTTCTAATAGTACCTATACCATTACCAACTGCTTTTGAGATGATATCGAAATCTTCTTTAACATTGACTTCTTTTGTTTCATTATCTACTTCACTAACAAGACCAGATTCTGAGTCATCTCTTATTAGTGATTCTTTAAATTCCCCTCTATTAAGATCGATAAAATCTTTATCAGGGTAGGTTTTGAAGAATATTGTTTTATCAGCTTTATCAAGAGAACCAAATTCTTTTATATTTTTTTGTATAGAAGTATGATCATATGCTAAAGCATCTTGAAACATAGTTAACTTAGCATCAGTAGTTCTAGATTCTGGAATAAAATGATCTTCAATATGATTTTTAATCTTATCCACAATCTCTTCAATAGTATAGTCTTTTTTCATAATAGTTCCTTTCTAGATGATACTAAAGTAAGTCTCATCTATATCAATTAGATTTAGTTTACGAGCACTATAAAGTGCTGCTTTGATAAGAGGTTTATGATCACCTGCTACATCATTAGATTTAAGAGTAGTCTTATAATCTCCAGGGGAGATGCTAACAGCTTGTTGTTTATAGTTAAATAGTATTGGAATAGATGGAGCCACTTCTGCCATTTTAAAAGTTATATTCCCATCATTATCTTTATGCATAAGAATGCCAACTTTTCTTTGATCTATATTTAAACCACCATCATCTTTTTTAGTTTCTTTATCGATATTTATCAAAAGAATAGTATCTTCTCCATCTTCGGAATTAAATTTTCCTATAGTTCTAAATGGCTTAGGACCTTTGCTAACAGTAAATATACTATCTCCAGATTTATCAAGGATCATCATTCTTTCTTCCATATCTTTTTCGTCTGGTCTCATATCTTCATATGCTTGTAGATACTCTCTAACAGATGAATGACCTATGTGAGACCCTTCTATTCCATTTCTACTAATATTTAATACAGCATAAGCTCCTGCCCCTATAATTAAAATCAATATACCAGATACTATAAGTTTCATATTCCTTCGTATTCTTGGTTTGCTTTCTAGAAACCCTATAAGAGAACTATATTTCTCATCATGATTTTTGATAGGTTTAATAGGATCAAGTTTTATCTTTTTATTATTTTTTACTCTCAATAAATTTTTATTGTGTTTATTCGCGTCATACATAAATTGGTCCAATTCTATATTAACTTTATATTTTCTCTCATTACTATATTCGGAAACATGCTTAAGCATATTTACTAAATTTTTATTTCTTCTCATTGCACCACTATCCCTTTAATTAGAGCTAACTATACAATAAAGGATTATTAATCTTAAAATGTCATACATTTTCGTCCATATAAAATAGACCGTATTGTTTTGACATATATTCTCTCACTAATGACAACCAAACTTACATTACGTTATAAATATAGACTTGAAAATTAAAATAAACTTAGTTACTGTAAATCTTTTCTTACCTCTCTTCAATTACAATAATACTGTTTATTTTATTTTCTAAAGAATGAGTGTTAGTATTACATTTTACGATTGTCCTTTTACATATATCTCAAGAAGGGGATCAATCCTCTTCTTGAACATTTCTGTGCTTTGGAAGATATTCTATTACACACTCAATAGACCCATTAGGTTTTAAATTGATTGGTTTTACAGATACTTTCGCTGTACCATTTACAACGTATGGTGTCAAAACCCCATTAATTCTCAATCTGCTTAAATACTCAGTATCGGGTTCTGTATAGAATCCATTTTCTTCCATTATTTGATTCCTCCTTTGTTTTTTATTAATAACAACTACTCAAAAATATAGTATATAATCATTCACCACATTAAAGTAATTTTCAAGGAGGTGATAGTATGGCATCTTTTAAAGATCATTTCGATTTAAATCTTCCACCAATAGTAGAAAATGATACTTATAGAATGGGAAATAATTATTGTATTGGATATCAAGAAATGAATGAACTAGCTGCTGCTAAAGGAACTAATAAAGATAGTTCACACTTAGTTATAGGAGTTGATGATCCTAATACAAATTATAAATCAGAATATGAGAATAAAGCAATCTTTAATAAGAGGTATTCTCATAATAAGTTAAAAGAAGTAGATGCAATGCCGACAGGATCTAATTATAATCCTGATAATGATCTTATAGAGTTAAGAACTTTTGAGCATAAAAATAATAAGACTTATATTTTACTTCAAAAGAATACAACAGATCAAAGAGGTATTTATATTACTGATCCTATAATGATTACATATCCATATAATGAAAAATAATAGAGTAAGGGATTAATTCCCTTACTCTCTAGTTTTGTTATTCTGGAATATTAATTGTAGCAGATAATTCTTGTTCTACAGTTGTTGGAACTTTTATAGATGCATCAATATCTTGATCATAGAATGTGCCAACAATAAATGTTGCATCCATATCATAATCGCCATTTTGTGGGTTTACAGCAGACTTAGATTGCAATTGAATATATTCGGTAGTAGTTTTATCTTCAGATTCTTTATTATACCAGAATAGTTTCTTGGTTTTCTTATTATACATAAGAACCTTAGACATCATATGCTCTGGTATTCTACCACTTTCTCTCCAACTAGAATCATTATTATTTCTGATATAAACTCTATTACGTTCAAGATGGTATATTTTATCATCCTGGATAAATCCTTCTTGAGATATAATCCTAAATTTACATGGGTTTGATTGAGTACCAAAACCAACCTTAGATTCTGCAGTAAGCATATTTCTTACATTGAGATATTGTGCTGCGCTCCAATATTCTGGAATAGCATTTGGTAATTCATATCTAAAGTAAGTATTGTTATTGTTATAATCTATAGAACCTCCAGGATTGCATGATCTAGCTTCTATAAATGGAACTCCTTCAGATGTTTTACCTCTAACTATTTCTAACTGAACTTCTCCATCTTCCCAATTCATTCTTCTAAGATCATCAGTATATTCAAGACCTTTTAAAATAAGCATTTTATAATTAGGAGAATTATGATCAGCAATATTATTAGGGGTCATCTGGCCTTCTCTAGTACATAGATATGCCATAGCATCATACATTAAAAACAAAGGACCAGATTCATGTTGTCTATCGGGACCTGCGCCACCACATCTTACAACAGAAATATCATGTTGGATTCCTTTATCATCTGTCATAAAACCTACTATCATAAAGATAGGATCATCATCGTCATCATAACCATTAAGACCTAATCTAATTTTAAATCCGTTATAATATTCTTTTGATAAGAAAGCAGATGTTTCATAACTGTTTCTACTATTAATGATCATTTGAGATGCTTCATCAAATCTATATGCATTTCTTGCAGCAACTTGACCTTCAGTATTTAAGTTTTGCCATTTATAAGTAGTAGGAATTTCATCATCCCATCTCCCACTTATACGATCCCAATTATCAAATACATTTTTTAATGAGAATCTAATATTTTTAATAGTCTCAAAATCCTCATCTGTATTTACTACTCCACAAACATGGAACTCATCATCATATCTTAGATTATTAATTCTACCATCATATTTTAGTATCTGTCCATCTTTACCTTGTGAAGTATATTCTTTTAATTCTGGATGCATGGATACTTTGGTATAATCAAATATATCATTATACCAATACAAAGTCTTCAATCTAGGATTGTATAAAAAGATTTTCTTAGAGAAGTTTTTATTTTCAGAAACCTTTCCTATAGAATCCCATCCCATTGTTCTGGCATTGAATTTGTATTCTTTATCTTCATATAATGAATAAATATTTTCATCTTTAAAGATACCTTGTTGTTCTATAATAGTAAATCTAGGCAAACCAGATCTACAACCAAATCCAATATGAGATGGTTCTAAACACATCTTTTGAATATTATCATACATTTCATCTGACCAGGTAGCTGGTTTTTCTTCTGGGCAGGAGAATTCAAAAGTGCCTTGTGGCAGAATAGTATCAGCAGATCCATCATCAGACCAACCAGTTGTTGTAAATTTAAAATAGTTTCCATCTCTTTGTGCTGAGATATATGCTATAGTATTACATTCATTGTCTGGACGGTCTGGACGCCAATTAGTAGGAAATGGGCAAGGCCCTACCTCGTCTGATAAATCTGTTATAATAAACTGAGTATCGTTGCCCATATCATATATAAGACCCCACCAGAAGTTGCAGTCAAATACTGCTCCATAATAAGGAGTTGATTTTGGAAATACTTGATCACGTCGATAGTTTAGCCAAGCATCTCCGGTTAGATATGATTCTTGTCTAGTAATATCATGATTCCAACTATCAATAGAATTGAATGCTGTTCTAAATTTATCTCTAGGATATGTGAAAGTAGGATTTCCTATAATGAAATTATCTCCATCATTCTTAGGTAATACTCTTGCTGGGATATTATATAGGGTTCTTTTATATAATTTTTTGCCATTATAGATGAATGATGATATCTCGTCTAATTTACCATTTAAAACATCGTCATGTTGTTCATATGTTTGAGGGAATGTACCTGCACCTCTTACTAAAGATAGAGTGTGTTCTTTACCCTCATCATCTACCATATACCCAATGACAATCATAAGATTATCATCATCCCAACCAGTATCAACCATTGTCTTAAGATAATAGTTCGCATAGTCTGGTGTTGGAGATATAAAACCTGCTGTAGCTACACCATCTTCAGTAGCTTCAATACAGTTAGTAACTTTATTAAACCTCCAACCAGTTCTATTTGGATCAGTATATATTTTATAAGCAGGATGATCTAAATTTTGTCCTTCTGGATATTGATTTGGAGAACCATAGTTAGTTTTATCCAATAGCATTGTAGAGAATCTATCAAAATGAGCATACCTTTTCCATGTAGTAAAGATTTTTTCCATAGTATCAGGAATTTTACCCATTTCATCTTCTTTTTCATATTGGTCTGATACAATACGCTTAGGCAAAAATTCATCATGTTGATAGAGTTTCTTTTCTTCAGGATTTATTTTTAAAACCTGTCCAGATGCAGAAAATCCATCATCATTATCAGTTAATTCATATAAAGAATTTAGTTTATCATTCTTTTCTAATTTAGTAGCTCTACCTTGAAGATTCTTTATAAGATCAGAGTTACCTTTTATATATTCAGATTGTCTACCTTTAACTTCCTTATCTATTTTTTCTAATAATTCTTTTAGACTAGGAGCAAGTTCTTGATAGCTAATCTTATCTTCATTATTGAAGGGCATATCGCTATTTCCCCCTTATTTAGTACTGTTTGACATATTAAGTAATCGATTACTAAGTTGTCAACTGGAGGTAATTACTCGTGTTTAACTCAGAATATACAATTACCTGGGATGAGATATCTCCTTCATTACAGTTATTATTTAAAACACTTCAATCTGAGATTGTTGATAATCATAATAAAATAATGAAGAATAGAGATGATATAGAAGAGCTTGATAAGAGAATTCTCATCTTAGAAAATAATGACCCATTTTCAAATCTTTGGCTAAATGGGCAACAAGGTCAAGTTGTTAAAATTAATAAAAAAGATAAGAAGTTATATCCTCATGATGAATGGTTAGGTCTTAGGGTAGTAGATAACAATGAAGATTTGCAATCTATGAGAAAGACCAAACCTAATCTAATAGATACTATTAGAGATACATGGGAAGGATATGCTCATTATAACAAAACAGCTATCCCTACTATAGATAATACCCATTATGATAATAACCTTCAAGATGGACAAAATCTTGCTGGTATTCCTTATACAAATTACACTAATAAAAATGGTGCTTGGAGTATAGATAATCAAGGTATTATAACTTGCAATTCAAAGACTGTAATAATTGGTGGATTTAAAGATCCTAAAGCAATCTATTCTGACTTTGATTTAGAATATGAAGTTAGTGTAGATAATACATCTGCAATGGTTGGGATTTTATTAGGATTCTATACTGATGATAATGGTGTTCAACATACCTTATCATTTATCAGAGGTCCTAGAAATGATTCTACAAATAATATTGTATCATTTGCTCTAGTATATGATTTAGGTAATGATACGCAAGAAATTTTGTCTGATCATACTTTAGATATTTTAGATCCTAACTCTGCTCCTAATACTAAATTATATGCTAGAATTAAAGCTAGTAAAAAAGGAACTTTATTCAAACTTCAAACTACATTATTTGATCCTAATAAAGATAATATAGGAAGTTATGTAGGATTTGATTTTGAATTTAATGTATATACAGGAAGTTATACTAAAGAAGTAGTAAATAGTCTTTTAAAGATAATCAACAATCCAACACCTATTGGTATACTTGTTAGAAACACTACTGCTTCCTTTAAATTAATTTCACAAAAAGGTATTTTAGATAATGATGATATTTATGATCTAAGTACTAACAAACACTACACTTATGATTATATTACTAACACTTGGAAAGAAGAAGGAACAATAGATTCTTATCTATCTAATCGTATTTTCTTATATAATAAAGATACTAAAAAATTCTTCTTTTACAATTACCCTGGAACTTATACAGAAATGGATTTGTTCCAAACAAGTATATTTAAAAATGCTACTGATGGTCAAGTTATCAAACTTGATAAAGCAAAGGGTAAAGCATATCCAAACGATGAGTTCTATATTTTGTGTGGATACTTAACTGCAATGGATAAAAAATATATTCAAGATAATATGGTTAGTGGAAAGATTCCTAAAGAACCTCTTTATGATTTCCAAAGTGGTAAAGTATTGGAATATAAAAATGCTAAATGGGTTGAAGTCGGAAATATCAAAGATCGACTAGCTCCTAAAACATTAGTATACAATAAGATTCTCAAGAAACTATTCTTCTATAAAGAAGATGGTATCGGTGGGAATAACGTAGTCTATATAGAATTTTAAATAAATCGGAGGTTATATTTTGGCTGGTACTACTACATATAAAGAAATTTATAACTTAGCTAAAGCTGCAAAGGCAGATTTATGGGACTTAGCAGAAAGTAGAGGTAGAGATGTAAAACTCTATCTACACTGGACTGCTGGTGGATATTATACTAACTTCAGAGATTATAATATCTCTATTAATGCTGATGGTGGATTATATTTATCAGATGACGATCTATCTGAAACTCTAGATCATACATACTATAGAAACTCTGGTGCTATTGGTATTACTATGAACTGTGCACATAATGCTACACCAGAAGATTTAGGAGATTATCCTCCTACTAAAAAACAAATTGATGGAATGGCTAAAGTGATCTGTGTATTATCAGATGCCTTGGATCTTTCTATTGACAAAAATCATGTATTGACTCATGGTGAGGCTGCTGATAATGAAGATGGATTAGATATCTATTATCCAGATTATAGTGGTTATCCTAATAATACATATGGTCCTAAATCTAACGTTGAAAGATGGGATTTGGAATATTTAGGAACTGCAGAATCTCCTATTTATAACCCATATGATGAAACCGGTCATAGAGGTGGAGATATTCTTCGTGGTAAAGCAAACTATTTTAGAGCTCACGGATTTATAAAATCAGTATTAGAAGATAGAGAAATGCAATCTGAAGAGACTGGTCCTAATGGTAGACCTTATGCTAAAAATGATATTGATTATCTTGTTAAAGTTGGTTATACAAAGGAAGCAGCTATTAATCTTTTAAGCACTGTTGATAAATATACAAAACCTTATGATCCATCCATGGTAGCTCCTAATGGTATGGATTATGAACAAAATGATATTGATTATTTGGTAAATAATGGGTATACTAAAGAATCTGCTATTGAGTTGCTAAAGACCACTTCTAAATATAAAGCATAGTGATGAGGAAAAGATATTATGAAATCTACAAATCCTAGATATATAACAAATCTTGCTAAAGATCTAACTCTTATATATATGGAAGACAAATCTGGTTTGCCAGAACTCACTGATATGAGCTTATGGTTTAAAAATAATATTAAAGATCTTTCAAAAGTAACCAAAATAGAAGAGTTTCCAAATGATAAAAGAAAGGTATTTGATAACACAATTTATGCATCTTCTTTAAATGGGCTATTTAGTGACTGTAAATTATTCAGTAATCAAACAGTCGACTCTATTATATCCAAAATCAATATCAAATATCTTAGTGATAAAAATGCGTTTATTAATACATTCGCTGGTTTGGAAATCATCACTAAACTAAATCTAACTGTATGGGATTTTTCTAATCTAGAAATTAAAAATATGAAAAATATGTTCTATGGTTGCAAAAATCTTAAAGAACTTAAAGGCATTAAAAACTTGGTCAACTCCAAAACAGTAGATATAAACACCATGTTTGCAGACTGCTCTTCTTTAGAAGAAATAGATATCTCCGATTGGGATACAAGTGGAGTAGAAGATTTCTCCAGAATGTTTGATGGTTGCTTCAATCTAAAAAAGATAACTGGGGTTATTGATATGAAATCTTGCAAACAATATGCTGGAATGTTTGGTGTTAATCAAGGAACTGGTTGTAAGAATCTTAAAGGTTTAAAGATCAAAAACCCTCCTAATGGATTCTTCTTATCTGGTTTGGATAAAACTCAATATGAAATCATTTAAATAGATAAATAAGAACAAGCACTTTTTATAGTGCTTGTTTCTTTTTAAAAGAAAGGATAATATCACAATGAGTTTTAAATTCGATTTACAAACTTTTGCAAAAATAAAAAATCGTAGCAAAACTAAATTACTTAATACTAATAATGACCGCATTATATATGCATATACAGATCCAAGAGATCCTTCAGTAGTATTTATCTCATGGCTATTAAAAAATATTGAAGATATTGGAGATATAAATTCTATGTCTGAATCCGCATCTCCAAATAAAGATTTTTGGAAACAAGATCGAGATGTAGAAGAAATGAATAGTGTATTTAGTTTAAATGGTAATAGTACTGTAGGTGTTCCTAGTGAAATTTTACATAAACTAAACAATGAATGGCGTAATAAAACTTTTATGGATATAGATTATTTCAATACTGCATTGTCTCATATGAAATTAAGAGATGATGCTATATTAAGCTATGCATTCTATCAATTAGGGAAGGCACCCTCTTGGTCCCCTACTACTCCTACTGTACCAGAAACCCCTTTGAAATTAAATCTTTTAGATTTTGAAAATGCGGCCAATATAGATTATTTAGTTTATGAAGCATATGTAAATATCGATCTAACAGGAATAGTTTTAAATCCTAGTATTAAAACTTTAGACTATACATTCGCATGCCATGGTTATGCTAAAGGTATTCTTGATATAGATTATTCTAATATAGAACATGGCAGTCAATGGTTACCATATGGATTCTATGAAGAAGCAAATCTTAAAGCTGTATTAGGAGAAGATAATAAGGTTATTAAATTCTCCAAACCTCCTAAATTTAAAGGACATTCTTCTTATGGTCTTTTATATAACCAAACTGGTAATAATACTATCACAGATTCCGAATATATCTTAGATTTATCTAATTGGGACTTATCTAAATTTGATCCTTCTTACGATCCTATGCATGGTGGTAGTAATCTATTAGAAAATGCCCACGTTAAGAAGATTATATTCCCAGAAGGAACTATATTCAAAATTAAAGGAAGCCAATTTTCTGCTGGTATTTCTACTGATTCTAATCTTAAATCTGTAGAAAATTTAGCATATGATTTTGATGGATTTGATACTACTGAAAATGGGTTATACTCTATGCAACAAATTCTATCTGGAGCTGATTATGAAAGTTTAGATGAAGGATTTAAAGTAAAACTTATAAACTTCCCAGAAACAGAATTGTATAGACTATATAAATCTCCTGATAATGGATATGATGGAGATGAATACACATTGGAGACATTCTATACTGATATTATAGGTCTTCCATTAAAACATATTGAATTTGTTAATAAGAAATAGAATGGAGGATATTTATGTCATTCTTATTTGATTTGCAATTATTTGCTGAAACAGAAAATCCTCATACAATACAAGGTACCGAATTTGAATCTGGTAATACAGAAATGGTTGCTTTTTTACAATCATACCCTACTGGTTATACTAAAAACTATAATAGATACCAAGCTCCTAGTGGTGCAAAAATCTATCTAGCTCAATGGTTCGCAAACAATATTCCAGATATTAAAACTATTAAGTCTTTATATGATTCAGTATCTCCAAATAAAACATTTTTTGATGATAAAATAGTATCTGCTAATGTACTTAGTGAATTATTCTTCAAAACAAATTTCACTAATACAGATGAGATAAATAAAATTATATCAAAGATATTTACTCATAGTGATGACTCATACAAATCTATAGAATTGGAAAGAATATTTATGGGTATTAATATGGATCATAATGAAACAAATGATACCTATCATGTAAAAGAATTTCCTAATAATTTTAAATTGAAACCTAAATTTAATACAGAATTAGAAGGCATTACTATTAGATATTGCATGAATGATAATGAAACATATTTCTCTACAATTTTTGGTGGTGCATTTGTAGATGAGTTGGATGTTTCCGAAATAAAGATTAATAAAAATTACAGTAGTAACCAATTTGCAAACTGTTTATTTAGAGGCTGTATAGCTCAAAAAGTAAAAGGTTTAGAAACTTTCCCATTTGAAAACTATAGCTATACTACAGAAAAAACATTTGAAGGTTTATTTAATCTAGATAGATACATTGATAAAATAGATGATCCTGTATTAAAAAAGAAAATAAAACAAAGATACTATAATAATATTGATGTAGACAAAGAATCCTATGATCCAATATTCGAATATTGGAAGAATGATAAACCATTAGTAATCAAATCTCTAGGACAAATGTTGACAAAAAGCGATGTAGCTGAAGACTATATTAGAGTGGCAGGTTCTTTTAGCGGTAATAGAAGATTATTAAGAACTTTTGCTAATGCATACATTAATACTTTAGAATTAACAGAAGATGTATATCTAAGATATTGCTATTCATATGAAAGTATGTTTGAAGGAGCATCTATAAGAAATCTAAAAATAGGATCAAAAATAGGTGCTGTTAATAGATATATGGGCTCTTATAAAAATATGCTCAAATTATCTACTAAAGGTCCGTTTAAATTAGAGAGTATAAATGTTACTTTTGTATTCCCTGATAAAAAATATCTTTCAGATCTTCCTAGATGGGCTAAGAGAATAATATCTCCTAACTATAATCCTATTGAAGGCAATAATGCTAAACAGGCTGAGCTGATCAAAGATATGCTTCCTAGTAGAGATGCAATATCTCCTGGAGCATATCCTAGTAAAATTAATATTAAATTGATTAATTTTAATTTTGAAGATATGCTTAAATTTGTTCAAGATAATGGCTATCCAGAAATAACAACAGAAGATCAGCTATTAGAATTCATGGGTGGTTGCCCTAGAGAATATTTACAATTTGAAGAAAAAACAAGATCAGATTATATGGTCGCTGATCATGAGGCACATGGTTCAGAAGCATAATATAATGGGTAGAGGCATATTGTCTCTACCCTTCCTTTTTGTGTTTCTTGACAATGAAGTAATGTTTCGTTAATATAAGAGATTACTCTCTTTTTATTTAAGATATAGGAGGATAGCAATATATGGCTATAGTAAATAATCCTCATGATATACAGGATATTGATAAGCAGTATACGACTTGGACAAAATTAGCAAAGCAAAAAGGGATTTTGATATCTGGTTTTGGTGGATGGTTACTTTCTAGCTCTACATATCATGCCAATGAATGGTTAGCTTCTGTAAGCGAAGGAACTTTATTTGACGATCCAATAGGTGGAAAGGTTTATGAAGTAAAAGCTAAAATGGCGAATAATATAAAAACCAACTATTTTACCAATGTAGATTTTACAAATATGGGAAGATTTACAGAAGTATTTTTAAAAAATGATGATAAAGAATATTTCTTCCAATTTCATTTCTACACTATAGATGAATTAATCCAACCATACAACTCTGATAAAGGTATTTTATATAATAATGGTTTATTTGAATTAAGAATTTTAGATGGTAATTCTCCATCGGCAAATGTAGTGGACACTATTAAAGTATGTTGTAATAACAACTCGTCAGGGTTCAGAAATAATGATGCCTCGAACGAAGTACTTCCTGAAAAATTTATGATATGCTATATTAATAGCAATAAATCTATAGGAATAGTAGAATCTGATAGAATATATCATTTAGATGGATTATATTTCTTTGCTGGATATGGAATGACTGGCAACTTTATCAATGTAGCTTCTAATAGTGCTACTCTATCTACTACTGAAAACAATACAGGGATTCCTAGATTCTATTCATTGGTCAATGATTTAGAAATGGATAATTCTGTGACTCCAAATACATTTACTAGTACTTCATTGGTTAAAGTTCCAAAAGCAACTAATAACACAGATGCTGCTTCTGCTCCTTATTTTTTCAATGATTCTACTAAACAAAGGAACGGTCTTAATGTAGATCCAAATAATACTGTTGATCTTGTAAAAAATATATGGTTTACCGCAGACGAATACCCAGAGTTAAGAGAATTTAATCTATTTACTAAATTTAGATTAAATACAGAGTTTATGATAAACATATATGGGCCATTCTATAAAAACAATAGTATCAATAAGATAATATCTAATAAAATAGAAACTATTGATATGGATACATTTAGAATGGATAACTGTAAAAGAATAACTGGTTTGTTTGCTGGATTGAAAAAATTAAAAACTATTAAAAACTTTGAATTTATGAGAGCTGGCAAAGTAGAATCTATGACCAGAATGTTTGATGAATGTGATTCATTAGAATCTATAACACTGACTGGCGCTGTTCCTAACTGTAAAGATTATAGTAGATTATTTCAAATTAGTTCAAATTCCTATAAACCAAATACTACTTTAAAGACTATAACTATGCAGCCTTCATTCCGTGACAATATCTCTAAAGTAGAAAATTTTGAATATGCTTTTTTTAATAATAATGCATTAACCACTATAAGAAACTTATCACTAAATATGCCAAAATGTAAAACATTTGAAAGAGCATTTATGAATTGTAAAAAATTACAAGATGTAGATCTATCTGATATAAGCTCAGATCCTAATACTTCTGTGAATTTAGCATACATGTTTTATGACTGTAATAATATTACAGGCCCAGTAGATTTATCCAAAATCAGCAGAATAGGGGATATGAAAAATATCTTTTATTCTGCTTCTGAACTCACATCTATTAAATTTAAAAAAGGTGCGTTAGATTTTAGAACCAACCCTCCTATTAATAGTAGAGGTAGAGTAATAGAAGATAATCTTACAGCGGCATTTAATAATTGCAGTAAATTAACTAAAATAGAAAACATAGAAGATCTAGATGCTCCAAATGCAATTACGCTTAGCGACTTATTCTCAGGTATGGAATCTATAGAGTCACTATCCCTTCCAAAATTAACATTTGAAAATGTAATAGATGCATCCACATGCTTTGCTTACCAACGTAAGGTAAAATCTATATCTGTGCCAAAAGCTGTATTTGGGCCTAAAACAGGAGATATATCAAGATTATTTATTTTTGATGCAGAATTAAAGACATTGGATTTTCCACCATTAACCAAACCTAATAATCCTCAAAACACTACAAATCTAACAAGAATGGTATCTGTGTTCTATAATTGTAGTAAATTAGAAACTCCGATTTATATATCTAATATAAACACTTCTAAGGTGAATACGATGTATGGATTATTTAGATTTGGAAATACTTTAGCTTCTGACAATCCTGTTGAAATTCATGGAATAGAGGATATGAATGTATCAAAGGTTAATGATTTCACAGAAATGTTTGGAGTTAAACTAAAAGACAAAACAACGTTAGATCTTTCTAGATGGGACGTTTCAAAAGGTGTTACATTCACAAACATGTTTTCAAGTTCTAGAATAAATAAATTCAATCTTACTGGATGGAATACGACTAATGCTATGGTTATGGATTATATGTTCTCAGCTACTATGATTACATCAACTGATGATATTATTGGTTTGGATGGATTAAATCTTACTAATGTAAGAAATAAAGTTGCTTATGATGGAAGAAATGGTGGGGGAATAAATGGATTATTTAACACTAATACATATCTAACAAGATTGGCCCCTCCTAATAGTATTAAAAATATTCCAAATATTGTAAGCTTAAGAGATTTTGTTAGCGGATGTAATAATCTTACATCTTTAGATCTTAATGGTGCTAATTATGGAACAATCTCTGATATAGATAGAATTGCTAATGACTGTAGATCTTTAGAAACTATTGATTTTACTGGTATAACTTTTAAAATCAAATATGCTCAATACGCATTTATGGATTGTAGAGTACTTAGAGAAATTAAAGGGGCAGTATTTGATTTCTCCGATCTTACTGATATTGAAAATATCCGAGATATGTTTAAATATTGTAATTCTCTTAATGGTATAAAGGTAAAAAATATACCTAATAATAATAAAGCTAAATTCGAACAAGTAACAGGTTTGAGTTCTTCTCAATATACAATAGTATCATAATACGAAAGGTGAATAATAAATATGTATTTTAAAGAAGTAAATCCATTGAATGAATCATCTTATTCTATCTTATCACTCTTTGGTGGTAATGCATGGTATCCAATGACTATGATTCAAAGTAATAAAGAAATTGCTAAAGCTAGAGAATCTTTTTTAATCAAATTCAAAATTCCAAAACCAGCTGAAGATAAATTAGAAAAAGTATTGGATAAGATTTCTAATGGTGATATTAATAAACTTCCTCCTATCAATCTAATTGATATTGATGGATATCTCAATGCAAGACGTCGTATGGATGTTGCTATTAAAGGTTATAGCAAGGCTGCAAATAAAACAGTTATGGATACAGAACGGAAAGATTTCTATGGTACTATAACTTATCCGTTGATGAAAGAGATGCTTAGAAGCTATACTTATGATAATGATCATGTTACAGATGCTCAATATCTTCCATATGTATTGAAAGATAAGTATCTTCTATACTTTACTTTTAATAAATCTGGTTTGTTAAGCATTTCTTATGTAGGTTCTGATAATTATAGAGATCCTATGTGCCCTATTGCATTAGGATTAATTGTAGATGGCGAACCTGTTAAGTTTACAGTTTTTAATAAGTAAAAATATATGCTCCATACCCTTATTTGGGTATGGAGTAATTCTTCATTTATTTATATACTATAATAGTGAAAATAGATTTTTATTATGAAGCATATTTAATTCTTATTTTAACAAAGATATATTATTAACAGACTAAATTATTTTAAGAGGAGATGACTTTTTATGCCAAATCAAGTAGAATATGTGGAAAGATGGAGAAAGCTTATAGATAAAGATATCAGTGATCTATTTATAAAATTCGGAGCTGTGCTAAGCTATATTCAGCATACTCTAACATTTGATCAAGAAGCTAAAGATCCAGAACTAGTAAAAGCTAGTAACATGTCTAGATTAGAAGATGATAAAGAAAAAAGTAATAAAGCGATGTTCTTTATCCTATTCTATAGATATGATATACTAATGACTCTTATTGATAATAATAAAGATATTTCCGAATCAAAGGAAAGAGAGATCTTTTCAATAATGGTCGATAATCAAAAACTTAATAAGTTTTTATCTAAAATTCATGAGGTTAGATCTAATAAAACATTAGATGATTTTAAATAAAGGAAAGTGAGGTACTATGTTCTTTTATAAGAATGCTGTAAATGTATTTTCAGATGCTTCTACCAAGATCATCAATCCTGGAACAAATAAGAATAAGTTTCTTACTTGCCCTGGATTTGTGACTACTATTAATGGTAGTATAATCAATGAAGGTTATGATATCGTAGAAGCTACTGTAAACTATGCAGAGCTATATGCTATTCGTATGGGTATTGCAGATTTGCTTAAGTATAAAAATACTGATTTGTTTTTAAATATCTTCTCAGATTCCAAAATTTCTGTATTTGGTTTGAGAGAATGGTTCTTTAAGTATTATAAAAATGGTAGAGATTATACTCTAATGACAAATAATGCTCGTACTGGTAAAAAGCCAGTTGCCAATCAAGAACTCATTTTAGATATTGTAAGAATGATTCTTCAAGCAAATGTAAATGTATCTATTTATCATGTACCTGGTCATATTCAAGCTAATAATATAGATAGCATGAATAAGTTCCACTACATGTTCCATAACAATAATTTCCCAGATAATCAAAGGGTAACAGTTCCTTTAGATACTGAGATTGAAATTGCTGAATTTAATAACTACGTTGATAATCTTACTAGAACTAAATTAAACCGTGCTATTAAGAGTGGTTCATTAGATAAATTTGATATCAAAAGAAAACTATATCCAGCTATCTGGTATCCTAAGCCAGAAGATGTAACAGACTATTTACACCTAGTGCACCAGGTTAGGTAAACCTGTACTAGATTGCATACTATAATTATGAGGAGGTATTTAGATTATGGAGTTTTTAAGCAAGATAAATGGAACTTGCTCTAATCCAGTCGCTCCAGTAGAAGACCTATTCGGATATACAAATATTGCAGGAGAAGACTTCATTGGAGTAGCTCCAGATATTAGTATAGAAAGATGGTTCAATGACTTAATTGAACAATATGGATTAGAACAATTAGTTCAAATGTATCCTTATCAACCAATGAAAGTTAATAAGGAAACTGGTATTATAGAACCAATCAGTCCAGATTGTAATTATAATGCTAGGGTAACGAACTGCTTCCATGTTCTTTACCAACGACGTCGTGATAAAATGATTCAACAATCCGTTCAACAGGCTAGTCCTGTTGAACAGATTCCTTTCCAAAATGTGAATGTAATGAATCAATCTTTTTTATCACAAAATCCAATTTTAGCAAGCGGAAATACAATGCAAGTATCCAATAGCACACAAGCTGCTATGAGTGCTAATTTACAGCAACCTATAGTTCAGAATCAAGGGTACTCGCTTAATTTACAATCACAGTTTGATAAAACAGATCGTGTAGAAAGAAGTATCGAGGTACTACCAGAGCATATGATTGCATCTGAGGACGATCCTGATTTAATAAGATTCAATCCTACTGAAGATATAACTATCAAACCTGTAGAACAAGGGTCATTCCATCCAAATAAAAAAGATGGATATTATATAGACGATGATGGATCTCTTATAGGCAAACCTTTAGAGTCTATAAATCCTATATTTAATAATCCTAACTATGGATCTTATTACAGTCAGCCATTTGCAAGTCCTTATCCAACGTATCAGCAGTATTACCCGTCTGGTATATTCCCAAGTAATAATTCCTATATTCCAACTTATAGATCGGTGAAGTGATGTTTGAAATGTTTGATAAAAAATATAAAGTCAAAACTGTTCAAGACAGTATTGATCAAGTACTTGCTAAAATGGAAAAAGAAGAGGCAATGCAACAAAACCCATCTATGTATGAACCACAACCTCAGCCAATATCTATGCAGCAAGAGGTTATGATGTCTATGATGAATGGGGGAAATCCAGCATTAGCTCTTATGAATCAACAGCAAGGGTTTAATGGTATGGTAGATTTTAGCAATCCAGCATCAGTTGGTAATATGCAAAATAATCTACAAAATGATCCTAACTTCCAAGCTAATCAGAATGCTGTTTTAGCCATGATGAATCAAGCTTTGGCAGCTATGCCAAATGTGCAAGTTAGTCCTGCTGGTCCACCTCCTCCACCTCCACAGTGGAATGGGTATTCTCAGCAACCATTTCCTCAGATGGTTGGAAATAACTTTGCATTAAATCCTAATTTACAGCAAGCTCAATACCAGAATCCTCTAGATGGTATTGTTCCTGCTGATCCAAATGCATTTAATAATTCTAGTGCTAGTTGGTATACTAGTAATCCATTTCCTACTCAGCAAGGATTAGGTATGAATCCTAATGTTGGTGGGTGGAATACAAATCCAAGTTACTACAATTTATATATGAATGATCCTTTTAATAGGGAAGCATATATGAGATTTACCGAAGAAGAAATCCGATCTGGCCAGGGATTTGTGGTAAAGGTAGTATCTAAAACACAAGAGGAAATAGATAAAGAAAGAGAACAGGATATACTTGATGAGCAAGAAGCTATCAGGAATCATCCTACATGGGAAGAGAAACTTAATCCAGACTTTAAAGTTGTTATAAAGACTGTAGATAGAGAACCTCCAGAGCATTTGAAAAAACAACAACAACAAGAGTCTCAGGTTGTTGAAGAAGAAGAGGTCAAAGAGGAAGGACCTAGTCGTGTTATAATAGAATGCTTAAATTCCGAGATAGATATTCTTAAAGGTTGGTTGTATGAAATCAAGCCTAAGGATCTTAACGGATTAGATAAAGAGAAAATCATAGTGCCAAGGCTTAGGAGACTATTCTTCAATAAACGCGATGAAGAAGCTTTGAGGAATCTATGTAAAAGATTGCAAGTTTATAATCCTCCACTCGCAAGAGTAGTATGGGCTAAAAGACATCTAAAATATCGAGATGACTATCAGCTATTCATAACTGCAGCAGAAGATATTCTAAATGAATATGAGATTGCAGAAATGTTCGACAAAGAAGATGAAGGCTATTACGATTATAGAGTTCCTATGAGAAATAGGAAACTGCCTGAATATACCATAGATGAAAATGGTAAAAAGATCTTTGACGAAAACTATTATGAATACCATCCGTTCAGAAAATATACCGACGATACTTTTGAGTACGAGTATGATAGAGGAAGAGAACTTACAAAAGAAGAATTTAATTTGTTCTGTGAGTATGAGGAGACGTGCCTGGTATATAGCTTCCACCAATTAAGACTCAAGAACTTTTATGAAGTTAATAGAAGACTTCAAAACCTACCTCTTTCCTATAGCGTTGATAGAAAAGAGTTAGCAATTAGAGAAGAAAAGCTAAGAAAGCTTTTAGAAGAAAGCATCAGTATTAGAGAGAATGCTGAAGCCAAGAAGAAAGAAGAAATAGAGCAGCAATGCAAGAATAAAAGGGTATCTGATCCTAGAACCCTAGAAGAGATAGAAAATGAGTACTATAATAGATTTGATCCAGTAGAAGCTCATTATCATGAAATGCGGGTATTAAGAAAGAAACAAGAACAACAGTATGAGTTATATCGAGATATCTTCTCTTCAAAATCCCAAAAAGAATTTGATGCATGGTGGTATGGTAAGAATTCATCTCGTTATCAGCAAGAGAACCTACCTCCAGAAGAGTTACAGAGAAGACAACGTGAAGAATACGTCGATCGTATGACCGAAGCAAATATAGCCTTACTCTCTAAGGCACAAGTGATAGATCCTGTACAGATTACCAATAATTTCCGATATTGGCAACAAGCTGAGTTGCAAAAGTTATTTGGTAATACAATGAATGAGGCAACCTCACTTAAAGATGTATTTGAGAAAGTAATCCCACATGCACTATATGAAATCTCTTGTGAAAATATAGAAAAGCAAAGACGAGAAGCTACGAATAATTCATATAATCATATGGCTTATAAAAGAGCATTAATCGAACTTGCTAATAATAAAGTGCTCGCAGGCAATGATGATCCTAACTTCAAGCCAGGGCCAGTAGATCCAAGATTCGGATATCCAGCTAACTGGGTAGATCCTACAAATTCTAGAGAATATGAAGAACGTAAAGCACGATTTATGGAATATTGTAAAAACTCCATGGGTGTAAATATGCCTTTGAGACCTATTTATAGATAAGGTGGTGGGCATATGAATATCAAAGAACGCAATGCTTTAATAAGGCAATCTCTAGATGCTGCTAGGTTTGTTAACTTTGATTCCGACGTGTTTAAGTTTACAGAAGAGGATTGGGACAAAATGTCTAAACCTCCTCTCACTACATACGTTCCTGCCCCTATTATAGATCAATTAAGATCTATAGTGAACAATGTTAAACTAATGAACAATCCATCTAAAAAGTATGAATTGGTTAATGAATTATTTGCTACTATTGGATTAAAACCTCTAGCTTCCGGTACTAATAGAAGAACATTTTATTGTACCTATGATCCAACAGTAGTAATTAAAATAGCATCTGATAGAGTTGGTAAATCTGATAATTTATCAGAGTTTACTCTACAGAAGCTTATCAAACCATTCTGTACTAAGTCATTTGATGTGACACCAGATGGAGTTGTTGCATTGGTAGAACGTGTTGAAACTATGAAAGAAGCAGACTTTAAAAAGGTGTATGCTAGTGATGTATTCGATTTTACGTTCGAGATTCTTAGAAGAGGATATGTAATGGAAGATATAGGAGGAAACTTCTATAAGAACTGGGGTATAAGATTCGGCTTTGGTCCTGTTATCCTAGATTATCCATATATATTCGAATTAGATTGGACAAAGCTAAGATGTAGTCATAAAGACGTTCATACTGGATATCTTTGTGATGGATACCTTGATTATGATTATGATAAAGGTATGTCAGAGATTATCTGTACCAAATGTGGTACTAGATATACGGCTAAGTATTTAGCCAGAAGAATAGAAGCTAAAACGTTATTAGAAAAGATTAATAGAAAGAGGGACAACGAAATGGCATTATTAGATACAGATTTCAAAGTAGTAATTAAAAGAGGCGATCAAATCGTCAAAAGATGTTATAATGAAACTGATACAGTTGTAGATAGCAGAACAAAACTTGGTGGTCATAAAGAATCCGAACAAGGTTTTGTTTTGAAATCTAATAAAACTGAACCACAAAAATTTACAGTAAAACGTAAAGTAGAAGATCACGATTCTAATCAAGATAATCATAGTCATGGTAATAAGAAAATGTATCCAAACTTTACTGATCAACCATTAACTACTGATAACTTAATCTTCTACCCAAGAAGTTTAAAAAATGACATCATCTTCTTCTTGAAGAAAATGGAAGATAAATATGGTGCAGAAACAGCTGTAAGATTAGCAGCTATTGTAGGTACTGTATATAATCCAATCGATCCTGACTTTGTGATCCAAGAAGCAGAAGAAGAAAAGGTTGTTGAAGAGGCAGACCCAAAGCCTGAAGCTCCTATCGAAACTAGTTATGATTTCGATAAAGGGGAGCTACAACCAAATGATGTCCAACCTATGGAAGAAGTAGCCAAAGAAGCTATTGAAAAGATGGATCAAATCAAAGAAGAAGAAGAGAATCCACAACCAACTAGCTTTCCAACTGTAGCTCGTCCATATGAAGAAGTAAAGAGCATGAGTATTGAAGATATCATCACAGAATCTATTTCTAAAGATGAACTAGATATCTTCAAAGAAAGCGATGCTCCTAAAGAAAATCTATTTCCAGTTAAACCAATCTCTAAAGAAGAAGAGGAAGCAGCAGCATTAACTTCTAATACAGAGAATGTAATTAATGGTATTATTGGATCCTCTTTAGTAGACACATTGAAAGAACGTCAAATGGCAGAAGATCTTAAACTAAGAGTTCTAGCTAAATTTGATAATCAACTAGTACCAGATGTAGATATTGATACTACTATTAGAAGATTGGTTAATGAGATTACTGAATTGATCAAAGATGATATTCAATCTATGAGTGAAACTACAGAAGGCTTGGAAGTAAATGTTTCCAAGACCGTAGACAATAGAAATAATGAATGCTTCAATGTGGTAGTAAAGAACTTTACTAGCCCAGTATTCGATTGTACTATTTACCCAGCTGCTGCTGAGGAAGTTACTGACAAAACTGAAAACGAAGGTGGAGAAAAAGCAATGGAAAAAGCTATTTTTAATTTCTTAAGTGCAAAAGTAGATGAGATCGAACATGATTATTCTTCTGAGGAAGAAGCGAAGACTTCTATCGCCACTGCATTGTATGGCGCATTTAAAGATGAGTTTAAAGATAAATTCACTCCAGCTCGTATGATGGAAATCTGCAAAGAGTATGTAGATAATTATGTAACCTTCAATAATGATGAAGAAAATACTGAGGAAGAAGTTCACACAGCAGCTGATGAATTATAATTTCGCGAAGGGTGATAAAATATGATTAATCAGCAACCTCATTTTAATCAATTCTTAGAAGGTGTTCTGTATGGTTGTAATGATGCAGGTAGTATTCCAGATGCACTAGCATCTGGATATGCTGTAATAGCAGTAGTAGATATAGAAGAGGCCTACAAGTATGCTAATATACCAAACTTAGCAATCATGTCTAATCTATTACCACCTCCAGAAGCAGTAACAGCTTATATTGATGGAGAAGCAGCTATTGGTCATCAGATCTATTATGAGTATTTATCTCATAAAGAACGTGAGTCTACGATGGTCACTATTTTGCAAGCATTGTATGGTCATAGACCAAGTATTAGATTTAGAAACTTCTTGATTTATACAGATTACGAACCAGATGTAGAGTTCAATATTCTATATACTCTAGGAGAGTTCTTTAAAAATACATTTGGTATTGTAATGGCCCCATATAAACAATCTCAAGCATATAATATTGGAACTGCTCAGTTCGATTATGTTATTGCTAACCTATTATTCTCTAATGGTAAGATTAATAAGTATGAGTTTGTAAATATGCTCCCACAAGATGCAATGCCTACAGATATATCTTGTAGTGTTCTATTGTCTGATATCAACTATCAACCTTCTGGATTAGAAGATGGGTATAGAATTGTATGTAATTATATAGCTCAACTAAGAGCAGAGATTGCATCTAACTTTACTAAGAAATCTCCTATCATCCAATTGAATGATAAGTTGAATAAAGAAGTAGAGCAAAGTATTAATAATAAGATCTTTGAATCTCAATCTAGATTTGGTAATAAGTAAAAGGATAAAGAGAACTCATAACGAGTTCTCTTTTCTTTTTTGTTTGGAGGATTAAATCATGCCTATAGTTAGAACTGAAGAAGAATTAGAATATGCAAGACAACTTATTCTAAGTGATTTTATGAATTTTGGTTGGTTTAAAGTAGAGAACTCTAATCAAAAAATAACTAGAGATCAATTAGAATCTATTAAAGCTGGAGCTTATCAAGATATGTATGGAGAAGTTCAAGCATTCTTTATAGCAAAGGCTTTATTAGATAATAAACAAAAATCCACTGAGGTGGAAGAAGTTACAGAAGAAATGGAACCATTAGAATATTCTGTAAAACAAGAAGTTGTATCAAAAAATTATACTGATGAAGAAGATAAGATGCAAGATAATAAATTTGTAACGTATTATCTTGTAACTCAACAATATAAGAGTGGTGCATTTACTGGAAAACATCTTCCAACTCAAGATGATATTGATAGAAGTGTTGCATTGAATAAGAGTAGTAAATTCTCTTATTTATTCCTAGATAATAGATGATATAATCATATACTATAATCTTGAATAGAAGAAAAGGAGTGTGATTATATTGAAACTTCAATTCATTAATATTAATGATATGAGATTGTTGGAATATGTAAAGGATAAAGTAAGAGTAGAGAATGCACCAGTATTCAATTTCTATTCCATGCTGGATTTTGGATATAGAGTAGAAGCATTGAAGCCACTTCCTAATATTATGCAGTATCTATCATATGCTAATTCTTTTAATGATGATAATTATACAGTTCAATTTGATAAGGCTTATGCATATCAGATCCTATATAATGAAGCATCTTTCTTAGATCTTATGAAAATCATTAGTATGGTAGAGAATACAGAAACAGTTATAGTTGTAACCAACCATTCCCATCCAATTGTAGAAGCTGTAGTAGACTCTCTTATCAAATTTATCCAAGAACGATATTCTCTTCAAAGTTTTATTATAAATGATTTAGATGATATAGATCAATTTGCTACATCTACTTTTGAAACAGAAGGTGGATATCTAAATTATATTGATGATCTCAAACGTATGGGAAGATATTGTGACCCGCATCAATTATTAGCAGAATCGGAATATTACATTTAAGGAGCATATATGGCTATATGGGAAAAAGATAGATATGTTGCTCCATATGAGTGGCTTATAAATAGACACTTAAGAGAGTATGATTTATCCAAAGCTAATATAAGTCTCTTATTAGAATATGGATTCATAACAAAAAAGAGATATGATGAAATATTTCATATGCCAAGAGAACAAAGGGAAATAACAGTAGGTCTGATGCAACGAGACGATCCTGAACTATCTAAAGGTTTGTCTAACTGTTTTAAAGATGCAAGAAGAAGATTCTTTGAAATAAATCAGCTAAATCCTGATAACGTATTATATATAGATAAAGATTCAATAACCACAATAGATACAGAGGTTCCATATACAAGATTATCTAATAATCTTGAATTTAAACTAAAGAATGAATACAGTAGTTTTTATAGATTACAATTTATAGATTTTCTATATTATTGCAATGGGACTGTTGAAAGGTTTCGTTTAAAAGGAGCTGGAAAACAAGTTCCTATTAAACATAAAAATCATTTAATGCAATTCCTATTAGCTTTAGCTTATACAGCTCAAACTGATAGTATAGAAAATTGTATTTTAATGATAAAAGATTTCTATCATCAGTATACTCATAGAATGTTAGAAACCAATTTCTATAGAGAGTTGAATAATCGTTGTATGTATAAAGTAGTAAATACTGGATATCATACTTATTACACCGATGCATTAAATAGTATAGGATCTGAATTTATAGATATATCACACAATGCAGATATTTTAAGAATTCTTTATAGAATCTTTACTACCGAATATTTCTCAAAAAGATGAGGCTATGGGAACTTAATCCCATAGCCTTTTATTTTTTATCATTATTATTGATAGGTTTTTGTTGATAAATAACACGATTGTTTCCAGCTGCAAGAAGAGTAATATAGATAAAGCACTTACTAGATAAGATACTACCTAATCTATCATTACCATAGTATAGTTCTAACTTCTTTCTAAATACTCTAGACATGTTAGAAGCTACACTATCTTTAAGTTCTTGCATTAGAGCAATTTGTTCTTTTTCTGAAACATAATCATTCATAATATTTGGATGGAAGAATCCTACGTCCCTATTATAACATTCTTCAATATATAAATCTAATATCTTATCCAATTCTTTGAATTGATCAAATTCTATTAATTCTAATAACTCTTTTTCTTTTTTGTGATCTAAATATTTATAAGCTAAGGTTAAGATATATAGAACTGTTGCCCATACAAATGGGAAGATATAATCCCCACTAATAAGGAAGATTATAATAGATGCTAATAAAATATAGATCCCTTTATGATCTAGTATATTTTTTATAATAGAATCTGTGCCAATTCTTACATTTAAGAATAAGTTATTAAAGAACCATTTTATATTATTTCGAAAATTATCATATTTGGAATAGAATTCAGCCATAGTTAAATTACCTCTCTAGTTTAGTAGACCAATCATATAGTTTGTCTCTTAGTTCTAAGAGCTTACTTGCTTGTTCTTCCTTAAATTTATATTTACCATCTAGAGAGTTATTTAAATACATCATAAGTTTATAAGCGATATCTCTATTTAATCCATTAGGGTATCTTTCTAATAGAGACCACCACTTACCAAAGATCATTTCTGGATGAACGTATAGGTATTTATGATGATACATTTGGTGGCATGTTTTACAAAGCATTACTACTGGAATATTATTTTGGGTATGCTCATATCTTAATAGATCAGATAGATCAAACTCAGTGATAGCTCCATAGGTGTTAAGGATATGCTCTGTAATAATAATAGCAATATCATAGATATTAAGCATACAATGGTGCATCTCTAAAGATGCCATTTCTTCACCCTCATCATTACCTGCGGTAATATTAGGATGGAATTGGCAACAATCCAAACCAATAGAATATAGATATGCTTTATAATGCTTATAAGTTCTACTGTGCCTGAATTCTCTAATAGCTGAATCTAGAAATGCTTTATATTCATCAAGGTCATAAGACCCTTCTTTAGTTAATGCAAATTCTACTGCATACTCTGAATTTGGAGAGGTTAAGAGCGGATTATACTCTGCATTCTCTACAAATACATTTGGAAATACATTTGTCTGTGTATACATTCTGTTTAGCTCCCTTTATAATACTAACGGAATTATTTGTATGTTGCCCGCTGCAATTAGGACATATCCCTATAAAACTGCCCATCTCTGACATTAGATTAATTTTATAGGAATTTAGAAAGGAGAAGCTACTATGTCTTTACCTTTTTCTGAGGCTAAATTGACAACTCAAAATCCTTTCATAGATTTGGTGTTATATAATCTTAAGCTATTGGCCTTTAATTCAATTATCAAAGACCAGGCTAAAGCAGATAGATATGAAACTACTGAGTCTCTAAGGAATGCATCTTTATATATTGCATGCATAGAAAACCATATCGAATTAGATATGTTTAAAGGCATTCAATATCCTAGAGATTTATTAATAAAAGCTGGGTTAGATGAAAAAGAACTTTGGGTTTATGAAAACTTCAAAGATAATTATTATATCCCAGATGAATATAGACCTAAACTTACCGAATTATTAAGACAATGGTTTATTGATACATATATGGATGATAAGGAGTTAAATCCTTATTATCGAAATCTTGTCGGATATCCAGCGATTGATCAATGGGGTATTCCTGTAAGAGAGTTTGAATATATGTTCCCAGATTATCTAGAATATGATAAGACTGCAACATATATGCATGAACTTTCAAATGAAGTAATTAAAGAGTTATCTGGATTAGGTATTTTGGATGCTATCCTATCCCAATATCCAGATCATAAATATCTTAAATATAAAACTTATGGTATTAATATTTACGAAGCTAGAAAGAAATTAGACTTCCAAATATTATGGTATCCAGAAGGTTCTGATGTAGACTATAGTGTTACTGAAGAATTCTTATTGAAGTATACTCAAAACCGTAAGTTTATGCTAGAAACAGTATATTCTTATGCTATGGAATTAGAAGAGAAGAATTATCATGATATGATGATTATTTATCTCATCATTTCTGTATTGGTTGATATACTTGTAGATATTCAATCTCATATCATCAAGAAAGATATTCTTGATAGACGTTGTATTGAATTTATCTTCTCTATGTATGGGGTTCCATATTATAGAGTAATTCCTATTGAATATCAAAAATCTTTAGCTAGAAATATTCATTCACTATGTAAATACAAATCATCTACTACTGAGATGCTTAATATTATTAAACTCTTTGATACTAAAGATAAATATGGTATTAAGATCTTTAAGTATTGGCTTCTTAAAGAAAGAATTGCAGATTCTTATAATGGATTTGAATGGAAATCTAAGAAAGTTCTTAAAGGGAATTATAACCAAAATATCGAAGAAGAACATGTTACTGTAGATATTACTAAATCTCCAGAGCGTCAAATTATACCACATGATATTCTCATGTATAATACAAACGTTAATAAGAATATGGGTAAGAAGAATATTCTTCAATCTAAAGAATATAAACCTTCTAATTATAGCTTAGAAGCTAGAAGAGCAGCTGCATCTACTATTGCTGCTATTAAAGGTATTAAGTTCGACCTTACTTTGTTTGGTGATGCTTTAAATACTACTTCTGGTCTTGGTTATGCTGCTATTACTGGTGCATCACTATATGATATTGGTGGTAATTTAACTTTAAAGAATAAAGAAACCAAACAAGACTTCAATGCTTCTATTAAAGTAAAGACCGCTTCTTATGTAAACCTTACATTCCAAGAGATAGTTGGTAAAGATCTAACCTTTGTTCCTAATCATCTTGGTTATGATTTGAATGGTGATCTATTAGTAGATTACAATGGTGGACAATCTAAAGATATCAATGGCCATTTATACTTTGATTATATTGGTATTATTCCATTCCCATTCGATTACTATCTTCAAAAAGGCAATGTGTTATTCGTTAGATTAGAAGATAAGTTCTTGGTTGAAGGTGTAGATTATGAGATCTATGATTATAACAAGATAAGATTCTTTAATGAGATTCTTGATGGTAAAAAAGAAATTACTTATGATTTCTATTATGATAGATCTACTAAAGATACTAAATTCAACGTTGACAAATCTTATAATTTCCAAACTAAAGTTAAGACTTATGAAGGTGCTAATACTATTAGTTTAGGAACTTTACCATTTGGAGATTTCTTCTTGAAAGAAAATCAATTAATTGTAACAGTAGACTCCGTATTCTTAGCTCCTAATACTTATAGTGTAGACTTAGCTACAAATGTACTTACTATTGATAACAGAATAGATACTGTTGGTAAGAAAGTAAATTGTATATTCATTTATTCAAATTACTCTCAAGCTAGATTCTTTAAATCTACTACTATTACAGAAACTGATAATCAAACCAAAATCTATATTGATGAACCATTTAAAAACTATTGCTTGAATGGAAATACTTTCTTTGTAATGATTGGAAAGCGGTTCATATCTAATAAAGAATATGATATAAATATCTCTGAAATAGATGGTGGTTCATATATTACTCTTAAGAATAGTAATCTTGAAGCTGGAACTGCTATTGACTTTAACTTCATTTATTCAACAAATGCTATTAATGAGGATATTGAATTAAAGCATAAGGTAATTAAATTAAAAGCTACAACAGATTATCAAAATGAGTTTAAGGTAACATACCCATTCAAGAACTATGTAGCTACTAAATATAAACACTATGTAAAATATTTAGATAAATATCTACCAGATGATTGGTATAGTATTACTAATAACTCTCTAGTCATTGTAAATGATACTCTTGCTCTTCATAAAGATGATGAGTTAGAATTAGAATTGGTTTATATTGATAAAGATAGAACCAAACCAGAATTTAGCAATATTAAAGTTGCTATCGCTCACCTAGTAGCAGGATCTGATAATCAAGATAGATTCCCTATTATCTTCCCAGTAGAAAACTACTTTACAAAAGGAAATAAGGTATGTGTAGATATTGAAGGTTCTATGCTTACTGAAGGGGTAGATTATACTGTAAACTATAATAAGAAGAATATAAGATTGCTTAAAAAGAAATTGTTCTTGAAAAAAGGTCAACAAGTAAATATTACATTCTTCTTTAATGGAGTTACAGAAAATACTTTGGTATTAAGCGAAGAAACTCACAAGATCTTTAATCATGGAGATCCTAAGTTTAATATCAACTTCCCATTCTTCCCTTATATCCAAACTGATCAAGGATTTATTACTATTAGTGAAAATTCTATTCATTCTAGTGATGATATGGGTCTAACTAATCAGTTCCATGTTACTATGAATCCTAAGATGGTTTCTAATGCAGATATTAATGAGAACTTCTTATTCATTTATAATAAGCATTATATTGATAATCCTAATCCAGCTCTTACAGTACAAACTTTAGAAAGTCCTATAAATGTATCTTCTGATGGGTATATGGATATCAAAGTGCCATTCGATTACTACTTTGAAAATAGATGGCCATATGTAGTTATGGATTCTTATGGTAATACTATAGACGAATCTGAATATAGTATCTTTAATGGAAGTTTCTATTTTACCAATCCTAAAAATGTATCTAAATATGGAGATAAGATCTATATTAAATACATTTATAATACCAATGGATCATCTACAGTAGGATATTCTTATGAAGAAGATTATGCTTCTACAACAAATCTTAAATTCTGTAAGATTCCTATTGATAAACTTTACGTTACTGATAGAATGAAAGATAGTTCAAACTATAAAGATTATGACGTAATGGTTAAAGGTGATGGTTGGTGGGATGGTGTTGATTATAAAGATAATAATCATCAACTAGTAAAAGATGCTATCTATAAAGAACCTTGGAACTATGCTAGAACTAAATACTATGGAATTAGTCAGATGATGGATGTATCTGCATACTCTGCTCAAATGAGTTATTTCTATAGCATGTTATATGATGATATCATGCTTGAAGAGAAATTACTAGTTAAGGTTCCATCTATCTCTACTTCTCATCAATTCAAATTAGCACACTTATTTATCTTTATGACTTCTTTGACTTACATGTTTAACGGTATTGAAGATTTCATTATTGATAATCCTGCTAAGACAATGCTTGTTCAAGGATTTAACTTTAGAACAAGTTTAGCTGATCTAAAAGAATATCTAAGAAAGAAACACAGGGAAGAAAAAGAGTTCCCTATCTGGAATTTCATTACTCCTAAATCTCAAATCAAAGATTTAGCAGAGTTCATGAATATCTATAAAACAAATATAGAAGTTCGTAGAACTATTTGCCAAAGAATGATTGATGCTCAGGATTGGGAAGAATATAAAGTATGGAAAGATCTTTATGATTCTCTTATGACTTGGAAACTCACTATGAAATACTTTACTTTAAGCAATGGTGAGATTGCCAAGACATATACCGAATTCTTAAAAGATAAAGATTCTGTATTATATGATACTCTTAAAAAGGTAGATAAGATTATTTCTTCTGATGAAAAGATCGATACTATTACTGGATTGATAGATGATATCATTTATATTCTAAATGAGTATATGGGTGATATGAGATATATCTTTGATGGATATGCTGGTCACTCTGGTACTGAGATTATGAAGTATATTATGCTCATGATCGAATTCTTCAAATCCTATAAGATTGTATTCCTTACAAGAAATACTACTATGGAAATAATCTGGGGTAAAGATAGAGATGAAGATACTACTATCAGACCTAATGATATGGCTTATATCAAAGAAATTGATAAACGTCCTGAATATTATCCATTGGTAGAAAAAGTTCTTGATACAGAAGTTAATCATGTAGATGATAGATTTGATAAAGTGCCTTGGATGCGGGAAGATTTGGTTATTAATTACAATAATGAACGTAAGTATATTACTATAGATCTTCCAGGCTCTTCTTATTTGTGGTCTGAAATGATTACAAAAGAAATTGATGGTACTGTAACAGCTCCTAGCAGAAAAGACTTCTCTATGGATATTATCAAATCCGATGCATTTACTTACGTTAAGAATCTTTTAAATAAAGATATCTTGACTGGTAGTTTAGCTCCTTTTGCATATGAAGTATCTGCAATCATTACTGGTGATACAAATGTTGATAAGAAAACTGATGATGATTCATTTATTGGTGATTTAGCATTTATTGGTCAGGATTTAGATCCTATTGAAATTCCTGGTAAGTTAAAACTAGGTACTACTTATAAGGAATGGACAATTAATCTTAATATCGCTGTAAACAATGAATACAAGGATCTTTCTTATTATATGCAAAAGACTCTTAGAGATACTTTGGCTACAGAAACTGTATTAAATAACACTATAAAATCAGATCTTGGATCTATTGATAAAGCCCATAATATCGAAGGAATGTTTAAAGGCTGTAAGAGCCTAGCTAATATACCTGGGTCAGATATTATTCATATAGATACTTCTAAAGCTAAATCTGCTCTAGATTTATATGCTGGTTGTAGCTCTGTTGGTACTATCGATGCTAGTTGGGTAGATACTACTAATATTACTATAGCAGAAGAAGCATTCAACGGTTGTTCTAATGCTATCTCTATTAATATCTCTAGCTGGGATACATCTAAGTTTAAAAACATGGCATACATGTTTGAAGGTTGTACGAAATTAGTCAATATTGAAGGTATATTAGATATGAGCTCGTGCAAATCTTATAGAAACATGTTTAGCGGATGTGATAACTTAGTTGGATTAAAAGTAATCAACCCACCAGATGATTTTGAAGAAAAGACTGGTATTAAACATGATCAATACACAGTAGTTTCTAAAACATCTATTGATAAAGACTTTAGATTATCTATTATGATCAATAATGCTTATAAAGACTTTACAGGATACTTTGCTACGAAAGATCCAGATGCAACTATGAACACTATTCCTAATAATATCTTAACAGAGTTAAGAGGCTCTAAAGCATCTAATGTGTCTAGAATGTTTGAAACTTGTTCCTTAACAGCAATTCCTAATCTTAGAATTGATACTTCTAAGGTAGAAGATTTCTCTAACATGTTTAACTGGAGTACTGGTATGACAACAATTGATACTACATGGATTGATACATCTTCTGCTACCAATATGAATGGTATGTTTGCTGGTACTGGTATTAGAACAATAGATATTTCTAGATTTGATACTTCTAAAGTCAAAGACTTCGGATACATGTTCAATAGATGCGATTATCTAGATACAATTACTGGTATTATTGATATGAGTAGTTGTACTAATTGCGAAGGAATGTTTGCAGATTCTACTAAACTTAGAAATGTAAAAATCTTTAATCCACCTCTAGACTTTGCAGAAAAATGTGGATTATCTAATGACCAATATGTAATAGTAAAATCTAAATAAAGTATGGAGGAATATTAACGTGGTTAATGATAAATACAAAATCCAGGAAGAGGTTATCTCTAATTCTGAAGAATTAGTATCTTTGGTAGAGGGCCATCCTAATGGATTAAAAACAGAAGTTATTATTAGAGATCATGATACTGGGTTAGAACTATTCCGTGGTAGTAATAAAACTCTTATCTCTGGATCTGAATTTATTGCAATGCGGATGTTTGATCTTCATGATAAATCTTTTGTAACTCCTACATATAACAACCGTTTACAATTAGAAAATACAATTAACAATCCTAATCAAGAAGAGATCTTGAATAACTATTTTGTTCATCTATTCTGCTTAGGTACTTCTGGTTGTAACCGTGAATCTGCTTTAAAATATGAAGTGGATAATAAGAAATGGATTGATCCTGCTGATATGGTACCATTCCAATACGTTCCTGAAGATAAAGATCTTGATGCTGATCAACGCCAAGTATACTTTGGTCGTAAAGCTATCAAAGATAAAAAGATGGTTGCTTACTACTTTAAAAAGTTTGATAGTGATCCTACAGAACGTAAACAATTGGAAGACGGTACTCCTATCGATGCTACAATTTATGATGATCAATCTGAATTACCAGCACAAATCATTGTAGAAAATACTTTGGTTATTACTAAAGATGACTGCCGTGATTACTTCATCAATACTACTGGTATTAATGATGCTAGATTCAACTGTATCAGCTTATGCTTAGCATACAAAAAAGAAAGTGAAGACGGCAATACTTACTATCAAGATATCCGTCCAGCTACTAGAATCAACTTCCCTAATAAGTTCCTAAATGACTTAGGTGCTTCTTGGGATATTATTTATCGTATCTACTTCTAATACACAAGAATACCCCATAGGATTAATTTCCTATGGGGTTACTTTTATCAATCATCGGACTAAGAAGTAAATTTAAAAAGGACGGTGAAATATATGAGGGACGCATTAAGAGAAATGGTTAAAAATCTCGCTTTTGAACGAATCAAATCTGATAATGAAGAGTACGTCAAGTATAGATCTTTCATAAAGAAAAACCAAGAAGATGAGAATTCAGATTATATTATTGAAAGTAAACCGTTAGATGAATATGTAGATGATATCTATACAGCTATAGATATGGCTTTAGAAGAAGAGAAAACAGAAACTATTACATGGGCTGTAATTGTATCATCATCTATAATTCTTTGTGTTCTAATTTATTCCCTCTTATTTTTATAAAAAGAACGACCCTACTGGAGCTATTCCAGTAGGGATCATTTTATTTTTCGTATCCAAAGATTTTATTAAAACCATATTCTTCCATATCAAATACTTTAACAGTACTATCATGGAACGTTTTCATTGATTTAAGTTTAATAGTTGCTGGAATTACATAAGTTGCAACACCAACATTTTTAATACCTAATCTAGTAAATAGATTACCAGCACATTTATTACAGATACCTTTTTCAGATTTACACAGACCAGAATATCTAAACTTAACAGTTTTTCCAATATATGAATCTCTATTATCAGAAGTAAGTTCTACCAATCTACTACCTTCAACAATATAACTATACATCCAGTCATCAATATTATCTTTAGTAAGAGCTACCTCTTTAAAACGTTTTGTACCACAATCAGAACCTTCATCTAGAATAGATAAGTGTTCCAATGCTTTAACGAATATCTTTTCCCATGCACCACCATCAGCAGTTTTCTTAGCACGAGCATAAGGACCACCAGTAAGGGAGTCAGCAAATGCTGCATATTCTTCTGGTTTAATACCAGTAGTTAAATCAGATTTGATTACAGTATACTCACCATTAGGATTTAATGGGTCTGGGTTTTTAGATGCGCCCTTCATAACAAACATATTTTTGAAGTTATTGTTCCAATCAATCTTAGCACCAGAATCTATCATATCTACAGATGGATCGTCTTTAAGAAGTTTTTTACATTCTTCCAATAATTCTTTTTCAATCTTTTGAGATGCTACTGGATCATGTTCACTTAACTCTTTTTCGTACTTCTTAAAGAGTTCTTCTTTTTTCTTAGCAATAGCTTTAGGAATACTCATCATATTCTCTGTAATAGATGCAGATAAGATGTTGCAATATGGTTGGAACTTCTCTGTTTTCATAACAAGTCTTTTTAATGCATCTAATGGAATCTTATCCTCCATTACTGCATAAGAAACTTGTTTATTAATCTTCTTAAAGATCTTATTTGTAATAGGTTCATTGATATAACCAAATAATTCAAATAAGTCTTGTTCAATAAAGGCTTTATTAAATACCCAAATACCAACAGTAGTTTTGATAATATTAGTATTCTTATTACCCTCAGGACCATAACTTCCTACAGGGATATCTACTAGGTCAAATGGATTAAATCTTCTTTTGTCATCAAATTCCCCAAACATATCCATTGCAAAAGATAGTTTAGTACACTCTTCCTCTGTTATACTTAAGAGATATTCAATATCCTTAGGATCAGTTATTCTATTGGATTTCCGCTTTACAACTTTTATTGCCATAAAAGGTTAAACTCCTTTCATTTAGAATCTTTAAAATTATATGAATGTCTCCATAGTATATTTGGATAACTTTGACATTATAGTGACAATTCTTGTCCTTAAATTAGATGCAGATCTATAATCTATTATAAGCAAGAGTTTTTAACCCTACTGTATTATTTGGGGACAACAGTAGATTGTATATTTGAATAATATAAGAAGAACAGAAGGAAAGACTATGAGCACAGGGAATTTCAAGATCACAGTGGAAGACAAAAGCGACTTCCTATATATGGTAGAACTTAAAAAAGGGAGAAAAGAAAAGGCTGTCGAAGTAAGGTTCGGAGCTAGTATTTATAATCAAAATGATATGGTTCGTCAACGTATTATTGCATCTTATGATACAATTTGTGATAATATTATAGATGAAAATTTTGTATCTTTCTTAAGAGATAAACTAGAATTATCTTCTAGAGTTAAAAGTATTGTTCTTACTCTTAGCAAGCTAGAGTGGATTATTCAGAACTATAAAGGTATTAAAAAGTCTGCAAGTTAATAATGGATTATATACTATAATTTTGATAAATAAGATTCACTAAGTACTAGATGTACTTAGTGGGTTTTATTTTCACAAACCTGTTTACTTATTATTAATTCTTTTTATTTTAAATATCATAAGGAGGAGAAAAGTTAATGGAATACAATGGTGCCAATGCATATCCAAGGAGTGAAGAATTTGATTATTTCACCAAGTTTGAAATGATTAACTTTGATGAGGAATGCCGTAAAGACCTCACTAATGGCCATGGGTTTATTATTAAAGAACCTCAACCAATCAACAAAGCGTTGAAATCTGATGATTCTATCTTTAGTTCTAAATATGGGAAATCACTACAAGATAAGAATCCTTACTCTAACAGATACTCCTGTAAGTATGGTTGTACTCAAGGTGCCTTCTATGCTGTTCCTGGAGATCAAAATTGGGTTTGTCCTACATGTGGTACAGAAGTTAAATCTGTTGGTGTAGATTTCACTTATTTTGGATGGATTAAAATTAAAGATGAGTTTTGTCTTATTCATCCATTATTATATCTAACAATCTCTAGTTTGATTGGTAAGAATAACTTAGAGGAGATCATTGAACCTGCTGTAGAGTTAGATGCTAATGGTCAACCAATGACTCAATATGATAAACGTATCCTAAAACAAAAATCTAAACGTGGTGGATATGGTAAACGTAAGAAGGCATCTTTAGATACTAGATTTGCTGGTATTGGGTTAATGGGTTTTAGAGATCACTTCGACGAAATCATTGAATACTTCTATAAAAAGAAACCTGCTAAGAAGGAATTCTATGATGAGATTATGAAGGAAAGAGATAAAGTGTTTATCCACTCTATTCCTGTATATACCACACAACTTCGTATTGCTAAAGTAGAAAATCATAGATTTACATTTGAATCTACTAATGCAGATTTCAACTTATTAGCAAAACTTGCTGCTACAGTAAATAAGAACAATCTATCTATTTATAGAAATAAGAAATACCAAAACCAATTACTATGGGATATGCAATCTAAGTTAACTAACTTAACTACAGAAATCATTGCTATCTTATCTGGTAAGAAAGGTACTTTAAGATCTATTATCTCTGGACGTACTGCATTCTCTGAACGTTCAGTTATCGTACCTAATCCTAAACTAAGAATGGATGAGATTACTTTACCATACTTTGGTTTATGTATCTTGATGCAACAAAGACTTATTAATATTATTAAGAAATCTTATAATATTACATATGCTCAAGCATATAAGATCTGGTACTATGCATCTCTTAAAGTAGATGAACGTGTATTACAAATTATCAATGAATTGATTAATACTAATAGAGTATCTGTATTGATAAATCGTAACCCAACTATCTTCTATCAATCTATCGTATATAAAAGAGTTGTAGGATGTACTCTAGATTATACAATGGGCATTGATGTATACACATTAGATGGGTTAGCAGCTGATTAACAAAATGGTCCCTATATATGGTAACATGTATAGGTTAACAAGAGAATTGCTTGGACAGGCTAAAGCTATAGATACTACAACATAATGAGCAATCATAAGTGTGAATTGTTGAGGAAACTCGGAAAGAAATCTATAGATGGCCTATGCTGAAATAAAAGCCTTATATTGATAAAGTGTCTCCATCTTTATAAGGTGCTAAGGGTTGATTATAATGTCTGATAAGCAGCTGTCTTAATAGGCTAAGGCTATTAAGAGGTTCAACGACTATTCCGTAGCGGGAAGTAGGGTATAAGCATATCCGAAGTACTTGTCTCCATATATTATATTATGGATGTGAGATAGTCTGCTCTCAATTTAACGATTGAGAAGTTCATAAGAGAACTGAGTGAATTAGCGACTCACTTGAACACGAGGTTTGATGGGGATACACTCAATATTCTAATGCTATATAATAAAGAATTTAAAGAAGCATGTGAAGCAGTATATTCTCCTAGAAATGCTTTTTGTATTTCTAGAGATGATGGTAAGATGAATCCTTCTATCAATGTATTTAAGGATATTCTTATCAATCTAAATAGTTTGGTTGGTATGGGTAGATACAAATACAACCAAAATCAATTATCTAAAATAGAAGAATTTAAATCTAAATATGGTGCTAGTGTAGAATAATATAATAGAGATGGGATTGATTTCCCATCTCTTATTTTTTGTAAAAAATTGCTTTCAGTTATATACTATAATAATGGAATCATATTTAAAGATTTAATCATTAAGGAGGAATAATAATGATTCATAGAAGTATTTATCAAATTCCAGAACTTCAAGATGAAATTCAATGGAATGATGAGATTACTGGTGAGTTAAGAAGTGGTATTGTTGGGAAGGTGGAGTATTTAGATAAAACCACAGCATTTGTTTATGTAATAGATTCTTTTGATCTAGAGAATAATAAACAAATAGAACCTCAAGTAGGAACTCCTGGTCAACCTGGTTTTATGCCTGGATTTACATATGCTGATATCATAGTATTCGATGATAAACCTAACAATATGGAAGGTTGGGCTAGGGATTCCATTAAAGAAAACTATGATAAATATACTGATGGTATCGACTATGATGCTATAGCAAAGGAAGGAAATTAAGAATGAAGTACTACTTATATTTGGAAACTGAAGATAAGGATGCTATTAGATTTATAATTATGGATATTGTAAATCACTATGTTGGAGGATCTATTAAATATCCAGAATATAGACAATATTGTCCTATGGAAGCTAAGTATGATATAACTCTAACGGAAAGTAATGATTATGTTAGAACTACTTTCCATTTAAGAAAAAATTATAATGACGATAAAAGATTCAAGCTATCCAAGAATAGATATGTAGTTTATGCAAATAAGGTATTAGGTAATAAACGTCCACAGTCTAATGAGGAAGTTTTAGATAGATTTAGAGAAATCTGTATTAACTTTGCATGCTACTATATCTATTACTTTGAAGAAGGACTAGAAATAGCTCCTAAAGATTGTAACACTTATGCTAGATGGAATACATTAAAACAACCAGTTTTCTCTTCTAATATTAGAGAGATGGCAGAAGAATTTGTAGATAGAGTATTGTTCTCAGATAGAGGTGAAAAATAATGAAACAATGTTACATGCTCACATCAAATGAGAAAAACTTTTTAAAATATGCCATCATTAATACTTTGAGATTAACCACTAACAGAAAAGGTGCATTTCATTATGCTACTGATGTAGTAATTACTGATAAGCCAGAATATATATCTGTACGAATTACTATTAAAGAACTTAGTAGAAAGTATAGAACTTCGTATAACACCTTATTCTATGAATATAAAAAGCATACAGTAACTTGGTTTTATAAAAAAGAAGATGGAGATTATAATAAACTCTTACAAGAATTGGCTACCAAAGCTACCGCTAATTATATGAGGTTTGAAAATAAGGTAATCTTTAAGAAAAATAATTCATCTTCTAACTATTCTACTTATACTAAACTATCTGACTGGTCTTCCGATAAAGCTGTTCAAAGAATAAAACCTAATGAGCAGATAATAGAAAATTTCAAATACGTCGCTGAATTCATGACTAATAATGATCCTAAAATATTAAATGAGAAACTCTTGTATAAAGATAACTTGAAAGAAATAGAGTTGACTCCATTTGATAAGGGATTCGAATTTAATACTACGACATAAGAATATCAAAGGCCCTCTTATGAGGGTCTTTATTTTTTTTTTCACATATGGGTAATACACGATCTTATTTTACTTTATAGGAGTTATAAGTTATGGCTAAAAAATATCTAAGCAGAAATGCTAGAATTGCTAAATATAAACCAAAGAAAACTGAACTTAGGGAATGGCTTAGACTTATTAAGTGTAAAGCCATAAATAATAAACTCTTCTTAGACAATGAAGATGATGCCAAAGAAGATATAAAATTTGATCTATCTGATATTGGAGTTATTTATTTCAATATAAAAGAAGAACGTTCTAGCTTCTCACCACTATATGCTTTAAAACTTATCTCTACTGAAAAGTGTTATGATATCAATATCAAAGATAGTGGGGTTTATATTGTAGAATTACCTTACACTGATCTTGATGAGCAATTTAGAAAAGAATATCAAGAACTAATCACTGATAAAGAATTCTTATTCGATTTCTTTGCAGACAGATATCTTCCTAATGAATATATGAATCTATTCCCTAATCATCTTGATTGGATTAAGTGGATGAAGACTGAGCAATATACAACCTTCTTCTATTATGTGCCAGATCAATATAATAGCCTTGGTAGATTACATCATGATGACATCATGTTCTTTATAGAAGAATATAATACTTCTAAATTCTATGCTGTAGCTGGTAAGAAAATGTATCTCTTAGATAATATGAGATTTGAAGATGGGACTGGTTATGATACTAGAATAGAAATTATAGGTAGGGAATGTGGAGAAACTTTAGATGAATTTGAAAAGTCTCATAAAAATGACCTATTATACTATTTTCCAATAGAGGATACTTCTCTCTAACGACCCTTTAAATGATAATTAAAATACCATATCTCCTAAGCCACATTTAGGCTTAGGAGGTTGAATCTGATTTGTAAAACTATAATATTTTGGTTATATACTATAATAGTGAAATAGATGTGAGAATCTATGAATGAACAAATATTTTATTTTAATAAAAGGAGTAATAATTATGAAATATTTTAAAGTATCTTTTACACAAGTAGACGCTATCAACGATTTTGTATCTGATTATTCAGATATCACCGTATTGGGATACAGTGATACCGAATTAACGGTATCTATCAAGGATCATGTACAACCAGGGTCAAATAGACCCAATGGTGGTAAAGTTATGAATAACAATAGTTACCGTTATATTGAGTTAACGGTAGATAGAAAAGGTAATATCACAAGCTTTAACGGCTATGTCCAGGCCGGATATGGCTATGAAGAGTTCAGCAAGGACTCAGCATTTGCAACACCTTTGTGTAAAAAGAACTTTGTTACGATTGATGATATCAATCTAAAAGTTTTCAATTTCTTAGAAAAACAAAAGGCAGTCTAATGACTGCCTTTATTTTTTTTTCTAAAATTGGTTATAATTATATACTATAATAGTGAATATAGATAAGGAGGTATGAACTATATATGATACAATCTATATTAAAAGAGATTGATGCCCATATGGGCTTGTGGTTTATACCACAATCTAATTTAGTTTTTAACGATAACAATGATATCGTTGAAATAGGTTCAATAACTGATTTTAAGGTTATTGGCATAATTGATAAGAATGATATTAGTGGTGAGAATATAACTATAGCATTCTCTCACTATGGATTAGATAGTGAGAATCTATTTATCCATCTTATCAAAGAATTCTTTTTTAATGAATTTGGTATTGAAGAGATCATCATAAAGGAAGGTGAAGAAAATATAAATAGATCTCTTTATATTCAGGAAGAAGATGAGAGTAAATTATCTTTGATACTGAAGTTTTATGGGATTGATAAATCTCAATTATCTTCTCTAGTAAACAATGAAGAAAGAACTTATTTTGAATATATAAAGGACAAAAATTTGTTAAGTTCTATTCTAAATATAGATAGAGAAGATATTAATATCTTAAGAGAGGTTACAACTAATAGGGTTCTAGTAATAGAACAAGTTATAACAGACTTTCTTAGGGTAAATTCTGGTAATGAAAATTATCTTGCAAATCTAAAATCAATAGCTAATGAAAGCGATTGGTATTCTGAGCTAATATCATTATTAGTTCGACAAATCAATTGGAGAAATTGATTATCTTTAAACTTTATTTAAACATTTAAAACTTTACTTTACAAGGAGATTAAAATAATGAAAACTAAACTTATCAAATTCGGTAAATATCTATTTGTTTTTGTAATGGTCGTAGCAGCACTTGGTAAAATCTTCGGTGGTCCATCCGAACCTAAGTCCTATGTGGATATTACAGCATATGAAATTATTTCTGAAATGGTTGATGGTGTTCAACCTGCCAGTAAGAATCAGAAGTTAATGAATTATTTGGAGAAAAATAAAGGAGTTAGAATCAGTGGGTATGTATCAGAAGTGCGTATTATTGATGACAAAGCCCTTGTTAGTGTTGCTCCATTTATGGAATATAATTTATTAGATGATAAACAATCTCGTATGGCAAAATATGTAGTTGCTCTTGAAGCAGGTAATAAAGACGCTGACTCTGCTATGAAAAACCTTCGTCGTGGTGACTTCGTATATGCTGACTCCACTTATTTAGGTTTCGACGATGATGGACATATCCATTTTACTACTTTTAAAGTAGATCGTCAAAAAGCTGGTATTAAATAATTAAACCAGCATTTACAATATAATACTTTAAACAATTTATACTTTAATCTAAAGGAGATTGAAACAATGACAAAAGAAAGCATGACAATTGCTGCATTAATTGCAGAAAGCAAAAAGATCACAAAGAAAATGGAAAGTATCATTAATGATAATAACTTTAGTATCATTAATTACTATTTTGACTTCAATAAATTTATTGGAGCTCAAACTGTAGAGCAAAAAGAAGAATTGATCAAAGCTGATTTTGATAAATTCTGCGCATTACAAGCACGTTTGGAAGCAGTAAATACTGCACGCATTAAAGCCAATAGTGAAACATATGTAGAAGTTCCAGAGCTTCTAAATATTAAACAAATTCTATCTGGTAAAGAAGCTGGTACAGAAAAGATCACACTAGCTAATGCTATCCTTCGTAAGAAATACTATTCTGAATTGTTAAACTATGCAAATACAATGGTTTACAAATTCAATTTAGACGTTCAAAAGAAACAACGTTACGAAGAACAAGCAGCGATTGCGATCGAACAAGAATTAGATCGCAAATTCCCAGCTGATTCTAAACGTGCATATTCTGCAGATGATGTAGACAAAGCGCGTGATAAAGCACGCAAAGCTAATGAAATTATTGTATCCGATCCAATGGGTGTAGTTGGTACAGGTGCTTTGAAAGATTATGCAGATCAAATTGCTGAATACATTAGCACTATTGATACAATCTTATCTGTAGCTAATGCTTCTACAGTAATTGAGTTCGAATACTAATAATACTATTTAATAAATGGATTTATCTATTTGCTAGAGAGGCGTTAAAAGTATAAAGGATTTAGGAGAGCACGTTGACTGAGGACCACCGGTTCTTGGCTCTCTAAAAATATTAGAACCACAGGTCTTCATCATATAATAATATTGGAAAATAATGATTCCTCCAATGTATATCCTGTTAAGATATATATTAAAAAGATAAGATGAAGCGACACTTATCAGTTTCGGGGCAACTGATGCAATGTAGCTAGGAGATAGTGAGAATATCTCCATGAACAATAAACTGTAAACTTTGAAAACCTTTAAAAGCCCCACACTAAACTTTTAACTCTTTAGCCCTGGCCACAGGCACTGATAATAATGGAGTGGCATTTTAAATGACAAAAGATTTAAATATTAAATCTTTAAAAGTCTAATCGGTAAAATAAATCTATACCCAACACATAAAGAGACCGTGAAGAACGGCTACTGAGTATCTAAGTCCACTTAATACACTCTTGTATAGTCGCTAACTTTAGCAAATAACAAATTCCAAAAATAATTTAAATACAATGGTGATTAAAACAATTCCTCCCAGAATTGGTTTATTCATATTATACTCCTTGATGTTAATAATATAAACATCACAAACACTTTGTTTAAATAGTCATACTGAGTCGTACTGACGTACCTTTGTTTATATGGCTCTATTTAAATCGTTTAGAGCCTCCATTGATAAAATACAAACAACAAATAAAAATAAACCACTGCACTCAATACACTCTCTACTCCAGCAGTGGTTTATTTTTTGTTTTCATGTATTCCAGAACAGAAAAATACATCTCCAAGCTTTCAATAACAATTTCTTAAAGATGTATGTTTTTCATAATAATTTAAATCTCCTACATTATGAGCATACCTGTTGTGGGTATGCTCATATTTCTATATCATCATAGAAATAGAGAAATTTAAAAAATTGAAAAAAGTGTAAAATTTTGAAAAATGAAAATTTCATGAATTTCTAATTCTCTTAATTTAACCTTATATGGTTAAATTAGGATTTTCATTTCTTTCAAAAATGCCAATCTAATATGAAAAATAATAATATATTATAAATAAAAACGAGTATTTACTTAGTACTCTACCTTTAGCATTCAAAATCGTTAGATTTTGATTCTAATGGTTAAGACTTAACAGTCTACTTGAAACCGTATCCTTACAGTAGGATTTAAACTTCGAGTATTTATAGTGGGGTACGGGGGTATAAGCAATTTTGCTACCCCTAGGGCAATTGGGAAATCGACCCTATAATAATAATATTTTTATTCCAAAAGGAGAAAAGAAATGGAAAATTATTTGAAACTAATACCTGTAATATTTGAAGAACTCCAAGAAGGGAATTCAATAGTTAATGATCTAGAATATGATTATGATATTCATAAAACAAGAGATACTGAATTTGGATTGACTGTAGAGATATATGATATCCTATCTGATAAAGAATTTCTATTCAATATTCCTGTAGGAGAAAAAGATTTCAATATCAAGTATATGGATAAGTTTATATCTCTAGAAGAGTTAGAAGATAAAAATCCTGATTATTATAAAGAGACTACAAAAGTACTATATGATATCTGGGAATATTTTGATAATGTAAATATGATCTGGTAAGGAGATATCAAATGTATCCATGTCAAACAAGAGATAAGTTATTCAGTATAAATCCAGATAGATTATTAACTGAATTGGAAGTATTGGAACTAATAGAGGTAGGAATAATTCCTGATGATTGTAAAGAAACCTTCTTCTCTAAATTAAAGAAAATATTATTTGGTGGTAAAAAGAAGAAGTATGATTATGATTATCATATCATAGTAGTAGATGAAGATATTCATTACTATTACGATATAAAGATTCTTCATTCATTATATGATGCAATGTTGTATTGTGATGAGCTTAGTAAGAATAACAAACTTATGGTATTCTTATATTCTGTTCCTAAAGGTAATAAAGAACCTCTTTGTGAAAGATGGTCTGATAGAAAGCTTATGAATATGCTATGTTGTTATAGACAATGGAGACATAGTAAAGCCGCTAAAAGAGTAGAGTATATGAGCAAAGCTAATAAAGAATTAAGAGATTATATCTTGAAAGAATTACCATCTAGAATTGTTGAAAGAATGTAATCAAAACCAAATAGAGAGAGGAATTATTCCTCTCTCTATCTTTTTTATAAAAATTGGTTATGATTATATACTATAATAATGATAGCATCGTATGATATAAAATGATGCTTTGTTTTATTTAATTATTTTTTATATAAGGGGTTTAAAATGAGAAGAATGAAAAAGTACTTATTGATGCAATTGAAGTTTAAACGTGGTAAGGAATATGGTTATGAGAATTGTGGTATAGAAAAAGACGATATTCATTACCAACCAAAACTTATTGAAAAATTTAGTTTGGAAGATAGTGACTATATCGATTACTTAGTAGAACTTATTAAACGAAATGATTCTATTAAAGGTAGAAAATATGATACTATGTATTATTTAGTAGAAGGATCCTTCTATTATAGTCAAGATAAAAAGAAGTTTATGAGTAGAGAATATCAAGAAACTTTAATGGAAGATTTCTTTGATACTGATGAATATATCTTAGCATTAGGTAAATCTGAAGTATTGAAAGGAGTCAAACCAAATAAGTTATCTACTAATATCCATATTAAATACTCCAACTTAATCCAACCATATCATTATACTAAATTGGGAATCTATAGATTAGATCCAATGACGTTAGATGATATTAAAGAATCAATGGATTCATTAATGTTTGAAGACTCTACTTTTAAATTAAATTCTTCTGAAGATGAAATCAGAGATTGTTTGAAACCATTAGATTCAAAAACAATTCTCAAGTCTTTTAAAGCATATAAAGATGCTAAACTCAAACTATATGAAGAGTTGAATAAGTTAGTATCTAAATTAGATGATGAGGGATTTTATAAATAAGAGGTATATATGAATATTATAGATAAGAAATATGAAGGCTTGTATATCATTATGCAACTTACCTTTGCTAAAGGAGGTACATATTGTCAGCACGGATTATCAGACGGAGATATTATATCTATAACTCCTAAGATAATCAAAAAGGTCTATTGTGTAGATCAATCTGAGTTTAACTTAATGATGATTGATATTATTAATCGTAATATCAAAGAAAATGAAGAAGAAAAAGATGTTTGGTTAATGCATTATTTTGTAAAAGAATCTGAATACTCTTCTAAAAATACTATATTCGATGCTATCAAAGATGGTATTTTCTATAATAGAGTTATACAGGAATTGTTTATGAAAAAATTCTATAATTCTATAGAGTATAGATCTGCTTTGATACAAAACAATATCTTATTTGATATAGAAGATAAATTGAATATGGATGAAACTGTTCATCTAAAATTCAGAACAGAATCAGATGTCTTTATAGAAAGATTAAAGGGATATCGTAAAGTAGATATGAAAGATATTGATGGTATATATAAATCATTATCAATTATTGATAAGACAATTTATACTATTAAGAATTATATAAGTAATCTAGAAATAGCAAATCTAAAACAAGATGATTCTGATAATTTAGAAAATGCTGCAGATAAGATATGCAAAAATCATGATGAATTAAAAAATCTTATTACAGATATTCAAGCTAAACTAGATAAAGAAGGATATTATATTGATAAAGAAACAGGAGAACGAGAAAATGACTACAGAAAATAAAAGATTTATAGTTCCAAATCTTCGTAGAGCTAGAGATATCGAAAAACTGAAAGACCAGTTCTGTAATGAGAAACTATTAGGTTCTATAGTTGATCTTATGAACAAAGCAGCTTCTAATGAAAATAAACTAAAGATGAAAGAAGCTACTGAAAAGTTTAGCAAAAGATTCTATGATGATATTGTTAATAAATTAAGCAGCACTATCAATAATCAAGCTAAACCATCTAATTCAGATTCTATCTATTATATTATAGGAATTAGTTATTATAGAAACAATGCTGAATTGACTTCTAAAGATTATGTAGTATATCCTCCTAAAATCGTTAATAGTATCGAAGGTAATTATGAAAGTGCATTAAGAGCAACAGTCTATACAATGGAAGAAGCAGAAGATAGATTGAAAGATAGTTATATGAAACAAATTTGTTATCCTATTAAAGTAGATGAAGATGTATTAAATGGCATACAAGATGGATCATTATTTAATAGGGAAGAAAATATCGAAAGAGCAAAAGAAGCATTAAATTCTGATGAATATATAGATGCATTGATAAGCTCTGACACTTTCAAATCTTTAGATAAAGAAAGTTTAGAAAATAGCATTTATCTATTATTGACAGATAATCCTATTAATCGAATTAATAATAGATTGAAACAGATGGAAGATCGTCATGAAGAAGAACAAATACTAGAATCTTTGAAACTATCCACTGCTAATACAAAAGGAGAACTCTATAACGTTATTTGTTTAATGCAAAATGTAATTGATGAGTATAATAGTTATAGAAACAAACCTTCTGTAAATAAGATATTAGATAGACTTAATGAGATGAATAAAGAATTATCTAATATTGAAGAAGAGTTAAACGATATGTTTCTTCAATCATTTACAGTAGATGATATCAAAGCTTTGAATGATATAGAAATCCCAGATGAACCTGTACTCTAGGAGGTATTATGGAAAAGTATCAATTATATATGCTACGTTTAGAAGATGCTAAAATTATACCTTCTAAAATGTGGTTTGATGATATCTATACAGCAATGGAGTATTGTGTACTAAAGAACAGAGCTCAAGTAGAGCTTAATGTAGAACAATACTATTATTTCTATTTCCTAAACACATCATACTTTGATAATGATGATCAGATTCAAGATGAACTTGGGGATAGAATTAGATTTATTATTAATGAAGAAGATAAATTAAGCTATAGACTTAGATCATTGAGATCTAAGTCTTTAGAAGTTTTAGATAATAAAAACAAGGAGAATTAATATGAAAGCTACTGAAGCTATGCTAAATAGCATTGACCGTTTAATGACAGAGTGGAGTGCTGTTACTATTAATGATATGAATGATGACTTCATCTACATGAATATCTGTGATAAGGTAGATATAGGAGCTATTCTACCTAGCGGTAGAGTTTTGACTAATAAAGATGATAATGGTTTTAGAAGTTTGAATTTCAAAATCAAAGAATCTGGTGAGATTATAGATTTTAGAGGATATATCAATACAAAGAATGGTTTGAATGAATACTTTGAATTAAACTCTGTTTATGCAGTTCCTCTATATAAGAAGACTCATCTTACATTAGATGAATTAGAAAAGATTGTAATGGATTATGTTGTATTGAGAAAGAAATAAACTTATAGTATTTATATCAATGGAGATTAGAATTATGAAAAGCATAATATATACGATTTACTTATATGATTTTGATAAGAAAACATTTACAGATCAACAACTTCATTTCAATAATGAGAAAGATGCATTGAATTATTGTTTCATGCATAATGTAAACTTTATTTTATTAGGTATAAAAGATTTATACGTTCATATTGAATGTGAAAAAGATTTAAAAGAAGAAGATTTAAATAAAATGCTAAAAGATTATGCTGTCTTTTACAGAAGTATTGCATTTAAGATAGTAGAAAGATGTAATGATATTAAAGATTCTCTAAAAGAAAAAGAAGAAGAATAAATGATTACTATTCTAATATGGAGAAAAAGAAAGCAGTTTAAATACTGCTTCCTTTTTTTGTAAATATCTTTATATTCAATTATATATTATAGTAGTGAATATAGATTGTGTTATAAATTTAATAGGGCCCTGTGTGGCCCTATATCTCTTTTTTATTTTTTTTGCTTATTTCAACCACATCTCTATAATAGCGAGGTGACCTTATGGAACAGAATGAAATTAAAGTATTATCTAATAATGATATACAAGAACTTGCAGGTAAGAAAGATCTTGTTAGATTAGAACTTAGTAAAAGTTATGAGCATAATTTAAAAACGAATCTTATTGTCCCATCAGTAAACCAAGCATATTCTTGTTGTGTAGAATATATGAGAGCTTGGTTCTTTGATAAATTTGGAGATAAATTCTTTAAGACTCAATGGTTAGATAGTGAACACATGCTAAATCCATTTAGACGTAGAAGAACTAAAGATTTAGTTGTTGTAAATAAACCAGCAGTAGTTATCACTCCTGAATTAGATATGAACTTCAATAGAGAGAATATTGATCTTCATAATATGGGTATGCTTTTATATACTAATCGCTGTACTTATAAAGATGCATGGTTTGTTGATAGAGATAAATCATTATTCATTTCTATGACTATGGAAATGCTTATGATGAACTTCAACTATAGAATGAAGTTTAATGGTAGAGGTATTCAATTAGATATTGCTAAGATGTGTCAAATGGCTTTTAGAGCTGGTGGTACACAAAAGCACTATAATGATATAGACTATCCACTTCCTAAAGAACTTATGAATCAATTAGCAGAAGATGCATTAGGTCTATGCATTAGAGATGGAGATATTCTAAATGTAACTAGATTCTTACACTACGTTAATTCTCACTCTAGATTACCAGTATTATATAAATTTAATGCTGCGACTCATAATATGGAATACTTCCTCAAAGTACCACAGACAATTGTCCATATTAAGACAAATGAAATATCTATTGATGCTGGTAATGATATTGGTATGGCTAAGTCTGATTATGGTGTATCTTTTGATACGAATGTAAGATTCCCAACCCCTAAATTCTATGCTTATTATTCCTTAAAAGTTAGAGATAATATTCAATGCACTACTCTTGATAAAGCTTCTGCTTTAACTTCTTTGATGAATGCATCTAGAATTCCTCCTCATAATGAAAAAGGATGGCAATGGAATATCAAATCTGAATATGAGTTTACTGATGAAAAAGAAGTTCAAGATATTAAAGATGGTAAACTTATGAAGATTAAGTTTGATGGATTGATTGGTGATCTTAGAGATATTATTGATTATACCAAATCTATAGCTATCTCTCCTGAAGTATTCCTAGATATTAAGATCTATAACTCATTTGAGTTTGTAGATACTGAGATCGATTGGATAAACTTCGAAATCAAATTTAAACAACCATTGAAATCTACAATGTGTTATTTCATAATCTATATAGATAATAACTACTTGAATGAACACTTGACTCAATTGAGAGGATACATGGAACAACGTGTAAATCCTTCTCATAATGAAATAGGTCCAGAATTATCTCATGATGCTAAAACTATGATTTGGTAAAATAACCCCTAGAGTCTAATATGACTCTAGGGATATCTTTTTCTAATAAATGATATAATTATATACTATAATAGTGTAGAGTATGAATAAACCCCCACATAGTAAGTACTCCTACTATGCGTTAATATACTAAACCCCCTATTAATATATCACCACTCCACACCCCCCGATATATTAATAACTAACAACCAACCGTTCATACTCTACACCCCCCTTTTTATAGTTTACGACGTTTATCAGATAATTCCTTATGAGGTATAGAACCATTATGTAGCTAGAATGAATTTGATAAATTAAGTACTATAGATTAAGGCGCATATGCTTTAATCTAGAACATTAAAACAGGTTTTGTAGCCAAATTTAATAATTTTTTGTAATTTGTAAGGAGAAGTACAACAATGGCAGGAAAAGTTATTGATGTAAACATTGCAGAACAATCTCGGCAAGATTTACAAGACTATGCTATCTATGTAGCAAGAAACCGTGCTATACCAGAAATGGTTGATGGTTTAAAACCAGTTATTCGTAGAATATTATGGTGTGCAGCAAATGACTTTAAAGGCCAAGGATTTATTAAGACTTCGAATATCATGGGTCAGGTTATTCGTAAATATAATCCACATGGCGATGCATCAGTTCAAATGGCGATCAGAAATATGATCAATGACTTTGCAACCAAATATCCTACAATGGAAGGCTCTGGTTCTTGGGGCTCTAAAGCAAATCCTAATCCAGCAGCTCCACGTTATACAGAGTGTAAAATTAGTAAGTTTGCAGTAGATGTGTTTGCTAGAGATATCTATGAAGATGAAAGCTCTACAGACTGGACTGAGAACTATGATAAAAGAGCTAAAGAGCCATTATATCTTCCAGCAAGAATTCCAGCTCTATTAGTATTGGGACAAGTTGGTATTGCCGTTGGTATCAAATCATCTATTCCATCTCATAATCTTGGTGAAGTAATTGATACTACTATTGCTTTGATGAAAGATCCTAAGCATAAATTCTGTTTAATTCCAGATGAATGTATGTCTTGTGAATTGTTAGATACTGATTGGCAAAAGATTAATGAAACTGGTAATGGTACATATATTGCTCAAGGTATTATTGAGACAGGAGAATATCAAGGTCACCCAGCATTATTTATCAAATCTTTACCAGACTTTACATACTTTGATTCTGTAAAAGATTCTATTGTTAAACTTGTAGAGACAAATAAAATGCCTTATATCCATGACCATATTTCCAGAACTAAAACAGTTATGGTTAAGGGTGAACGTGTTACAAACTTTGATGAAGTAATTACTCTTAAAAAAGGAACAGATCCTAACTTCGTTAAAGAATACTTATATGCTAATACAGCTATTAGACAAACACGTCAAGTACGTCTTATTGTAATTAGAGAGAATAAGCTATGCTCTATGAATTATAGAGATTACTTATTAGGATTCATTAACTTTAGACGTATGACAGTAACAAGACGTTTGAATTCTTTGCTTCAAAAATATAAGACTGCTATTCATGAAAGAGTGTTCTTTTTACAAGTTCTTTCTAAGAAAAAGGAATTAGATGCTATCATTGCTACTATCCGTAAACAAAAGACTACTGATAATAAAGCATTGACTGATTTCATGGCCGATAAGTTAAAGATCACAAATCTTCAAGCTAAGTATCTATTAGAAACTGGTTTGAATAAACTTACTGAAGGGCATAGATTGCGTTATGAAAGAGAATTGAAAGAGCTTGAAGTTAAAGTAAAACAACTCATGGATATTCTCCTTCATACGAATAAGATTGATGAACTAATCATTCAAGAGATGCTAGAAATCAAAAATAAATATAATACTAAACGTATGTGTCGTATTATCTCTAAATCTGAAGCATCTGGTATTGCTCCTGGCACATTCAAGCTAGTATTTACTAAGAATAACTATATCAAGAAAATTGGTGAGAATGAAGAAGTAGGTTCTTTGAATAAAGATGAAGTAAACTTCGTTATCAAAGTAGAGAATGATGAAGATGTAATCATATTCTCTTCCATGGGCAAAGTATTCAAAATGCCAGTTCATAAAATTCCAATCGCAGCCAAAGGTTCTAATGGTGTAGATATTCGTGTATTAAATAAATATGCTACTTCTAATATTGCTTGTGCAGCCAGAGAATCTACTTTAAAGAAATTGGTTGATTCTAAAATGCACAACTACTTATTCACTGTAAGTAGAAAAGGGTTTATTAAGAAGATTGATATTGCTGATATCTTGACAGCTCCACCATCTGGTATTATCTATAGTAAACTAGACGAAGGGGACTATATCAAAGATATTTTATTTGGACCAGACAAGATGGATCTATTAATCTATTCTGGTTCTAAGGTTCTTCGTATCAGTTCTAAAGAAGTTCCATACTTAAAACGTTCTACAAAAGGTAATAGAGCATCAACTGCTTCTAGCCTTATTGATGGTATGAGCTTCGTATTGCCTCAAGCTACTAGTTTAATTGTAGTAACTAAGGATGGCTATGTAAATAAATTATCTTTAGATATTATTAAACGCTCTAATAGAGGCAAAGCTGGTATTAAAGTAATCAAACTTAAGAAAGATGATTCTATCTTAAATATCTGGCCTTGTGCAGAAGATGCAATATTGTTATCCTACCAAGGTAGAAAGAACGAAGAAATTCCAGTAGCTACTATTAAAGAAGGAAGTACTATTGGATCTGGTGAAAGATTATTAAAATCTCCAACTAGAGTTGTATTAACTTATCTTTAAGAATAACTAATTTAGGATATGGATTAATTTCCATATCCTAAATATTTTTTTGGTTATATACTATAATGGTGATGAGGTAGTAGTATCTGACATTGAACTACTCATAGTATAACTTTGTTTAAGACTCGATTTGGGGTTTATATTACATCGGTAGAAAACTGACTCCCTTATAATAGCTTTACTGGCCGATGTAAAATTAACATTATTTCATACATACTAATCCTAATACAAAATGCTAGTATGAGCTTTTCTCGCAACAACAAAATTTCTCTATTGTTTGTAGGTTGAAGTATGAACATGGTAGAGAAGCCTTTCTGAACAAATAAATATAACCATAAAGAAAGCTCATAATAGATTCTCACTGAAACTTTGTTAAAATAAGATCTTAACTGTATCTAACACAAAACCAACAGTTATAGATTGCAAATAACATTATTTGATAACTATGAGTCCCTTATAACAAACAATTACAATCCGAACAAATCATATTATACTACTATCTCATCTTTCCCAATGAACACTCCTACTAGCTTCCCACTAGTAGGAGTATCTTCATTTTATTTCTCCTTATTAAAATAAAGAGGTACCCCTATACCTCTTTATTTTTTTATCAAATGCATAAATTGAGTATAGGAGACATTCATATAATTGGATAGGAGGTATGCTGAAACAATGCCTAAAAAACAAAATTTTAATACAGAAGCTATTCTTAAAGGAGTCTATCCTATTATAGAGAATAGTATGAATAAGAATATGATGGCATGGAAGAGATGTATGTCTAGCTTTATTCAAAAGAGAAATGAAATGCTCTTCGATACTATGCCTTGTGATAGAATCTTGTATAGAGACAATGATAAAGAAGAACTATATCAAGCTCTAAAGATTACTATGAATCAAATTAAAGAAAAGATGCAAGATACCTATTATGCTAGTATTCTTCACTTTAAACCAAACTCTGCTAAAGATGATCTAACTATAGTAGCTCTTTGTATTGTTAGATACTTTTCTTTAAAGAAAGATAAAAAGAATTTAGAATTAGCCAATATATACTTAGCCTTCTCTGCCAAGTTCTACCCATTGGTGCATTATGAATTCTTTAAAACTGTAGCTCCATCTAAATACAGACACGTTATGGAATACGTTATCAATAATAAGCTCTCTCAAAAATTCGATTTAAAATCTAAGGGAAGCGTTATTGGTGCTGTAAAATCTATTAACGATACTTGGGCTAATTCTTATACAAAGATGCTTAAAGATTTTGATGATGAAGAAGTTGTATATGTGATAGAGCAATTATATAACCGCATCAAATCTTTTATGAAAAATATTGCTACTCTTTATTATGAAGCATATAAAAAGAGAGAATATATTACTTATGAAAAAGACCAAATCCCTGAAGAAGGATCTGGAGATAGTACTTTTAATCTAGCTACTAACGATTCTTTCAGATTGCAACAATATGTGGAAAAGACAATGGAAAGAATCAATACTTCTCAGGTAGACTATAAAACTTGTACTATGTGTGCAGATGCTAATGTAAAGACTGAAGAAGTTAGAAGTATCTTTGAAAGTATTTTTAATAATGGTAACAACGTTACTATTGTTAAAGAACTGATCACTCTAATGATAGCATCTTATATGGTTCAAGCTACAAATAAAGATGTAGCATCAATTGCATTTTTCAAATTCTCCACTCAAGTAAAACCTAATACTAAAGATGAAACTCTTATTAGGATTAAAGATATTATTGAAGAGATGCTTAATGATAACTCTTTACAATATAGAAAGAGAAAGCATAGGGTTGCTACAAAATTATCTTATCAAAAAGCTTTCCTTAAATATTTTGCATTTATGATTATTAACGCTAATAAATAGAGGTATATGATGATTCCATTAAATGAAGTTTACTTCGGTAAAACAAATGAAGTTCTTTGTATTGAAGATCTTCTTATGAAACTTAAGAAGAAATATGCTAAAGATCAACCATTGAAAGATTATAAGACTTTCAAAACTATGGTGAAAGATCCTATTCTGAAAACTATTGAAAAACAAATCAGTGAAGCATTTGGTTTCAATGGTGTAATTCTTACAATCAATCCAGATCCTACAATCAATGCTTACACTATTCCATTTGTATTAGATAGAATGAGTGATAAAGCCTATGACACGAATGACAAAGAGCATGAGTTGGATAATCTTAAAAACTACGTTTCCATAACTTCTCGTGGAGCTAAATTTGATAAGAAAAGATTTCCTGTAAATCTTTTAGTTTGTTTGAATCTTGGTGCTATCTTTACTAGCTATATTACAATTCCAGAATTGATGTCTTTCATTCTACATGAAATTGGTCATACATTCTCCAAAGCTATCTTAGATAGAAATACTAAGTATGGTAAAGTAGATGAAAAATTCGCGGATCAATTTGCAGCAATGTATGGATACTCTTCTGAATTATCATCTGCATTTACTAAATTAGGACCTCAAGAGTATAAGATTACTAAGACTTTAAAACAAGTTCCTATTGTAAATATTCTAGTAGGTATTGGTAAGATTATGGATGATCTTTCTATGAGAGCAAATATCTATGATCCTCATCCTTCTAATCGTAAACGTGTTATCTATCAAATCGAACAAATTGAGCATGAATTGAAAAATACAAAAGACCTAGATCCTAAAATTCGTAAAGAATTAGAAGAACAATTGGAAATTTGTAAACAACAACTAGACAAATTCGATACTCCTACTGAAGATGATACTGTAGCAGATAAGATGCTTAAATACTATAATAGAAACCTTACTAAGTATCATGCTGGTGAAAAAGATACTGATGAAGTAGTTGGTAAATATGGTAGTACAGATTTAATCAATCAACGTCTTGAAGTTCTTATGAGAAGAAGAAAGAAGAAATAGTCTATGGCAAATATCAAAGAAGCTAGAAAGAAAGTAGAAGAAAGAATCTACAAAGTATTTGATATGATTGATAAGACTGGTGCTAATACAGAATATTACAAGGCTAAGTTTGCTAAGATGAATGATAAACAATTCTATGATTTCTTTGATCAAGATTTTCCTTTAAAATTCCAATCCAAGGTATTTGAAAACGATCCAAAGATTGATCAAATCATGGATGCTTTACATTATATCAACGTACCAGTTGAAGAAAAAGTTAGTATGCCTTTCTTATATAGAAATAAGGATGGCATTCCAGTTAAATCTCAGAATGTATTAGTTCTATACATGACTTTGAAGAGATTGAAACAAATGGTTCAAAAGAAAACTGGTTATTCTGTTAATATCTCTAAACGTGATTATAGAACTGGTTTGCTTATTGATACAGATAAGAATGGTAACTCTACAGATAGAGAATTTGAATCTATGGTAACTTTAGATCTACCAGATACAATGAAAGAGCTTGCAACATATCGTGCAGATGCTATGAATGCCAAATCCAAATTCTATAATCAAATAAATACAACAGGTATGGTTAGTCAGAAAGATGTTCCTGTAGAGAATGATGACTCTCTTGCAAGAAATCTTATCTCCTCTTATCTATTAGGTGCTCATATCAATTCTAACTTGGTTAATACTGAAGACTACTTACCTAGAACACTTAAGAAACGTAATACCGAACAATCTGGTCTTAAGAGGGAAGGTTAATTATGCCATTATTTAGAGAAGGAGTCTTCAAAGCAAGTACAGATCATGCAATCTTCTTTGATGATAATGATCTTTATATTAACTTTGATAGATTTGAAAATGATAAAAAATATAATGCTTGTTTTGTAGTAGGTTATTCTGGATCTGGTAAATCTACTTTATCAAAAGAATTGTCTAAGAAATATAGAGCTGAATTGCTTTCTATGGATATCCTTATGTATCCAGAATCAGCAGATCAGATGCTAAAAGAAACCAAAACCGATTTCAAAACCTTTTATAAATTTCTTAGAAACAATCCACAATATGTGAAGTTTGTTGAAAGGCAATTTGAACTTTTCAGTACAGATAACTTTACAAATTCTGATGAAAGAAAAGCTACTATAGAAAAGCGTAAATGGGGAATTAAAATAGTCAAATATTGTTTAAAAGAAAAACATAAGATGATTATTGAGGGTATAGATCTATATCATGTATTCTCTGCTTGCCCTGAATTATTAGAATACCCTATTATTATTAAAGGGACTAGTAAGTTTAAATCTATCTATAGAAATATAATGAGAAGAGATAACTTCAATTTATCGATAGATGGTATCTTAGATTTATTAGATTGGTATAATCAACAACAATCTACTATTAATAACTTTAGGGTTGATCTAGAAGATTTTATGAAGTAGTAATTTTCAGTATAAATATATACTATAATAATGAGATTAGATTATGACTAAATAGGATACATTAAATAATCAATCTCATTCTAGGTTAGATTTAAAAGGAGGAATCAAAATGTGTAAAGAAAACGAAGAAAAAGTTTATTCTTTAACAGAACAAGGTGATTTCGGTTGTGGGGCAACTGAATTATCTAAAGAAGACGCTGATAAAGTTAAAGAACAACAAAAAGACAAACAATAAAATATTATTATTTTTAAGCAATGACTATAATACTCACTCATAGCATTCATTGCTATGAGTGATTGTTTTGACTAAGAAAGGATGGTTGAATTTGTAATGGAATATAAAGAAATGAGACCACAGAAGACTAAGATAAGAAAAAAGAAGAAAGATAAAAAAGCAGCAGCAATAGTATTGGGATTCTTGCTATGCTTTGCAATTTCTATTATAGCCAACATTTATTGTGTTGCTAAGATTCATTATTTAGAAACTCAAGTAGGAGAAGTATCTTTAAATGTAGATAAGAACTCAGAAACAACAAATGCTATATTGAATACTCTAAATGATATGAAGACAGAACAAAAAGAGTCTAATAAGAAACAGCAAGATAAATTAGACAAGATGCAATATTTAAGACAAGTATCTATTTCAAATTTAAAGTCTAGTGGTCTTAATGGAGATACAGACCTAGCGGCTAATAAGATTATTACAACAGATGATATGAATAAAATCATCGATAATTATGCCTCCCACGTTTCAGGCGGGACAAAATTTCAAGGGCATGGAGATATTTTCATAAAAGCATCTAGAGAATCTGGTTTAAATCCTATTTATATTTTTGCTCATGCAGCTATTGAATCTGGTTTTGGTAATAGTATCCTTGCCAATGACCGTCATAATTACTTTGGTATAAACGCAGTTGATGCAGATCCAAACCAAGCTCATTCTATGGGATCTAATATGGAAGATGGTATCATAAATGGAGCGAAGTGGATCAAATCTAACTATTATGACAAAGGGTACACTACATTAAATAGAATGAAAAGCGGCGGGTATGCTACAGATCCTAATTGGATTGCTAAAATTACTAGTGTCGCTAATAATTCAATTTCATACCTTTAATCCTAATTTAGTTATGGAGGTTAGCCAATGTTAAATGCTAAATTTATTGGTGTAGGTGCTGCTGGTAATAAAGCAGTAATTCGTTTATTAGAAGATGGTATCATTCAAGATAATTCTTGTTTACTTTTGAATAGTACTCTTGCAGACGTTCCAGAAAAGTATAAAGAATTCGCTATTGAATTCGGTGATACCAAAGGTTGTGGTAAAGAACGCGACCTTGCAAAAGATATGATTATGGATGCATTAGCAGATCATACAGTTAATCTTGATGCATTAATGGATCCAGATGATCGTATGGTTATCATTGTATCTTCTTCTGAAGGTGGTACTGGTTGCGGTGCTTCTTCTGTTATCGCAAGATATATGAAAGAAGTAGTTGGTGCTAACGTACAATTATTCGTATTTACAGGTTTTGAAGATGATGTTCGTGGTCTTAAAAATACTGTAGATTGGTTCCATGATCTTTCTGAAGATTATATCATTCAAGCTATTTCTAATAAATCTTTCTTAGAAGAAGCTGAGGGTAATCGTAAGAAAGCAGAAGAGTTAGCAAATAGAGAATTCTCTAAACGCATCTCTACTCTACTAGGTCAAAATATTATTGCATCTGAAAATAATATTGATGATACAGACCTTTATAAGATCGATACAACTCCAGGCTTTATGACTATCGAACACTGTGTATTGAATAAGATTCGTAGTGTAGAAGATTTCAATAAAGCATTGGAAAATATGGTATTAGATACGCATAGCTTAGATAATGAACGCTCTGCTAAACGTATTGGTATCATCATCAACTGTGGTGAAAAGACTCAAGGCTTTATCGATCAAACCTTTGATGTTCTTAAAAAGAAATATGGTACACCATATGAATTATTCTTACATATTCAAAACTACCATGATGAAGAATATGTAGATATCATTGTATCTGGTATGAAAATTCCTTATGATGATATTAAGAATACTTATAATAAGTATAAGAAACAAATGGAATCTATTGATATGAATCAAGACAGATTCTTTAAACACAGTTTCGATACTTCTGCTGCTAATACTTTAGATATGAATTCTAAGGTTAAACGTTTTACAGAAACTGATACTAGAAAACTAGCAGCTTCTAGATCCAACTTCTTCAGCAAAATGGGTAAGAAATCTGAACCTGCTGGGAAAGATAAAGAAGTTTCTGACGAATTATAATATCTATTTGGAGGACTAGAATGATAGATGAAGATAACTTCTATGCAATTAGTAATACTCTAGTAGATTCTGGTCCAACTATATTAGCGAAACGTCTGAGTAACCTTGATCGGTTACCAGACGAGTTCGCATATAGACTGGTGAAACAAGAGTATAAATCTTTTTTATCTTATATTGACAGATCTGAGGAGTTAAATTTTCTCAAATCTAATAGTAGATTTTTAACTTATCTAATCCAAGTTTGTATGGAAGAAACTCTTAGTTATGAAGATCGCATTTATTGCAACAATATGATCTACAACATGTTTCCAGTAAACCAATATATTGCCAAGCTATATACTTTTTTGAGTACCGTTGTTAATAATAATATGACTCATAAGATTATCAACAACTGTGAATTTAATCAAGTATCATCTTCATATATTGCAGTAGCTAGAAAGTCTTCTTTCAGACAAGATGAAAATATTATTAGATTAAATTCAGCTATTATCTGTATAGGATTGGATCCTTCTAACAATATTTCTGTAGATAAGATCATTAAATTATTTAGCACTATTTATACTAATATAAGAGACTTAACAGAGTTATTCTTGAATATTCTTAAAGATAATTATGTTTATCAATCAGATGATGATTGGATTACTCCAGAAGTAATCTATATCTCTAATTGTATAAATAGAGCAATTCTTACTATTATAGAATCTCAACCAGAACCTATTATAGAAGAAATGATGCTAAGAGCATACAATATGATTAGTATCGAATCTTTAGATCATACAGATCTAAGATTTAGCTTAAAGGATATTGATAAAACCATGTACCCTAAGATTATATCTGTCTTAAACAATCTAACTAAAAAAGAAGTATACTTTAATTTCTAATAGCAAGGGTTTAATTACCCTTGCTATTTTCTTTTGTAGAAACTTATAGAGTTTGAGACACAATATTATATTCGCAAATATTGTGAATTTATAGAGGAAATTAAGCAAGAAATGTAAGGAGGAAAACGAAATGGCTGAAACAAACAGCATCTTAGAGCAAATGTTTAGAGACAAAGTGTCTAAGATGGATTATAGTATGAGCCAAGAAGCCAAAGAAGATACAGGGTATCCTACTGGATTTTTAAACTTTGATTATCTTAATGGCTTCATTAACGATCAAAAAACATCTGATGGCGAAATGAAACAATACTTCGTATTGGGTATCACAGATGGTTCTTATAATGTATTAATTGGTAATACAGGTTGTGGCAAATCTACACTTGTAACACAAATTGCTGCTAATATTGCTAGACAATTTAAAACTACTACTATCTTTGAAGATAATATTGAAGGTGGTATGACTACTGCTCGTCGTAGATCTTTATCTGGATTCTCTTTGGAAGAGTATAATAAAAGATATATTGTTCGTAATACAGGGGTTACAGCAGAAAACTTTTATGAACGTATCAAAATGATCCATGACTTAAAAGTCGGAAATCCTGAGAAATTTTTATATGATACTAAGAGAAATGATGTGTATGGCAACCCTATTATGAAATTAGAGCCTACCATCTATATCCTAGACTCTATCCCAATGCTAATGCCTAAAGAATATGCAGATGATGATGAATTAGCTGGTAAATCCTCTGGTGCTGCTACAGCTCAAATTCTAACCCGTATCTTTAGACAAATCATTCCACTTCTCAAAGAAGCTAATATCATTCTATTTGGTATTAATCATATCTTAGAAGAAGTTCAAATGACAATGTTCCCTAAAGCCAACCCTGTTCCTTATTTGAAACAAGGTGAACGCTTACCAAGAGGTAGATCTGCTACATATGTAGCTAATAATATCATTCGTTTAGATTCTAAAACTAAACTAAAAGCTGACGAAGGATATAAAGTAGAAGGTTCTATCGTAGAAATCTCTTTGGTTAAATCTCGTTCTTCTGGTAAAAAACTTGGAGCTAGATTGGTATACGATTTTGCTAATGGTTTTGATCCATGGTTGTCTTTATTGGAAGACTTAAAAGCAAACAAACTCATCTATGGTGGTGGGGCATCATTATCATTTGATATAGATAAGGTTCATAAATTCTCTTATGGTACTTTTAGAGAAAAAGTCTTATCGGATCCTGAATTCAGAGGAGCTTTCTTAGGGGTAGTTCTTGATCGATTGAAAAAGATTCCACAACCTATTCAATTAGCAGAAGAATCACACACTGATGAATTGTTATCTTCGGATGCTCTCTACGAGGTCTAAACAATATATCGGCTATATACTATAATTATGAGGCTATTCTCTCTCTAGCCTCATAATTGTTTTCTTTAATTATAGGAGTGGAAGAAAAATGAAGAATGTTAGTATTGAATGCGAGTTCATAACCATCGAGGAATTAAGGGAAAAATGTGAGAACGGTTTAAAAGACAAATTAACCAGTTCTGAATTGGAAAAAATGAATAACTACAAAACAGCCACATGTTTATGCATTCCATTAGAAGATGAATGCTCAGATTATTCAGACGACGATTCAGTGGAGGATAAGCTGAAACTTTTGATTGTCTCAGGGTCTAAAGACAATACAACTTTCCAATCAATCTCGAATGGTTTACGGGGGACGAAAACAATTATTTCTAATATCTATCCTGATAATGAAGCTACTCTCCTTCATATCATGGTAAACTATTCTTACCTATTCGATTATATCGAATCTATTTCTAAGGAAGATATTAAGATTATGATTGGTCTCTTATACGATAATTACAACACTCGCTTGGTATTAATCTAAAATTAAAGAAACTTAGGGGATTTTCATATGAAAACAACTAACACAACCTTGAGTCTTGCAAAAGACATTGAAGCAATTGAAAAGCGATTGCCGAACCACGAGTATACTCTTTGTAAAGGTTTGAAACAGCCTTTTAACAATACAAACTCTGGTTCAAGAAAAATCATGCAAGGTATTCAAATGGAGCAAATTGCTCAGTTGTTAGAACCAGAAGTACCTATTGTATCTACTGGATATGAAAACCAATTTGGTGAACTCAGCTCTAATTTTATTAGGGCTGAGCACAACTATAAGGTTGTTGCCAAGATATCTAAATTTAGCAATGATCCTAATAGACGCTATTGGTTAATTCTATACAACAAAACTCTAAATGAATTAACTTGCATTGAACGTATTGATTACAAACACATTACAGAATTCTATGGTTACATTTACAACAACGATTATTTAGACAGCCTCACTCCTGGCAAAACTATTCACAAAGGCGATGTGATGAAGAAAACAATTTCGTATGACGAATACAATAATCGTGCTGAAGGTGTAAACTTGTCTACAATGTATGTGGCTTGTGAATACGTTAAGGAAGATCCTATTGTTATTAGTGAATCTGCATCTAAACGCTTTATCACGCCGTTAATAGATAAAGTAGAAGTAAAGATTAACGATAATGATATTCTTCTAAATCTCTATGGTAGAGACAAAGAATATAAAACATTCCCAGACATCGATGAAGATGTAAAGAATAATATTCTTTGTGCTGTTCGTAGAGAGCTTAAAGATGAAGAAGCTTTATTTACTCAATCTTGGGAAAGATTGAAAACTACTATGATGAATGATAAAGAATACATCGTAGAAGGCAAAGTTATCGACATCGATGTTTACTGTAACAATCCTGAGAAACTAGAAAACTCTCTTTATAATAATCAAATCAAAAGATACTACGATGAGACAATTAGATTCTCTAAAGAGTTTGTTGCTGCTGTAAACCCTTTGATCTATGATCAAACTACTGGAGAAAGAAAAGATATTAATATATCTTATGATCTTCAAAAGATGTTGTACAACTGTGATGCAGTAGTACATGGAAAACAATATATCAGTGAAAAGGTTTTCAACAATATCACTATGGTTGTTTACATTCAACAAAACAAACCTCTTCACAGTGGTGATAAGATTACAGATAGATATGGTGGTAAAGGTGTTATTTCTAAAGTAATGCCTGACTCTATGATGCCTCATTATTTAAGAAATGGTAAATGGGTACCAGTAGATGTATTATATTCTATGAATACTTGTATTAACCGCTTGAATGACGGTCAGTTATTTGAAACATCTGTAACTTATATTGGATGGCAATTATTAGAATATATCGGTGCTCAGATGGATGCGAATGCTATGAATTATGATCAAGCATTTGCATTGATCCACCGATATATAGAATTGCTCAATCCAGAGCAAGCATATTTTTTAGCTGAACAGTTCCAATTTACTTATGATAAGAATGATATGGATTTTGAAGATAATGAATATAAGAGAAATCTCTTTATTCAACAAATGCTTCATGAAGGAAAGATCTTATTATCTCTAAAACCTATCTCTACAGGAATGAGCATTGATCTTTTAACTCAAATCTATAATGCATTCCCATTCATTAATAAACATTGCAACGTATGTGCTCCTGTAAAAGATTCTAATGGTAAATACAGAATGGTTCTTACTAGAAGAAAACTTGTTATTGGATTTAAATACATTTCTAGATTAAAACAATTAGCAGAAGAGAAGTTCTCTGTAGTATCTTTGGCTTCTACTAATATTAGAAATGAAAACTCTAAATCTAGAATGAGTAAAGTTCATAATGCTAAGTTTGCTTCTACTCCAGTAAGAATCTTTGGTGAAATGGAATCTTCTACTATTACAGCACATCTTGGTGTAGAGAAGTTCTATCAGGAATTTATGCTTAACTCTTCAAGTCCTAAAGCAAGACGTTCTCATAAGAAACTTCTTACAGGAAATCCATTTGACTTTGATATTGAGTTAGATGAAGATGCAGAATCCCAATCTGCTCAAATTCTACATGCTTATCTTAAAGAACTTGGTGGTAGATTTAGATTTATCAAATTATTCAAACACATTCGTCATCCTATGTTGAGAAATGTGGTTGATATCTTACCAAGAAAACCTAAGTTTGTAGTTGACGTTCTTGATGAGGATACTAGAACTAAATATAAATCTGCTGAAGATTATAGAAAGAGAGTTCTTAATAAACAAAAGCCTGAATCAAGAGAAACTAAAGAAGTTATTAGAATCATTCCTGGCCTCTATGAAGAGAATGTTCGTAATAGAGAATATGATGAAAAGCTTAGAAGACTTGGTTTAAAAGACTAAATAACAATATACAATAATAATGTAGTAGAGATTAAGTTCTCTACTACATTTTATTTTGAAAGAAAGGAGGAATGTATATGAATTCAGATTTAGTTAATATTTATAATCAAATACTTACTAGAAATCCTATTGTTCCAGATAATATAAGACAAATCATGATAGATAAATCTATGGAATGTATAAATAAACAAAAGATAGAGCAATCAGATTATGATGATATCATGCTTATTATTCAAATATCTAATGCTTTATATAATAATGGAGCTAATATCACATTACCACTAGATGATCCTATTTATGATGCATTGATAGTACTTTGTAAAGTACAAGGACTTCAATATCCTGTAGGAGCTCCTCCTATAGTATTTAATGTAGAACCAGTTGCTAAACAGAATTATGATCTTTTAGAAACTGGGGATAAAGGTCCTAAAGAAGTAGTAAGGGTTATACCAAACAAAGATAAGATGATGTATTTCCATCCTCTTACCAGAAACTATACACTTCCAATAGAAGAGGACTTTATAGTTCACCATGATAATACTTTGGTTAAAAAGAAATCTAGAAATGTTTCTAGTAACTACAATATGTGTGGCACTCTTGATAAATGTAAATACACTCTTAAAGCAGATGCATTAACTGATGGGGTTTTGGATGATAGAACCGTTCAAATATTTGAAAGAGATTTCCTAGGGGCTCATGTAGAACAAGGTATTATAAATCCAGGACATATCAAACTCATAGCATCTCTTAAATATGATGGTGTATCTGTAGAAGAAGAGGTTGCTGGTCATAAGATAACATTTGCATGTACTAGAGGAGATACTTCTAATAATGAAGCGTCTGATCTAACTCCTATTTTGGGAGGAATGGAATTTCCTAGAGCCAAAGGTATAGTAGATGAATCAGAAGTATTCGGTATTAAATTTGAATATATCGTTACTGAAAATAATCTAAAACGAATTGCTCAAGACTTTGGAAAAACATATGCAAATCCTAGAAATGGGGTAATAGGTTTATTAGGTGGGTTAGATGCTAGAATGTATAGAGACTATCTAACTCCTATCCCATTGGAATCTTCTTTGAATATAGATAGATTAGCCGAATTGGATTTCTTAAATAAATTCTATACTAAGAATATCTCTATGCGTCATGAAGTAATAGAAGGGGATTATACTCAAGTATTATTCATGGTCAGTCAATTTGTAAAGAATGCAAATGAACTAAGAGACTATATGGGCTTCCAATATGATGGTGTAGTTATAGAATATGCAGATGAATCTATTCGTCAAAGATTAGGAAAAAGAGGAGCAGTTCCTAGATATGCAATAGCTATCAAATTTAATCCATTAAGAAGAGTATCGACATTTACTCACTATACTTATTCTGTAGGCCAAGATGGCAGAGTAGTTCCAATGGCTCACTTTAGACCAGTGGAATTTTTTGGTGCTATTCATGATAAGACTACAGCTCATTCATTAAAGAGATTCTTAGATCTTGGATTAAGATGTGGTGATAAGGTAAATCTTACTTTAGTAAATGATGTGATTGTATATATTACAAAAGCAGACGATAGAGCAAACGATACAAATCCTAATCCATTAGAAGAATTCCCAACGAAGTGTCCTTGTTGTGGATCTGATCTTATAATTACAGATTCTGGTAATAGTGCTATTTGTCCTAACTTCTTCTGTCCTGAAAAGGTTATAGGAAGATTAACCAACCTATTTAAGAAACTAAATATAAAAGACTTCTCTAGTGAATCTATTAGAGCATTAGGGGTAAAATGGTTAAGAGAATTATATCAACTTCCTAAAGAAGTAGTTATAGAAAAACTTGGAGAAACTAACGGTATTAAATTCTTACAAAGATTAGAAGATATGAGAACAATCAAGTTCCCAGATTATAGAATCTTAGGATCTATTGGATTTACTTCTATAGCATCTGAAACTTGGAAGATTATATTGAAGAATGTAACTTTAGAAGAGTTATTATTAAATACTGATAAAGTTTTAAATAATATATCTGCTGCTAAGGGTATTGGTACCAAAACAGTAGAAACTATTAGAAATGAAATAGAATTATTTAGACCAGATATAGAGTTCATCTTCAATAACTTCAATATCGAACGTACAGTTGTTGGTGAAGAAGATAACAAAGCACAAGTAAGATTCTCTGGATTAAGAGATCATGGTTTGGCTAATAGATTTAATGAAGCTGGCTTTGATGCTAGAGAAGATGCTGGTGTTACTGCTACGACTGCTATATTGGTAGTACCATATATCGGATTTGAATCTGGCAATGTAACTAAAGCATTTAAAGCTAAAGAAAAGAACTATAAGAAATCTTCTGGTCTTACTATTGAAGGTGGTATTAATTATACAAATCTTCAAAGCTTTAAAAATTACTATCCATTTATTATGACACCTGATGAGGCAGATCAGTTTCTTAAGGTCAATTATGGAAAGTAATTAAAATTGATATAGTGTATGACTAATTCGTAACCTTTAAATTGGTTATACACTATAATTCTGATATCATCCCGACGGGGTTGATTATATAAAAGATCTTTTATTATAATTTTTAGGAGGACTCTTAAATGAAGAACTATCTTGAATCCAGCATCCCAATGCAAATTATGAAAACTTTCACTTCCCGTGATTATGGTTGGAATGACTTTGTGTCTGAAGCTTGTATCAAAACATTGTTTGAAGGTGCAGCTATCTTCTTAGGTAAAAACAAATCTAAAGATACTCCAGTAGCTTTGGTATTCAAAGATGCTAATGACAAATTCCATTTCGCAGCATACGTTCAATTCCATAAACAAGAAGAAGAAGGTGCTGATGAAGGTTCCTGGACTTTGAATTATACTTTCAATGAAGAAGATATTGATGCTAAATGGAAAGTATATACATTCCCAGAATCCCAAGCAGCTTATGCAGTAATTGCCGATCATGGTCATGATGAATATGGTTTGGTATTCAAATTCATGCCTAAAGATGACAATGGTAATATCTGCGAAGGCTCTGCTCAAGAATTGTTCTGTACAATCTTAGATGTAATCTTTGATTATATGCGTTCCAATGTATCCATCGATCCTGTATTGGAATTCACTAACTTATTCACTATGACTGGTGAAATTGCTGGTAATAACGTATACATCGGTATCGAACCATCTGAACACTTGAAACAACATGTAAAAGATGACTCTGGTGTTGCTTCTAACCAAGAACTTCCTGAACGTGCTTAATTCAAATAAATACTATTTGAGAAGAAGAAAAGAAGGAGATTTATTATGAAAGTAACTCATACAGTTCTTCATTTAGAAACAGAACAAGAAAAACAAATGCTAATCAAAGCTGTTGCTAGAGAAATAGTTGACAAAGCAGCTGTAGCATCTGTTGATGATGGTTATGAAGCTGAGTTGAATCAAATTCCTCAATTCACACAACCTACTCCTGTTGTAATTTCTGAAGCTGAATTAGAAGATATTGAGCATGTTGAGCCAGAAGTTTGTACTTGTGATCATTATGAAGATGATCAACAAGAGGAGACTCAAGGACCTATTAGAACTCTTACTTCCTATCTATTCAAACATAAAGACAGTGATAGAGTGACTCCTGTATATGTATCTAGAGTTGAAGAACCTGTCGACGAAGATGTTAGAGAAGCTAAAAAAGAAGCAGCTTTAAAACTATTCAAGTTGCTTGCTCAAACTCCAGGTAGAGAAGAGGATAGAAGAATTTCTAGTAAAGATATGATACCTCTAATTATAGCTAATAGAATGACTCAATCAGCACTACCAGAAGAAGAAGATACTATTCATACCTTTACTTCTAACAAAGGTCATAGAATCGATATCCCAGAATCTTTAGTTCAATATATTAAGAACGAACATTAATAAATCTACAGAAGATGGTTGAGAGGAATTATCCTCTCAACCTATATCTGTCTATTAAGTTTTTAATATAATTTTTTCAGATGGGATGTTAGTACTATGAAAAAAATGAAGATAGGTAAAAGAATCTTAGACGTAATGGATCAGGATGATTTTATTAGACGATCTATTTTGAATCCACAAATCTCTAAAGATCTTGCAGAAGATACAGCAGTTGTATCTGGTAATACAGTATATCCTGTAAATACTAAATTTACTAGAGATATGGTTAATGTTTATGATGCTGGTCCTGTTTTAGTATATTCAAATCCAGAAGATGTTAATCATGAAGAATATGATGCTAAGAATATCATCGATTTTGAGAATGTAGAAAATCTTAGAGATGCCATAGAAAAGCAAGCTAAATTAGAACAACAAGAACGTACTATTTTGATCTCTGCAAACAATATCTATACTCCTATTGTTAAAGAAGAAGATACTCCAGAAATGGCTTTGTTTAAACAAGCTATTGCTAAGAAATCTATAGATATTGAAAACTATAAACCTAGATTTGGTTCTGATTATTCTAATGACCTTCGTGGTTTAGCTGGTCATAGTATTACTTTCTTCAAGTTAAAAAGATTCTGCGATATCTTTGATATTAGAGCTTCTGTTACATTTGAAGATAAGAAGAATGCTCCTAATCCTATTGGAGAAAAACTCACAACCTGTATAAATGATACCATTGATTAACAGGAGGAGAAGATGAATCAAAGAGAATTTATCTATAATTATGCAAATAAATATAGAGAAAAATTCAATACAGAATTATTTGGTAGATCAGATGATCTAATCATCTACTACTTGCAAAATATAATCAAGTCTACTGAACGTGAGATGGGTGTTAATGGATATTTCACTATTAAGGTTCATAACTTCACTGTTGTAGATGATTATAAACAAATTATTGATATCTTACAACAATATCAAGCAAATGCTATCAGTAAATCTTCTAAGATGAAAGCTTCTACAGACAATCGTTACGATTTCATAGATTTAAAAGAGTCTGACTTAAGACTATTGATAGTAACTTACTATATTGAAGCAGCTGATGGTAGAGAAATGTTTGATATTATCATTGCAGTTCCTAAAGTAATAGAAAAATTCTACTTTAAGATCAATGGTAATGTAAGATCTGCAATGTATCAAATCGTTGATGCATTCACCTACAATAATAGAACATCAAACCATAAATATGATATGGTTACAGTCAAATCAGCATTCCAACCAATTCGTGTATATAGACATATGAATGAATTGAGTGATGTAAGAGAGAACAAAGTATATGCTGTAACTTATGATGCAGATATCTTTAAGAAATCTGTTCCTATGGTAAAATATATCTTTGCAGAAATGGGATTAATTAGAGGACTACAATTCTTAGGATTAGATCAATTTGTTAGAATTACAGATACTGATCCAGATGATCCTAACTGGTATACATTCTTACCTAAGAAGACTAGTCAAATCTTTGTAAGCTGTCCTAAATCTATTTTGCATACAAATCCTGCACTACAGCATGTAATGGTAGAATTATGCAATGAGTTCCCAAGAAAGTTTGCAACAATTCCATTTATCTTCTCAAGAGAATTCTGGTTAGATTCTTTGGGGAGAAAGTTTAATTTGAGCACACCTAGAAACAAAGGTATCTCAGTATTAACTTCCCTTAAATTAATCTATGATAGAACTACTGTAGAAAAGATCAGACTTCCAGAAGAGGATAAGAATACTATCTTTGCTATTTTAAGATGGGTAATGTATGAATACAATTCCCTATTAGCCAAAGATAATCTAGATATTTCTATTAAGAGATTGAGATGTGAAGAATATATTGCATCTTTATATGCTCCAAGATTATCTAAAGCAATCTATGCTTTATCTGATATGGGTGAAAAAGTAGATATCAAATCTGTTAAGAAACGTCTTAATACAGATCCTATGTTCTTGATTAATGAGATTACAAATTGCAACCTTGTTAACTTTAGAGATATTACAACAGATAATGACTCATACCTTGCTTTGAAGTATACTTATAAAGGACCTCAAGGTATTGGTGAGTCTGGTAATAATGCAATTCCAGATGTATATAGATATTGTCATACTTCCAATATAGGTATAGTAGACATGTCTGCATCATCTCCTACAGATCCTGGTGCTACATCAATGATTGTACCATTGATTCATATGCAGCCTAACGGATACTTTAGAGAAGACCCTAAATCCAAGGAACCTAATACTTGGAGAAAGGGATTGGAAAAGCAATATAAAGAATTCAAAAAGGAAAATCCATTAAAAGAAGTTGTAGAATTCAACAAGAAAATTTTCCAAGAACCAGATTATTCAGTTCCAGAATTACAACTTAAGGATTTCCATAAATAATATATTTCGAGGATAGCGCTAGTCGTTATCCTCGATATTTTTTTACTTATGACACTATGAGTAAGCACTAAAATAAGGAGGATAAGAAAATGCTTCTTACAAAATCTGATATACCTTCAATTAGTCCAGTTTCTGCTAGACCAATTCCAGCTCCAAATAGAATTCCTATTACGGAAGAAGAAAATGTAATTACAGATAAGATTACTATTTTCTTAGGCGGAACATGCAATGGTTCTAATTGGAGAGATAAACTTATCCCTATGCTAAGTAATAAATTTGAACCATTTAATCCAGTCGTAGATGATTGGAATGAAGAAGCTCAACAAAAAGAGATATATCATAGAAACAATGATGATTTTGTTTTATATTGTATAACTCCTATGATGACTGGTTTTTATTCTATTGCTGAAATGATTGATGATATGAATAAACGTCCTCTTAAGACAATCGTATGTTTCTTATATGAAGATGGAAATGGAAGACATGAATTTACTATTCCACAAATAAAATCAGTTGAAGCTGTTTTAAAAATGCTTAAAGATAATCATATTCCAGCATTTGCATCTTTAGAAGATTTGGCAAATTATTTAAATATTATCGTAACTGAAGGGAGGACTAATTATAATGGCTGATGAAAGTTATTACATGAGATATTGGGTTTATTCTAGAGCTCAATTAGAACAACAGATGAAAATTCATAATGTAAGAAATGTATCAGATCTTAGATTGAAAAAGATCGTAGTAAATGGAGTTGCTAAACCATTTACTTGCGAATTGAAATCTATGAAAGATTCTAAGTTCTCTGATTCAATTTTAGTTGCTAAAGGTGACAAACGTATAATGCAGATTATACAATAAATAGAATTGGAGAAATGATAATATGAAAGAAGTAGTAACAACTAATGAGTTTGGAATATGCCCTAGATGTGGTAGAAATTTAGTAATGCTTCAATCAGAATACCGCTTATATGGGCTAACTGAGATAGGTACTTATCCAAATAAGCTTCTTAAATCACAAGAGGATATACAGTATGCTTGTCCTTGCGGATATCGCTCTGTAAGAAAGAGAACTATGGATGGGATATATCCATCTAATTATTATAAGATCACAGAAGAAGAAGAGAGAATGGCTAAGGGTAAAGATGACATTAAGATACTCGGATATATTGACGAGGATTAGTGTTATTTTTATGAAAGGAATATTATGGTAAAATTTTTAATTTTTCTTCCATTACAAATCCTTAGCATGATCTTGTGTTATCTTACAAATTGGATTGTAGTCTTATTTGCAGATGAAGATGGTGAACTAAAAGGTCTATGGCACCTATGGCAAACTTGGGATGATAGTGTTGATAATAAATACTTCGTCCTAAATCAAATTCCTAAAATCTTTAGATATGACTTTGATAAGTATAATAAAGAATACAAGGGTGGAGAAGATAAGTATGGTAGAAGAAGATATTATGTGAAGAATCTTAAACCATTACCACTTAAAGATCGTATCAAAAGATATTTCTGCCGTGTAGGTTGGTTAAATAGAAACTGTGGATATGGATTTGCATTCTATTTACTAGGTACTTGGGTAGATAATAGAAAGATGATTTACAATGACTCTACTAAGTATAAAGAATATAGTGGTCATGAAAAGGGATGGAGATGGCTATTTGATAAACCATTTGTATGGAAATCAGACAGACCTATTACCAAACATCTTCAGTTAAATTGTTTCATTGGATGGAAAGCTTCTAGAGAAATTAAAGGAAGACATAGAGCAATGATTGCAAATCGAATTGCTGTAAGAATCAGAAAGAACAAATAGCTGTACAGTTATATACTATAATAGTGAGTAGATCATAACGATCTACTCACATTCTTTTGTTTAAATTAAAGGAGATTTATTATGAAAAAAATAATTGATGGAACGACTTTAATAGAGTCAGTAAATGCCATGCAGACACATGCAATAGGCTGTATGATTTCTGCGATTATACGTTCTGTAACTGATAAAGAATATATAGATCCAGAATTAAAAAATGTAATTTCTGAAATGGGAGAATTTGCAGACGATCTTTTTAAATATATTGTAAAATTAAATAATAGATTTAATGATTCATTCTCAGATCCTGAAAAAGGAACTGTTATTATGAAAGAATCTATTTCTCAATTTGTATTTTTAGAAGATAAAGGATTTAGATTGGGGAGAAGTGAGAATGGTGATAGATTCTTATTAATTCCATTATGGTTATTATACTTTTTACCAGATCATTATAATCTACTAAAATTTAGTGTAACTTTTACTTATAATACTTATAGTATGATTATTGATAAAAATAAACATGGAATAATTATTGATTCTTATGAGGATATCGAAAGAAAAGATATAGATATCGAATCATTCTATGTAGCACTTCCAAATTACGGTATATTCTTAGGTAAAGCTTAAAAAGGAGATATAATTATGCATCAATTTATTAAATCAACAGATCCATTTTCCTTTGCAAATATATTTATAACAGAATTGAATCGTATCAATTCTATAAATAATATTCAAAAACATTCTACTATTAGAGAATCCATTCTTACTATCATAGAATCAAAATTTGGTAATAAGATTATTAATAGAGAAGAATGTCTTATGAGACAAGATAAATTAGATTATAATGAGTTTAATTTCAAGAACTCTAAAGATGAATTTAACCAGCTTAATGTAGAAGCTACAAGATATTATTTCGTATCTGGAATAGAGTTTGAAAAAGAGCATTTGGTATATAATCCATTTATATCTTTCTCAGACTATTCTCCAGCAGATAATACAGTCATTGTATTAGAGGATGAATTCAATAGACTTGTTAAGCATCTAGCTATAGCTTTTGATAAAGATGGAAAACCTTTAAGAGTTAAATTTAAAGAACTCCCTTATATCAAACAACTTAGTGAGTTCTGGAGAAATACGACTCCTATGTTTTCAATAATAGAGGACTTCTATAGAGATAATAAGAATCAGATCCATATGGATCATCTCATTAAATGTGCTGCATTGTTTAAATATATAGAGTATATTTATAATGGAGCTATTGATTTGGATGATATTCTTTTACCATTACTATTTACTATGGAATGCACTTATGTACCATTTATGGATGAGTATATATCAGATGAAGAATGTGAGAATAAAGAATGGATATCTAAACTTAAATCAGATGAGGAGATTCTAGAAGATAAAGAATGTGATAATTATCTCTACAGAAATTGTATGGAAACAGAGACTCCAACTTTAAAGAAAAGGGAAGTCCAACATATTAAAAACATGGCAAAGAGTATTAAAGATATCATGAACTTTACTTCTGATACTAATATTAATAATTGGAATAATAACGTTCCTAATATTGTTAAAATTGCAGCTATCGTTAAGAACTTCGAAAACGAATGGCTCAAAGAAGACAAAGAGGTAGAGGCTTAACGCCTCTATCTTTTTTATTCATTAGGAAGTCTAAGACTTCTAATTAACCATGTTTGAAAGGAAAAGATATTTTATGAGTTTTTATGATATCACATCTAATGTGTTAATATATAATGCTGTATTTTCTATGATAGCATCTATATTCATAGTATTACTATATAAATTTAAAGGTGCCAGAATAAAGAATAGTTTATATAAGATGGTAGCTCTGGCATTTATATTATTTATGATACTAACCTTCTTCTATCTATTCATGATGGGATTCTTATATATTATCTCTAATCTATTTTTATTCTAAAAGAGAAGGTGATGATATTGTCTGTTGCTGGTCAGAATGCAGACACGTTTTTGCTAACACCGAATGTCCTTAATTCTTCTAGTCCTAGTGGAAATCCCATATATACATCCGATGTTATAGGTTGGACATGTCTTTTGCTAATATGCTATGCTTTAATAAAAATTAGTTTATATCTATACAGGTTTGTATATTATTCCGAAGAAAGTGATAAATTCTTAAAAGGTATAATAATAAGTATTTTTATTACTACCTTTGCAGCTATAGTCTTTTTATTAAAATTAACAATTGGGTTTCTAGAATAGGAGTGTATATATGAGATTATTACGCCTTAGGTTGGAAAACTATATAGGTATATATAATGGTATGGGATTGAATCATATAGAAATAGATTTTTCTAAATGTATTCATAAAGTACTAATAATCAAAGGGGATAATGGTACTGGCAAGTCTACTATATTTAAAGCCTTGACACCATTAGCCGATTCCTCGATAAACTTTATACCTGATAAAACAGCTATCAAAGAAATAGCTTATGAAACAGATTTTCAAACGATACTAAATATAAAATACGAGTCTATTGTAAAAGATGGTATTCGCCGTCCAACTAAATGCTATCTTAACAGACTAAATCCTGATGGGAGTATTGAGAATTTAAATCCATCTAATAATATAACTACTGCTAAAGAAGTTATATATGATATATTAGGGATAGATGATAACTTTATTACATTATCTCAATTATCAGCAAATAAAAAAGGTTTAGGTGGATTAAAACCATCAGAAAGAAAGAGATATGTGAATTCTATCATATCATCTCTAGCAGTATTTAATAATATTCATAAGATGATTAGTACTAAATCTACAGTACTTAAATCTATTATAGATTCTTATGTAACTAAACTAAATCAAATTGGAAACGTTGCTATAGTAGAAGATGCTATTAAAAAAGACACATTAGCTCTTAAAGAATTAGATAATAAGAAAAATGGCCTTATTAGTGAAATAGCAACTATAAAGGCAGAGTTAGCTAGATTAGATACTAGTGGAAACTTCCTTAATAATTATAAAGATCTTTCCATGAGAAAAATTATCTTAGAAAAAGAAATAAGAGAACTTCCAGATATAGAAGAATATTCTGAAGAGAAACTAATTCAATATGAGAAAGATATGGCTAGATATGAGGCTAATGAAGAAATGCTTTCTTCAAGAGCTAAAGAAATTCTAGATAATGAATTAGAACTTTCTAACAATGTTACTGAGCTTCAAATTAAACTAGATTCTTTGTATGATAAAGATCATATGGATGATCTTAATTCTAAGATAGAATCTACTAAGAAAGAATTAGAATCTTATAAACCATTCTTCTCATTATTTGAAACTTATAAGAATATTTCTGAGCAAGATTACGAAACAGTAAAACTTGTAATAAAAAAATTCAATTCTACAGTAGAGACTATTTTTCAAACTTATTCCGAAACAGTAAGAAAAGAATCTATGAATTCTTTAAGAACTGGTAAGAATGAAGTTATTTTAGATCATACTGAAATACTATCAGGATTGGAAAAACAATTAGAGGATCTTAGAACAGAAAGACGTGATGTAGAATTCTTAAACAATAGATCAAAGGATTACAACAAAATACCAGATGATTGCAATCATAAATCTGATTGTCCTTTTATTAAAGATATAGTAGAAGCTAAAAATCTTCTTAAAAGTAGACAGTCTTTATATTCTTTATCTACAAAGATAAATTCTACATTGGATGCTATTGAATCTGCAAAGAATTTAGCAGAAGAGAATATGATGAAGACTCAGTGTCTTTATGAAATGAAATCTATATTAGAATATATTCAGTCAATGTCTAAGATTATCAGGAAATTTCCTGGAACTGAATCTTTAGATTCTATTAATACATTATATCATAATATAGAGCACGGTATAAGATTGAATTTCGAATCTGTAGATAAATATCAAGAATTCAAAAATATTTCTACAATAGTATCTGCATTAGAAGATGATCTTCATTCTTATGAAAGTGCTAAAGAAAAATTAATTTCTGCAAATGCGGAAATAAGAATTTTACAAGAAAAAATAGATACTGATTTAAAGAATTTATCTACTATCCGTGATTCTAAAGTAAGCGTACTCGCTGAAATTGAGAAGATCAGAAGTTCTAAATTGGAGATTAAATCTGTCCTAGACAGTATCCGATATGCAAAGATAAATAAAGAGAAATTTGAAGAAGTTTCTGAAGAATTACAATCTATAACCTCTAAGATAGATTCTATGGAAAAAGATACAGTTGCTATTAAAGAATTAACCGATAGGCTAAATAGAAGAGGTGCTGAACTATCTGCTTTACAAAATACCGATCTTCCAGCATTAACTAAAGCTATCGAAGAGAATAAGTATCGTATTGTATTATTTGAGCAATATACAAGAGACTCCCAGGAATATGGAGCTAAGTATAATGAGATTCAAATGATCAAGAAATATACTTCTATTCATGGTATTCAAACAGTATACATGTCTGTGTTTATGAATAGTATACTTAATATGACTAATGCTTTACTAACTCTATTATTTAGAGGAAGATTCACTTTACAACCATTCATTATTAATGAAAATGAGTTTAATATTCCATGTGCTGATAGTGAAGGTAGAGTAAGGGAAGATATCTCATTAATGAGTGATAGTCAATTGTCTATGATCTCTATGCTTATATCTTTCGTATTATTAAGAAACTCTTCTAATAAATATAATATTATCAAACTAGATGAAGTTGATGATAATTTGGATAATATGAATCGTATTCAGTTCTCTATTCTTATAGAACAAATTATGATCGATTTAGGATTTGATCAATGTCTTATTATCTCTCATAATAATGAACTAGATCTATCCAATACTGATATAGTAATTTTAAAAATGGAATCTCAAGAGATGATTGATTCCTTATATAATTCTGGCGGGAATATTGTGTTCTCTTATAATGAGTATAAAAGATAGAGACTTCTCAAACTCTATCTCTATCTTTTATATATTCGGGGTATTAAAATGATTACAAATAAAAACTCTCAACCTGAAGAGATTGATGAATTAGAGATCATCGAATCTATAGAAAAAATAAATCAAGTAGAATTTAAAATGAATTCTTTTGAAAGAAAACTAGATGAATTTGAAAAAGTAATAAATGGATTCAGTTCTTCTACCAATAATGCTGTTAATATTTTTAAACAGTCTGACTCTCTCACTAATAATGAATTACTTAAGATTAAAAATATCACTGATGAATTGGAAGAAAATATGCAAAAATTAGATTCCGATTATTCTAATTTAAAATATTTTGCTATATTCTCTGGCATCATAGGCACTATGTTTATGATAATATCGGTTGTTCTAATATTCCATATAATAAATAATAGCTGATATATAGGTATGAAAGAATGGGATTATTTACTAATGAAGATATTGATGATTTGGAGAAAGAAGAAGTCATCATTGATCAGCCAAAAATAAAAAATGCAGAAAGTATTGAAACTTTCTTTAAAGAGATAAATACTGGATTCGGCGGATATAACGCAAAATATATAGACGTTTTATACTTTGCTGATCCTCCAACATATAGAAGAATAGCTAGAAATTTTAATGGTGATTATAATATGACTGAAGAGTCATCTCCAAAGACTGTTGAAGATTATTCTAAAGCTAGTCATATACCAGATAATCTTATATTTGATAATGCTTTTAGAGTTATTAATGAGTATATAAAACAAGAAGATGTTCCATGCTTTATTCCTAGAATATATTGTGTTCCATATGATAAGGATTATTTTGGCAAAGAAGACCCTATTGGAATTCTATATGAACCAACTAGATTTACTGAAGTAATAAGAATAGATCCTCTTAGTAATCACGATGTGGATAATGTATATAAGATAGAAACTAAGAAAGTTAGAAATTCTGAATATGTAGAATATATAAGGTATATTAGAGATTCTGTAGCAGATACTGGTCTTGCAGGATTTGATACTGTTGAAATAAACAATAACAAAAAACTTGTCGATGGTTATGATAATGATAATTTTGTTATTATAGCAGATACTTGCAAAACTAGTTTAGTATCTCATAATACCAAAGACACTATTTATTCTATAATGGATAAAATAAGGAATAGTACTGCTAATAATGTCTTAGCATCTGAATTATTAGCCAGAGTATTTTTAAAAAATACATATATTTTATCTAGATCAGAACTATATTCACCTCCAGAATGCTATCCTAAAGAAGAGATATCTATTTATGATATACAGTACAGTATTGGGTTAGATCATGGCGAAAGAACTTTATATCTTATAGAAGTAGGATCTAAAATAAAAGAATATAATTCTAATTCTTATATAGACGAATCTAATAATAACCCATATAATATCAGATGTGTTGATAAGATTAATAGTATAAAAGAGACATTAATTATTGCGATACTTGCTATTACTACAATAGCAATATTGATCTATTCATTCTTAACTAAATAAATTATAAAATGATAGAGGAATACCGTTATGGTATTCCTCTTATTTTTTTTATTTATTTTTGTTTTTTGGATTTTCATATTCCGAAGGTTTGATAGATTTGAACCCAGGGATTACTGTTGCATCATATTTATTTTCGCTTTTAGCAGTAATAACTTTTGCAGAGTCAATACCTTTACTATCAAATATGAAGAATACTATCGCAAATTTATCTCCATAATTTAAGATCTTATAAGCAGTAGCAGTCCCAAGAGAAACTTCATTTGCTTTATGCTTTATAAGCATAGCAGATTGATCTTCTGTTTTAGCATTAGACCCATAATAATCATTAAAGATATCATTGGATTTATAGCCCTTAGTTTTACCAAACATAGCTACATTTGGAATATCTTTAATCATTTGACGTAATTTAGATTCTACTGCAGGAGTGATTCTATAATATTTGCGGAAATACTCTTGATCATGTTTATCTCTAATACCATTAGGAATTAGTCTAGGATCGATAGAGCTTATCCATTTCTTTGTTCCAAGAGTATGATCACCCATGAGAAAGTTTCCTATAGCATTATGAGCAACAGTTTCAATACTTTCGTTTAATTTAAATAGTGGCATAATTATTTAATATCCTTTATTTAATTACTAGACGACCATTTTTATCTGTCATCATTTTATCAAATTCTTCTTTAGTCTCTTTTCCAGTAAAAACATAATCGTTTGTTTTGCCCTTTCCATTAGTTTTGGCTTTTTCAATCATGCCTTTAGTAGATTTAAGACCCTTAGCTGTATGATCTCTAGCAACTCTAGTAAATCCTAAATCAATATCTAGATTATTAATCTTTCTATCATGAGCTTTAAGTTTTTCTTCACGTTTGAAGAATTTATTTCCAACCCATCTTGTTGCTTGAAGTAATTTTTCATTAATCCATTTAACAATACGAGTTAACACAGATAGAATCTTTTTAATAATGCCTTTAGATTTATTATCATCAGTAAGCTTATACTTTTCTTCAAAGCGTTCAATAGCAGCTTTAAAAGATTCTAGTTTACGTTCCAACCAAGATTTAGGTTTTTCATCAATAAGCTTTTTCATTTGAGCTTCTTTTTCAGTAAGTTGTTTATTATATTTTTCTAACTGTTCTTCTTGCTCTTTTTGTTGCTTATTTAGAGAATCTAAATCTCTTTCTTCTACTTGAAGTGCTTCGCATAAAACAAATGTTTCAAATTGCTCTAGCAAAGCTTCTGCAGAAGATGTATTACAATCTTCATTTAATCTATACAATGCCATATTCGTAAATCCTTTCAATAATTTATTATACCATATGGGAGTAATTCCCATATGGTATTTTAATATTACTTATATTAATTTTCGTCGTCGTAATATGCTCTTTCACGACTCCAAGCTTTATTACGGCGAGTTTTTAGATCTTTAAGTTCATTTCTTAATGCAGATTCTTTACCAGCAGCATTTTTCTCACGTCTGCCTTTGAATAATTTATTATCAACAAAGCGAGTAGCTTTGATCAATTTATCATTGATCCATTTGACAATACGAGTCAAAACAGATAAAATCTTTTTGATAATAGTTTTAGATTTGTTATCTTTAGTAAGTTTATGTTTTCTTTCAAAACGTTCAATAGCTGCTTTGAAAGAAGTTAATTTACGTTCTAACCAAGATTTAGATTTATTTTCGATAACCTTTTTCAAATCTTGTTCTTTTTCAATAATTTTATTATGAAGATCTTCATATTTTTCTTCTTCAGCAGTAGCATCTTCTAACATCAAAGAACCAGATGTTACTAATTCTAATTGTTCCAAAAGATTCTCTGCAGAAACTAAAGAACCACTTTCATTTAATTGGAATAATGCCATTTTTATATTCTCCTTTTACAGAATACTAAAATATTTTTAAAATTATTTTCAAAAACCTCTATAAGGTTATTGATCAGATTAATTAAGTGTAAATGTATTATTTAGATAATTTAAGTTTATTATTGATCTTTTCTAGAAGCGAATCTTTTTTAGTTTTAGAAGATTCAGCATTCTTTTTAAGGTTTTCAATAATCTTCTTATTGCTATTTACTAGACTCATGAATTTTTCACGAATATCTTTCTTAGGTTGAACGCTTGTAATAAATTCATCCCATGCTAGTACATATAGTCGGAAAGAAGAACTTGTTAGATTGATTTCTTTTTTAAGAAGCTTATCGACCTTTTCTGTTTCTTTTTTGATATCTCTAATATCTTTTTCTATGATAGCTCTAGTTTTAGGAGAGATATCAGGACGTTTTAATTCCTCTTCCAAGATATCTATTTGAGTCATAACCCTAGAAGCTTCAGTAGGATGAGGTTCGCCAGTAATAATAGTTCCAAAGAAAGAACCCATTATATATTCAAGAGCAAACAATTGCCCTACTAAAGGAATTTTGTCTGCTAAACCATTGATACCATAACCAAGCATTTCTGCTTTCATGAGTTTTATAACAGTAGCAAACTCTACACCATATCCATTCATTGCTACAAATTTATCAGCAAAAGATTCATCCATGTAACCCATATAATTCATGACATGATTAACAGCAACTTGTTTTTTATTATCAGCAATATATTTTACATATTCTTTGCTATTATCCTTTATATAATCTAGAAGCTTATTGTGGAATATCATTTTTATAGTATTAACTATTTGCTTTACACCTTCAGGAACAGATTTTATATCACTTTTTATAGCCAGAATTGATGCAAATGCATCAAAACCTAAATACACTGGTTTGTATAATTGATTCCTTTTTGATAAATTAGTCGCCCTTTTGCCAAAATCAGTAGTATTAATTAGATGGCCAAGCAATGCACCAAACTTTTCGAAATTTGATTTGTCATCCATACCAAAATATACATCTAGTTTTGTAAATAGAGATAGTATCATTGCAGTAGTTCCATACAAAGACCTTCCTGCATTATATTGTGCTAAGAAACTGATCGCCATCTGAGAAAAGTTATGACCAATTTCATGTAAAATAATAGCTAAAACTTGACCAGAAGACATTTTAGAATTAAATAAAAGCCCATCAGAAATAAATGATATACCATTAATCTTTGCAGATTCTTTATATCTTAATCCACTACTATCTAAAACATCATCAAAACTAGCAAGTCTGGTCATATCTAAAGAAACTGGATATGTGAAAGCATTAATTTGAGACATTCTAAGTATATTTACAGAAAAGGTTTCAAATCCAAACTGCTTTTCAAGACATCTCTCAAATTCTTTCCAGTCTTTATCAGTATATAATTCTTTAACGACAGAAGCTAGTCTTTGGCTATTGATTTTGAGTAAACCAATCATGCCTTTGGTATCATCTACTAGATAAGGTTTCCTAATCTTATCCAGTAGCTCTTCGGCCCTTTTGAGATATTTCGATTTTGGAACATAAGCTTCACTTAATATCCCTCCCTCTTGAAAATCTCTAATTGTATATAATCCCATATTTTTTATCCTTTGCAAAGTTAAAAATATTAAATAAAAATATGACTTATATAAGTGTCATTCTTTATCATTTTATCTTTGTATCAAACAAGGCACTAATCCTAGACATTGTGATAATATCAGGAGGTGATATAATAAAATGCGAGGTTATAATGAGCTCGAATTACCTAATGCTAAGAAGACGATAGTCTTAGACCATCTTCCTTCTTTTGATATAGCAGATTATGATTTTACTAATGAAAAAGATCTGATGAAGTACTTCAAAAACATTGAACGTATTTGTCGATCTTCTAGATCTTATAAGAAATATATAGAATACTTAAGAAACTGTGTTGATATGACTAGCTGTTCTTTCTATAAGAACGTAAATAATATCGATACGTATTCTATTAAAATTCATATACATCATTCTCCTCTAACTCTATTTGATTTAGTAACTACTATATATGCTAAGAGAGTTGCTTGCCAAGAAAATATTTCAGAGAATGCTGTAGCTAAAGAAGTCATGTTTAATCATTATAGATTAAACGTTGGATTAATACCATTATCAGAAACTGTTCATGAGTTAGTTCATAATGGATATCTATTCATTCCGACGAATTATGTATATGGGGATTATAAAACCTTTATACAAATTTATGGGAAATATATGGATCCACAACTGAAAGCTACTTTAGAATATTCTGAAGCTATATCTAGAACTTATGATTATAATAAAGAAACTCAAGTATTAGATATGCATATGGTTCATATAGATCCATCTGGATCTTATGATTTTCCTAGTACGGAAGAAGTTATTAATAAACTTCAATCTAGAATAGATGATATAGATAATTCTGCTACTGAAAATCAATATATGATTGCTACTAAAAAAGAAGATTAGGAGGATATTAATGGGATTATTATTCACAGAAGAAAAACAAGCTGTAAACTCTTTTAAACAGTTTAATGAAGAGCTTCAATATATGATTGAAAATGATATGTTAGAACAAGGTCTTGCTAGACTAGTTTTATTTGGAGAAGAATATACTATTGAAGAAGAGTTTCAAGTTTCAAAAGAATTAAGAGCTATAGATGAAGAACGAGCTAATTTAGTTGCAGAACAAGTTTTATCTGAAGAAGTAACAGCTCCTATGCCAGATTTAAATAATGTAAAAAGTATGGAACAAGCTACTGCTCGTATCAAAGCTTTAACAAATCAACTTAATCAAAAAATTAAAGAGCAACAAAATGCTGTTGCTTCTAAAAAAGGCTGGTTTGCTACTATTATCTTAAATCTAAAACGTGCTATTACTTGGCTAAAAGATAAAATTTCTAGTGGGTTCTTTAAAGTAAAACAAGCTGCTACTGGAGTATTTAGTAAAGATAAAGAAACTTCTTTAGCAAAAAATGAATGGAAAAGAGCTAATAGCCAATATAATACGGCTATTCAAAGAATGTAATTTTATAAAAGATATAAAAGCCTTGTAATGACTATTTATTAATGATTATTCTAATATATTATAGTGGTCATTAAAGGAGAATTATTATATGCTTCTAAAAGAATCTGACCTTTATGGGTCTAATGATTTCGACTTTATTGAATCTCTTGATTCTTTGAGCGAATCTGAAATGATCTATACTGTAAACATGGTTCCTATTAGACATATTGACCGTTTAAATCGTAATCTTATTCAATTAGAGGAGTTCGTGAAATACGGTACTTCTAATGGTATTACAAATGGTCATAAAGCTATTGGAGCTGTATGTGAAGCTAGTATGATTAGCAACGATTCCAGAATTGGTTTTGTTGTAAATGAAGCTTCTCTTTATGAAGATGATGAATTAGTAGAGATTACTCAATCTATTAAAGAAGCTGGATATAAGGTATACATTACTCCAGTTTCTGAAAACTCTATTTATTATCAACAATTAATGGAAGCTTTTAACAAAGACTTTGAAGCAGAAAGCTTCAAAGATTCTTACCATCTCCAAGCATATTGTGAAGGTACCATCAAAGATAACCTTAATAAAATGAAATATGCTGTTGGCGAGGTTGGTAATAAAGGCGCTAAGAATATTCTTCGTGTGAAGAATCATATTCAAACTGGTGCTGATGCAGTTAAATCTGCCGCTACTACTGCAGGAGATAGCGTAAAGACTTTAGCTAATAAATACTCTGCTGCTAAACAAGCTGTAAGAAACTTTACAGATAAAGCTTCTAAAGCTCCAGAGTCTTTAAAACAAACTGCAAATAATACTTTGCAAAAAGCTAAAGACACTGCTACTACTATTAAGAATAAATTAGTAGCAGCCAAACAAGGATCCTAATTTTTAAATATGGAAGGAGAACATGGCCATGTTTAACTCTGCTATTCAGACTCTTTCTGAAATGGCTATTGCTGATAATGGTACCAAAATTCCTCAAACTACAAAAGTATCTGTAGTTGAAGAAGTTAAATCTTTATTAGATGGCTTAGCTACCATTCCAGTTAGCGAATGTAAATTCACTGCTGAAATGGTTCCAGTTCGCGAATCTAAAAGATTTGGTAAATACTTAATTGAAATGGAAGACCTTTCTCGTTATATGATTACAAATGGTCTATCCTCTGTAACTGAAGCTATTGGTTCTATCTTAGAATGCAATGGTCTTAAAGGCCAATATCATAATACTGCATTGATCATCGATGAAGCTTCTATTCTTGATGAAATGAGTACTCTTGGTATTGGTACTGATGATAACTTGAATAAATGGCATGATGCTGGTTTAGGTAAAGGCTTATGGGGTGATCAAGCTAATGTAATGACTTATCGCAAATTTGCTAATACTAAACAAATGATGGATACTTTCACTGGTAAGTATGGTCTTCAACTTATTAAGAAGAACTACAATGTTGGTTTGGCAGAAGCTGCTGAGCAAGAAGACGTTCAACTTAAAGTAGAACCTACAGATCAAGTTATTCATGAAAAACCAGTTGAAGCTAAAAAGCTCTCCAAAGCTGATAAAAAATTCGTTGCTGATGATATCGAATCTGAAGAATTAGGTGACGAATTGGACAGCATGATGGGCTTTGGTGATGTTGAAAACGATGATTCTGATAGCGATCTAGAAGAATTCCAAGAATCTGTAGATCCTCACCAAAAACATCTTCAATATTTAAGAGACATTGCGTCTGGTAAATATGATAAAGATTTAATGTAATTCAATTACTGATTTTACTTGGAGGTAAAATACTATGGCATTGTTCCGTATTAATGAAGAAGCATCTGAAGATCAAGCAAAAGGTAATATTGGTTTAGATAATGATGCTAAAAAAGGTTTATATTTAGCTGACGAATATGATGAAGAAGAAGAAAAAGAATTCATCGGTGCTGGTGATGAAAAAGAAACTAGCAAAGTAAATATTCCTGCAGCATTGGCAGCAAAAACTGCTGGTGGTGTAGCTCATGACGCTACTGAAGATAATGGCGTTAATGGTGTTAGCGAATCTTATTCTAGAAGATCTGCTCGTGCTAGACTCTTTTCTAAATAATAATTAATAAAAGCATTGCCTAGAGATTCATTCTCTAGGCAGTTGTTTTCTAAATTGGAGGATATTGATATGATTTTTTCTAACCATGATAATGGTATTTTAGATGAAGCAACTTCTATCGTTGGTAGTTCTAAAATGCTAGTTCATGAAAACACAGGGTATTTTCCAGAATTAGTTATTATTAGAGAAAGTAAAGAAAAGAATTGTAATATCATTAGAATTGAAGATCTAGTAGAATATGCAACTTCTAATGGTATTACAAATGGCACTCAAGCAATTATTAATGTTTGTGAAGCTAGTGATGTTAAACCATCTACTATTTCTTTATCTTTAGATGAAGTTAGTGCATATGCTGATCAAGAAATGCTTGATACAGCAAAACAATTTAAAGAAGCAGGATTTCAAATTTTCTTAAATCCAATCTCTAAAAATGATCCAGTATATGAATTAACAGAAACTACTTTTGATAAGATTCATGATCTTATGCAACGTGGTGATGATATCGGTTCTGATGAATTATTAGATGCATATCTCAATGATGATTTCGAAACATTGAAAGAACAAACCGATATCAATCCACAAAATAAGATTCTTCAAAAGCTCAAAAGAGTTCCACAAGAGGTATCTTCTAATATTAATGATAAAGAATATCTTGGTAAGAAAATGGCTTCTATGAGAAATCTTTACTATTCTTTAAGAAATAAAGCAAATGGAGATTCTCCTACAAACATGGATACTTCTACTGTAAAGGCATTAATGAATAAAACTCAACAAGCTATTGGGTTTGTAAGAGCTAAATTGAAATAATAATAACTAATTTTGAAAGTTATAATAATTACATTATAATAAATCTTTGGAGATATAGATTTTTCATCGGATTTTATATCTCTAAGCAATGAAAATAATTTATAAATTATTACTTAAAATCATTATGATCATAATGGAGGTATTTACCTATGTTAATCACTGAATCTCAGTTGAACCGTACTGCTGGCTTCAAAGGTATTCTTGACGAAGCTGTGTACTTGAGCGAATCCGAAGCTGCTCTTAACCCTATTGCAATTCCAGTAGTTGAAAATACTCGTATTGGTGCTGCAGTAGTTAACTTCTCCGATGTTGAACGTTTAGCAGAAGAATCCTGCATGGATTACTTCGAAGCTGTTGATGCTATTGCTGAAGCTAACCAAATCTCTGTTGACTCCATCGCAGTTGCTATTGATGAAGCTCGCATTATCATGAACCCTGAATTAGTTAACGAATGCCATAACGTAGTTGTTCGTCCTATTAGCGAAAACTCCGATGCATATATTTTCGTTGACATGATGCTTGAAGCATTCGAAAACACTGGCGACGTTACTTTCATGAACATGATTGTTAACGAAAACGAAGGTGGCACTACTGATCAACAAGCTAAAGAAGTAGAACAAGCTACTGATAATAAAGGTGCTGACGCTGCTAAAGGTGAAAAAGAAGTAGGCAAAATCCGTCAATGGTTAGAAAAAATCAAAGAATATGCTTACAACAAACCAAAAGAATGGATTGCTAATAAAATTGCTGCTCTTAACGCTAAAGCTGAAGACTACAAAAAGAAAACAGCTGAAATGGGTGACAAAGCTCCTTGGTACCGCAAAATTTTCGATATGATCGCAAAAGCTGTTGCTTACTTGACTTCCAAAATGACTAGCGACACACGCCGCGCAGATGCTGCTACTGCATTAGCTGACAAAAACGCTAAAGCTGCAGCTGAAAAGAAATAAGAATCAAAGATAAATATAGAGATATAATTATTTTTAGATAATCAATTGACCTAGGGGCTTAATTGCTCCTAGGTCTTTTTTGTGTTTCAAATACCTATGACACTTTAGTAATCTATTCATAAAATGTAATGAGGTATTTATAATATGGGATATTTTAAATCTTATAGTTTGATAACAGAAGATACTAAATCATTTTCTTCGCTAGATATCTATATTAAAATAATTAAAGATATAGCTATATCTACAATTATAGGGCAAGCTGTCAAGATATTTGTAGAAAATAGAGTTAATGATGACTTCGCTATTAAACTTGAATCATATAAATCTAATAAAAAATTTTACGAGTACTTATCCAAAGAGATATCTAATATATACAAAAAGAATCCAGAATATAGACGAATGAGTTATGAAGAATATCTAAAGACTCCTATGTCTAAAAAGATGAAGGCATTCTATAATAAGAAAGATTTTAAAACTATAGCTAAAAATACAAAAGATGCTCTAGCTGCTGGTATAATAAAATTCTTAACGTCAGCAATGTTTAAATTTCCTGGTGGTAAGGCTATGATAATTCCAATATTCTATGTATTGAATACTAACCATATTGGACTTGGTAAAAGCTTTATGTATGTACCAATAGAAATAGAAGGGGCTCTTACTGTATTAGGATTAAATTTTGGTAAGAGTGGTAATTTATTCATCAATGAAGTTGAGTTATTTAGCTTTGATGAAAATGATGATGTTGTCAGAATTCCTATAAAACGTCCTCCAGCAAAACTTTATCAACTCACAAAAGAAGAGATGAAAAAAGTAGTTGCTAAAATGGAGAAATATAAGAATAAGAAAACTGATAATCCAGAGCAATTACTGATTGATTATATTAAAGAATTGAGAGATGACTTATGCTAAAAGATGAATTTTTTAATGCCATCTCAGAATCATATGAATTTGATGCTATATTAGAGATGGCACAAGATAATAGAAATATGCTTCTCTGGATGTATGAGAATGGATACATCTCTCAAGAGTATTTTGAAGAAGCAGAAAATTCTGGCAATGATCAATGGCGAATAGATAATATTACTGCTATTAAAACTAATCTTAAGAAGTTTAAAGATTATGCCAATGATCAAGGCAAAAAGAATAATGAATGGCTAATCCAAAACAGAGATTATCTTGTGGATTTTCAAAAATATCCAGTAAAGAGTGGTGCAAATATTCAAAATGCTCCATCATATACTACAGCATTTGCTAGAATAAAGAAACCGTTAAGTTCTAATATTAGCGGAGTAGATCTTAAAAGAGTTACTATTTTGGATACAAAGAATAATACTTTACAAGGCGATGCTAAGAAAGCTGCAGATTATAAAAATAATCTATGGTTTAAGAAAATGCTAGTAAATGAATATGATGGGCAAAGTGATTTTGCTAAGTTTGCTAGAGATTTTTATTATGGTATAGATAAAAAAGTTAATATGCAATCTCAAGACATTCAACAATTAATTCCTAAAGCATATAACTTCTGTACCACTTATAATACTTTGATAAAATCTTTTGAAACAGATGTAAATGGTATTATAAATTATATCAATAGAAATCCTATCACTGGCAATCAAGAACCTACTCTATCTCCATCTCAATTAGCAGCTAATAAAAGTGCTAATGCTGTAAAACAGTCTAATACACAAGGCATGGCTTCTACAGCACCATTAAATGCAGATACAGATTATTCATTATTCTATACAAAATATTTTAAAGATCTATTAAATGAAGATGATGCTAATAAGACATCTACTGCAACTCCTAAGATGACCTTTGATAATAGATCTTCTAATAATAATCAAAATAACCCTAATCAACAAAATACTTCTCAGAATAACCAACAAACCAAACAGGATCCTGAGGATAGTGAAACAGTTATCTATAATAAGAAGAAACTTGTTTGTGATATCTTAAAGCAAGCATTAAATGCCAAAATGACGGCAGCTGGAATGTTATATAGGGATTTGTTTTCTTATATGCAAGCTCATGTGAATAGCTATAATAAGAATAAGCAAGCCCCTTCTCAAAATCAAAATAATAATCAGGAAAAAGCTAATACAAATCCTAATAAACAACCAACTCCTAATACTGATGAAAAGGCTGGTGAATAATATGGCTCTATTTATATTAGATGAAGCTAGGGTTATTAAAAACATTGAAGGTATTGTTCGTAAAGTAAAAAGAGTAACATCTGGAGATGCACACCATGCTCCAAATATGAAAAAATACGAAAAGACTTTTCTTGGAGATAGATTCACAGCCCAGCCTAAAAAAGCTGGTGACTGGAAGAATAAACAAGATACTGATGGAAATCCTAATAGCTATAAATAAAATATTACCCATACTCGTAATGAGTATGGGTATAATTTTTGGTTCAATTATATACTATAATAGTGATATAGTGTTTATATAGTTTTAGGAGGATTTAGTATGGATATTATTTTATTTCCAGTGGAAACTTTGATGTGGACTTTACCAGCATCTATGGTAGCTGGTTATGGTTATTTTGCAGAAGCTAATAAAGAGTATGTAAATAATGAGCCAGATAATTTTAAAGACTACTCAGATCTTATTCCTGAGAAAAAAGCAGAAGTCCATTATGATATATCTTATTTTGAAAACAAATTAAAAGAGCAATTAAAAGCCAAAGAAAATAAAGGGGAATAGTTTTTCCTTTTATTTTTTTTTTCTAAACTCTCTACAAATCTCACTTGACCTTACTATAATAGAAAATAAGTAAAAAGAGAGATGGTGATACATAATGATTATAGATATGCTATTTCTATTTGCAATACATTGCCTAGCCGACTTCCCACTTCAAGGAGAATATTTAGAAAAGAATAAAAGAAAATCTTTATATCTATTAACCTGTCATTGTATTTTGTATGCGTTTATTGTGTGGGTTGGTTTTTGTATTATAACAGGAGCAAGATTTGCTGATTATTTTAGTAGGGTTATTTTCTTAATAATTCTTATATCTCATATACTAATAGATTTTGGAAAATGCTATGCTATGAACTCTTTGATTATAGAGCGACTAAATGGGATGATTAGTAATGAAAAGTATAGAAGATTAGAAGCTACACTAAATAGATTCGATCAATTATTTCATATTCTCATTCTTTTCCTCATTTACTTTTGCAAGTAATGACCACTTAGTAATTGAATTATGAATATAGGAGGAAAAGATGAAAAGATATCCTTGTCCCTATTGTAGTGAAACTTATCATAGAGATAATTTAGTAAAGCATATAGAACGAAAACATGATGATGAAATTCCAGAAGGATATACTGCATATAGATTAGTATATGATATTGTGAATAATAAACACGGTCATGGTAATTGTACCGTATGTGGAAATCCTACCAAATGGAATGAAAAGCGTCAAAAATATGAACGTCTATGTGGTAATCCAAAATGCTATGAGACTGTTAAAAAGACTTATCAAAAACGTATGATGAAAGTCTATAATAAGACCCATCTATTAGATGATCCTAAACAGCAAGAAAAAATGCTTGCTAATAGACGTATTAGTGGTAAATACAAATGGTCAGATGGTAAAGAATTTACTTATACAGGTAAGTATGAGCTAAATCTTATGAAGTTCTTAGATGAGGTACTGGAGTTTGACTCTTCTGAAGTAATTGCTCCGGGTCCTGTATTAGAATATACCTATGGCGGTAAAACTAGACATTGGATCACAGACTTTTTACTACTTCCTTATAATCTAATTATAGAGGTTAAGGATGGTGGCAAAAATCCTAATACAAGAACTATGACTGAATATAGAGCTAAACAAATAGCCAAAGAAAAGATGATTACTAATATGGGTGAATATAATTATCTTCGTTTGACAGATAATGACTTTTCCCAATTATTCACAATGCTTGCAGAATTAAAAATGCAAGTTGTTGAAGATAAAGTTACTCCAATTTCTAGAATAAATAAATAGGAGTCAATAATGGATATATTTACTAACGCTTTGTCCGAATCTAAAGATAAAGCTTATAATAATTATAGTATAGAAGATTTTGAAACTGAGTTTAATGATAAATTTTATGATGCTGCTATTTCTTCTAGAAAAGAAAAGATTGAGTGGCAGAAAGACCTTATTACTAAATTTCAAAATAAAGCTTCTAATCTAACTTCTTCTCTAATGCAAGAATTAAGTGTGAAAGAAGCTATTAATAAAATCTTCAATTCTTCTAAAACTCTTAACGATTTTAGGACTTATGTTGCTAGCAAGACTATAGATAAAAAGACTCAAATATATTATATTGAAAAGAAAATCAAAAACTATCCAGAATTGGATATGGAGAGATATAATATAGGAGAGCTTAGATATGGTATTCCTAAATTAGATCCTAGTATGAAATCAATATTAGATATTTATCTAGATAAAAAATATTGGTTGGGCGAAGGTTCTATTAGAGCTATTAATTTTAGTAGACAAAAGGAATATGAATCTAAAGAAAAACTCATATCATTTTTTGAAAAAACATCTAAGAAATTTCATGGAACTGATAATTTAAAACCTTCAGAAATTATAAAATTATCAAATTCATATGATGTAGTTATCTGTAAAGATTTAGTACAAGTAAAAAAAGATCATGAGGAATGTATAGAGTATATAGGAAGCATTAGGGATAAGGTAAACAAACTTTTTGTTGAATTATTAAATAAAAATTCTTCTGATAAAGTATTACAAAAAAGACTTAGAACTATACATAAAAGATTTATAGAAGATAGTTTATATTATACAAATATAATCAATAATTACAATTACTCTTCTATAAAATTTTATATTAATTATTACAAAGAAACTTCTAGAGTAATCCATAAAATCTTTATGGAAATAGAAGCTTTCAACAAATAGAGGATAACGTATATGGGATTATATATACTTGAATCGGCAAATATAGAAAGAGATTTATTAAAGTCTCTTTCTTTAAATACTGAAGAAAGAGAAGCTCTTCAAGAAGCAATCCTTTTAGAAACAGAAGGATCAGGTGATGATCTCCTTATCGGGAAGACTCCTAAAGAGATAGAGCAGGCTGCTGGAAGAGCATTTTATGCAAGATTGCAAAAAGATAAAGATAGTCTAAAGGCTTTCGATCAGATAATGATGGATAGAGATGACTATACTAGAGAAAAACTTAGGAGAGAGATAGAGCACGCTCCTAAAACTTGGGTAGCATCAAAAATTGCTGCTTTTAGAAGTCTTTATACTAAACTAGAAGCTGAACTAGATCAAGAAAAGAGTATGGGAAGGACTAATCTTTTAAGAAAGATTATGAGGATTTGTATTAAAGTTCTTGATTGGTTAGCATTTAGAATGCAAAAATTAGGTAATAAGATTACGATAGGTCCAAAAGGCAATTATGCTGGTGATCATGTTAATAGATATCGTAATAGAGAATATAATGGTAGAGTTAGAGCTATTCAGAAGAAAATCGGAATTGCTGTTAATGATAATCTCACATATCATGACGATTATGACGCATAACCCTTTTATACTCTGCACATTATAATAATCTTTAAGATTACTTGTTTTATAATATATTATGAAAAGGAATGGTGACCTTAATGCGCGAAGGCAAATTTGTCAAAATCATCGCTCCAGGCGGTGCAACCTTAAATTTTGTTGGTGTAACCGGCACTACAGAAAAAGTATTAATGGAAGTTTCTGCGGTAGCTAGATTATGCGACCGTGGTTGTCAAGTATTTGAAATCAAAGAAGAAGCTGCTGCTGAAGAAGGTAAAGAACCAAAAGTTACTTATACCCCTCTTTATAACAACTTCGATTTAGTATCTGGTGTAGAACTCTTTACAGAAAAACAAAAAGCAGATTTCGAAAAACGTGGTTTCAAAGAATGTAATGAAGATAATGGTGGTAATCGTCAAATCGATTCTAAAGAATTAGAAGATATCTTAGTTACAGATATCGAATCCATTATCGAAACTCTTAAACACAATGAAGAAACAGAACGTATCGAAATTATTTCTGAAAAGCTTAAAAAGCATATTGCTGAGTTAGATGCTCAAGAAGAAGTTGAAACAGAGCCTAAAACTGAAGAAAAAATTGTTGAAGAAAAAGCATCTGCTCGCTTCAAAAAACACTTTAAAGATTTAGAAGAAGAAGAAAAAGCTAAAGAAGCTGAAGCTGCTAAATCTGAAGAAGAGAAGGCAAAAGAATCTGCTTTAGACAAAGGTATTGTATACCGTCAACTTCCTCGCTTTGGTAATAAACCTTCTTCCTCTTCCTTCCGTTACAACGAAGAAGGTGGAATTGAAGAAGACACTTCTGATAAATCTGGTGCAAATCCTAAATCCAATAGCGATACAGGTGTAACTCCAGCAGGTTCTGATGAACATACTACATCTCCTAGTACTACAGAACGTACAGAAACTGGTGAAGCTACTCATGAAGCTACCCCTGGCAACCCAGAAACTACTGGTTCTACAACTACTGGTAAACCTGGTAAAAAGAAAAATGGTAGCCAAGCTCCAGACGAAGCTACTTCTCCAGGTAGAAGAGCAGAAGAAAATCCTACTCCAGTTGTTCCAGGTCCAATACAACCACCTCCTCAACCAGAAGATCATTTATAATAGGTGATAGTTATGGGTTTATATATCATAAATAATAATTTTCTAATTGAAGAATGCCATATCGATTTTGCTACTATTTTTAATGAAAATAGTAATGAGGAATCCACAGAGCAAGAAGTTAATAATAAAATAAGCAATGCATTGGGGGATTTAATGGGCGGAGAAGATGTTGCCGCTGATTTAGTATCCGATATATGTGTAAATATTCAATCTATAACCGATCCTACATGGTTAGAGAGAAAACAATATCAATTAGAAGAAAAACTAAAAAAATATGAAGAAAAATTAAAATCTGATAAAACTGGGACCTTTGCTAAAATATGGACTAAAGTAAAACAATTCTTTGTAAAGATTTTAGCAGCAATTGCAAAGGCTATAAACAAAGCTGTTAGATTTGTCAAACAAAAAGTAGCTAAACGTAAAATTAAAAATATGATGAAGAATGGCGATGGACTATTTTAGATAAAGGATTTCATAAATGAAATGGGATTATTTATATTAAATGAAGATAAAGCCATTCTAGATAACATAGCTTTAGATTTAACAAATTCTTTGACAGAAGAATCAAAAAATGTATACATGAAAAGCCAAGTACAAAAGCAAAAGATTATTGAAATGCTTAATGCTGGAATCAAGGCTAATGGTGATATGAGTAAATTAACTAAGATTAATGGACTTATAATGCACGTTGATGATCTAACATGGTTAGAGAAGAAACAATTACAGATTGAAGATAAAATCAAAGAATATTCTAAAAAACTTAAATCTAAAGAATCTGGAATGTTTTCAAAAGTATGGACAAAAGTAAAACAGTTCTTATTGAAAATCGTAGGATTTATAGTTAAGGCTATTAATAAACTTTATAAGAATATAAAATTATCTTATAAGGCTAGTAAACACTTACACGATAATGATGCTACATCCCTTATCGATTTAGGATCTAAGGCTGACGAAATAGAGGATAGAAATATTAAACGTAAAATTGCTAGCCGTTCTGCAGCTCTTGTTAGAAGTCAAGACAAAACAGAAGACTCTAGATTCTGGGGCCAATATACTAAAAGAAATCTTAGTAGATAATAATTACATGAGAAGAGCTATAACGGCTCTTCTCATCTCCTTGTGTTTAAATATGATGACACTCTGATAATATAAAATGGAGGTCAGATTATAATGCAACAATGGAACTTCAAGGTCTCAGGCAAAGTATTAATTCCTGGAGAGAAATCAGATGGTCTTATAATTAGACCTGAGAACTTTAAAAATATAATCCGTATTAGTGATTATGAAAATAAGAATATGCCTACAATGTTAGCACACGTTAATTTAGATAAGAATCTTTTTGATAAGATTATTGCTAATGCTAAAACTGCTACCATGTATCTTAAAATAGATAAGTATGATACTAATCAAGAATTAGAAACTCCTACCGTGGAATCTTATATAGAAGATGAATTCTCTATCTTTGTATCTAATGATATAAACTATTATAAAGAATTAGATTATAAAGAAAAAGATGAAGGTGGTAAAGATAAACAAGATGTGTATAGAGAAGCATACCTTGGTTTGATGAGTAAGAAATGTATTGATGCTAATAAGACTGTAGCAAATACTACTATGATGGATACTCATATGATGAATATCTTAAGTTCATATATGAGCAACCTTCACCTCTTAATAGAACCATTCCAATATAATAGAGTTCAGCAGCAGCTTATCATCCCACCAACGGATACACTAGTTTCTTTAGTGGCATATTTAAATTCAGTAGAAGTATTCTATCCAACTAAATATCAATTCTTTATTGATGAACCATTCTGCACTTACCTAATATCTAAATCTGGTAAAGGTGTTCCTATGAAGAATGAACGCTTTAACGATGTCATATTTAATATTAGAGAAACTACAGATCCTAATACTGCTAATCAAGGTATGAATATAGATACAGAAAGAAATCATTATTATATAGATTTATCTGTAACTGAAACTGCTTATAAGATCAACCATGATGTGGCAAAGGTAATCAATAAGTTTGATGCTATTATTAATCCATCTAAAGATAATAGCATTTTAAGTTATGATAATATTGCTAAAACAAAAGCATATATTGATCGTATAGTAGAGAAATTCAAAGTAATGATTAAAAAGATGATTAAGAAGATGGGCAATGTTCCAGAGAAACTTAATCATTGGAATGATATATTTAAAAACAATGTGCTTAACAAAGCTAAAGAGTTAAATGAATATCAAAACAAATTAACTCAGACAGTAATGCAACAAGCATCTGGTTTTCCAACATCAGTTCCAGCAAAACCTGGAAAAGTCACTATAAACGTACCAGTAGTGCAAAGTGCTTTTAAATCTATTACTAGTAAATTTCTTGGAAATGGTATCTTAGGATTCAATAAGCAATACGAAAGATTAACTCAAATGAGCCAATCATTTGAAAAGAATATCAAGAAGATATCTCCAGTATTCTATGACTCAGAATATTTAGATAACTATTTAAATTCTGTTACAGAAATCAATGTACAAGACGTAATAGAAGCTACAAAGAATTCTGTATCTAAAATTAACTCTTCTTCTTATTCAGCATCTTCTCATTCTCAATCTAAGATCTTTTCTCAAACTGATGCGTTTGATAACACAATGGATAAGATTGGGTCTATTGCTGATAAGGCAATTGGGTTTGTAAATAAGATCAAACCTGTATATGATAAATACAGTTCAGTATTTACTGACTCTAGTACTCATACTCACTTTGAAGATTTATTTACAAATGCATCTAAACTGATGGAGAATGTTCATGAGATGCAAGGTTATGTAAATACTGTAAAAGGCGTTGTTGGTAGTCTAAAAAATATCACTTCATTCATTACTGGGTTTGCTAAGAATCTATTATCTTTCTTCCCAAGTTTCAATGATATATTATCTTGTGATATTAAGAGTAAATTCGTATCTTTAGTAACAGATGTATCCGCTATTTCCTTCACTGGAGAATCTATCTATAATAAATTATCTGCTGCTGGTAAATATATGGCCTCTGGTGGATTTATGAATCAAGCAGATCTACAATTATTAAAAAATAATTTAGATAGTGTTACAGATTTAACCGGTATAGGTCAATTGGGAGTAGGCAGTTTTGAATCTGACGTAAATCTAGGTGGTTCCTTTGGGGATAGTAGACTAGGTACTAAAATTATCGTTACAAAGAACGATAATCCAAATGAAGTAAAGAATTACAAGTCAGAATTAGAAAATCAAATCAATAAACTTACTGTAAACAAATATGATTTAGATCCATCTGTATTTACTCCTAATAAGAAATATGTAGTAAAAAATTATGCAGCTCATTCTGATAAAGATGGTATATTCTTATTAAATAAGAAAACAGAAATCTATACTAGAGAAGCTGATAATTTTAGATGTATCACTATGATGAACTTCTCCAAAATATTAGAAGTTCCTAATAATGAAAAAGCAGCTGATGCTAATAAAACTACAGCTAATGATAATAAGACAACTAAACAAGATTGGTACAATAATTCTAATGGTAAGGCAGATTCATTAAATAATAATGTAAACGTAGTATCTGATGAAGGTAAAGGTATTACTACATCCAAAGTTTCTAAAAAAACTACTGTTAGAAAAGAATTAGGTACTAAATCCATGAGTGATATGGCTCAAATGATTAAAAGATAAAAAAATAAAGGGTAGAGTCATAACGACTCTACCCACTATATTTTGTTTATTAAAGCTTTTCAAGTAAGATTGGATTTTGTGAGAAGTATTGATCATTAATATTCTTAAGAGCTTCAGGATCTTCTACTTGTTCTAAGAATACAGTATCTATAGCTTCAGGCATAGTTCTATACATATACAATTGGTAGTCTAAATCAATACATCTAAATCTATTAACTATCTCATCATAAGAATGAGAATTTAATCCTTTGCTTGGATATAGCTTGGAGGCTACATTGAACAGAGAATCTGGAGTAGCTTGATCAAACTGCTCATCTATACTCTTTAATATCTTCAATGACTGTTTATAATTAAATAAAGATTTAAGATTTCTTTTAGGAATACCTGATAGTGTCATAAATCCTGATAGCCAAGATTGATTTACTTCAAACTTTTCTATTCTTTGTTTTTTAATTTCTGCAATATATGAATCCAATGCAGTTTCCTGAGTTACCAAATAAGAAGGATCTTCTGTACTTCCTGGAGCTGGTTTTTTCTTATAAAGCATAATAAGATCTTGTACTTTAGATGGCAATTGAAATGCATATTGAGATGAAGTTATAAATAAAGATGGAGCAGTGATCTGTCTATTCTTAAACTTAGTGATCATATCATAAGCCATAACAGAAGTTTCTACTGTTCCCATTTTAAAGAATATATTATTCATATATTGACAAAGCATTTGAATGAGAGGTATATTTTGGTTAACCATATCATATACTTCTTTATTATTTATCATTCTCATAGTATACTTTTCATTATACTCTGCACAGAATCTTTGCTGAGTAGCAGCTCCAGTAGTTGGAGAATATAATAAGAATACAAAGCTATCAATTCCTGCTTTTTTAAAGAATGATTTATAATGTATGGCTAGATTAGCTATACATGCTGTTATATTGTAAGGATTAGTTACTTTATAGAAACTAAATATAGGAAGCAATACCTGATATACGTCTATATAGATATTAATCCATTTAGGAATTGGCTTGTTTCTATAGTATTCTGTAAATAGTTTATTTAATTTATCATATTTGATAAACTGAGCATAAAGAATATGCTCAATAGGTACTGCTTCCAAATAATCATATTCTTTTACTCTATTATTAGTCATAATTCCACCTTATTTGTAATCATGTAAAGTTCCACCTTTAGAGATAGAACGTTTACCAACTTTAGGGGCATAATTTTTACAAACTTGACCAGCATTCTTATCATATAATAAAGGAATGCAATCGTCACAGACTCTTGAGAACATCCACTTCGATGGAGAATATTGTTTCTTACCACAATATCTACAAGTGAATGGCAATACTTCAGCTTCATTCATTCTAGAAATACAAGATTCACAGAATGGTACTCTCATAGCATCTGGTTCTATAGAACTTGGGTGTTTACAAATAATACATTGGAACCACCATTTCTTAGCACGAAGAGGAGTCTCTTCTTCATCAAGAATACAGTTCTCAAATGTACAACGTCCATACATATCTCTATGCTTACAAGGTTTATCGATACCTTGAACAAGATATTTGCACATCTCTAATTGTTCTAGAGATTCATTCTGGTTATCACCTTTTACTTCTTCATATTGGCTTTTCATTTAAACCACCTCTTTCACAAAGAGGAAATACTTTAATCATCTAATACACTTTTTGGATCAAAGTAATCATCCTCACTAATTGTTACTTCAGTGTTTTTAGATTTTTCAATCTTTTTCTTACCGATAACTTTTACTAAAGATTCATCAAAGTCTTCTCTATCTTTAATATTATTAATAAGCTTTTCTGTATTACCAAAACCTTTTTCTGCTAATACTTCTGTAAGTGTATGAGGGCCTTGTTCTGTAATAAAGGATAAACCTCTCATAGGAGTTTCTTTATCTACATCAATAATCCATTTACGGATTTCTAATTTAGGATCTCTACCATTCCAACCTACTTCTCTAAGCATAATAGAAGAGTTACCAGTGCCTTCATCAATTAATTCGTTAATCCCATCTTCTTTAATTTCAAATTTGATAGGACCTCCATCTTTTTTAAAAGCCATAATTTTATACCTCATAAAAAATAAATATAAAGGAAGGATAGAGATTTCTCTCTATCCTTATTCCTCTATAAGTGTAGTTTATTGTAGTGCAAGACAGTTTAAAATTATCGATTAACGATCAGTGTTGATACCCAAGGAGTTGGAACCATAACCATTGAAACCGAAACGTTCTGCCAAACGATATACATCGCTAGAATCAACTCTCCAAATAAGAAGATTAAAGTTAGTTGCAGTAACTTTACCAGTTACAGGATCTTGAATTGGGTTGATTGGGTTCTTAACTTCAATGTTGTAGTTCCATTTGCTACCTGCATTGGATTTGCTACCATAGATAGTTTTGATAACTTTATAGATATCGATATCTACAGAGAAGAAGATTTGAGGACGAGCAAATTGTGTAGGAGCTGTGGTTACTTCATTTGTTACAGCACCCCAGTTGATACCACCATTACGATTGAAAGCACTACCAACTAAGAAGTCTTCTAATTTTTCTTTGCCTTCTTTAGTCAATTGCAAGTTTTTCCAGTTACCGTTAGGGTTGTTCAAACGGTTAGCCAAGCTAAGACGACTAGCAATATCATTCATATTGCTACCAGTTGTTGCATCTTCAATTGCATAGCAACCAGCTGCATCTTTAGATTTTTCAGCAGATGGGGAGAAGAAGATACGGGATTGGATACGGCCAGATTGAGGATCTAATTCCAATTTGCAACCAAAGAAATCATCGAATACAGAGAAGAACAATTTGTTCACAAGTTTGGAAAGATCGCTTAAGGACATGTAACCAGCAGAAAGAAGTTCTGGGAAAGTCGCTTTTGTTTCCAACTCAATGCGTTCTTTTTTTGCTTCCACTTTTTCGTTTGCTTTTGTAGCATTGTTAAATAAATCAGCCATTGTTTTTCCTCCTAATATATTAGAAAATGGACTTAGGTTAGATAAATTGATGGAGGCCTACCATCACTAACCTGGAAAATATATAGAAACACGATATAAAAAATATCGTGAAACTAACTTAGATTCATAAACTTAGATAATTCTTCTGGAGACATTGTGTCATCCTCAGAATTACCTATTTTCATTTGCTCTAAATCTTTAACTACTTTAATTTTTAAAATAGCTACTTCATCATTATCAAATTTAACAAGTACTATTTTGTACTTAGGGTCATTATTTCTAATCATAGAACTATGATCATACTCATATTTCTTAAATCCAAGTTTCTTTAGCTCTATATAATTTAGCTTATCTTCTAAATTTCTATTAGAGATTACTATAGAATCCCCCTTTGTAGTATGAGATAAGATATATAATAAGTTTATTATTGAATGATACTTAGCTTCTGTAGTTTTATCTTTATCCTTATAATCACCTATTAATAGATTTCCATATAATTCTATGAATTCATCATAACTATCAATACCGACCATAGGGAAACAGTTTAAAACTGTTGCTATATTACCTTCAATAAACTGCTTATTTAAACTATTGTATATATTTGAAAATGATATTTCTATGGTCTTAAATTCTGTGCCATCGCTATTTAAAGGAACTTCTGTAGCCATAGTAGCCTTTATAGTATCTACTTCTAATAAATCTTTAATAGATTCGAAGTTATCCTCATAATATAAATATACAGAATCATTGTATAATATATTTACTACATCATCGGGATCATAGATAATATTAGGTAAACTTCCTTTTAAAACAAATCTGTCTGAGCCGATAATAGAATTAATAGGCATAGTTTGATAAGATTCAAATATACTTAATGGACTCAATGCATCCGGCCTTGTTATTTTTTCCAAACCAAACTGAAGGGCTATTATATAATCAAGTTGTTTATTTAAGCAAAAGATAATTATATCGCTATCCTTTATATCTTCTTTCTCATAATCTTCTTTTATATACTTATTGAAGATTAAGAAAATAGATTTGTCCTTTGTAATAGTATCTTCACAAAATTGTAAAGTTGCTACACCTTTAGGAGTCAAGGGTGTATAGTAATCAAATAAGTCAGATTCTTTTATTACAAATACTCTACATTCTGTATCATAATTTTTACAGTTACCATAATCTTCTATATAAGCAGCCATCTCATCATTCTTGATATTAGATACGACTCTAATCATTTTTGGATAGCTTTCTTTTATACTTTTTTTACGAGAAGATAGATAGAACTTTCTCCCTTTTAAGTATTTAAAGTTTCTCTCCATAGTAAAAAAATACTTCCTTTCTTTTAGATTTGTTTTATTAAACGTTTTAAGAATACGTTATTTGATATTTAACTTTATATTCTCATAATTATAGTGTATAATCAAAATACTATTTAAAAGACAATAAGGAAGAGGAATTATCCTCTTCCTTAGTAGTTTATTTATTTGGATTTAATAGATTATAATAAGAATCAAAAGTTTCTAAATCTTTATCTTTATTAAGTGTATCAGTACCTCTAGAATTATCCATTCCTTTAACTGGTGTGGAAGTAACAAACTCATTTACTGTCACAAGAGTTAGATATGGAATAAGAGATTTATGTTCTCCAATAACCTCTAAGTTTGGTCTGGATTCAAACAAAGTTGCAGCTCTAGTATTACCAATACCTATATTTCTAAGAAGTGTATCATATTCATCTGCATCAAATGTAGCAAGATGATATACTGTATATTTATCTACAACTTTCTTTGATAGAAGTGTATCAATATCGGAAAGTTTAAAGGATTGATTATTATATTTCTCAATCAAGATTTTTAAAGTATCAGAAATATACAATCTAAAATCTCCAATAACTAATTCCTTTTTATTAGCAGTAGTTAATTCACTAGTATCTTTATTTGCTAAAGAATCTAATTTAGAAGCTAGTTCATCTTTCAATGCTTTAGTTAAAGGTAATAGATACAAACCTACTTCAGAAGTGCTTAATTGATACCAATCATTTACTTTATCTAAAGAAACAGGTTTTGCTATCTCTTTATTGATTACAGGATATACTTTCGAATTAGTTTGGAATCCATCTAAAGAGATTAATACTTGTGGAATAGTATCTAATGTATCTTCTTTTTGTTTACCATTGATTGTCATTACATAAATACCATCTACAGGTTTTTTGAATTCCACATCTTCAGTTAGATGATTATATACTGGCATATCTCCGATGCTAATATAATTACAGATTACTTTATCTTTTAAGAAATCATTAGCAATCTTATCAGATGCAGCTCTATAGTAATCATTAAACTCAACTGTTGGATTCCATCCTAATTTGATAAGATCATTACCAGTTTCAATATCCCATTTATTTTGAGCATATTCATTTAAGAATTTAGTAGATAATTTAGCAACTTCTGTAACCCATTCATTCTTTTTAAAAGTAGTTTTTAAACCACTGCAAGATCCTTTATAATCATTGAACCATTTGATTGCAAAAGTATTATTACTCTTAGGAGAGTTTTGCAACAATGTTTCTATTTCAGTATAATTTAGCATAGGAGCAAATACTGATCTGAAATTAGGTTCTTGTAATAAATCAATTCTATCTTCAGCAGCTTTTACTGTATGATCTACAATAGTAGATTCTAATAAAGAATTAGCTTCTGTGCACAAAACATCATATGCCTTTTTAGCACAGTATAATGGATCGAATGATTTTCTTATATAATCATTAGCTGCTGTAGAGTATAAGGTAATATCAGTAGGTGCTAATTTAGATGATTCATCAAGCTTACCTTTAATAGGATCATATTCTCTTATTCTTCTTCTAAAGAAATCTAATAATTCTACATCATCATTTGATTTCTCAACAATAGCTAAAGTAAACTGAATAGCATCGATTAATTTAAAATCATAACAGAGTTGAATGATCTTCTCTTTTTCATGTCTTGCTAGTTTTCTAAAGATTTGTAAGAAGAAAGAATCACCTTTGATCACAATTGGATAAGTGAATAATTTAGGATGAGCATCCATTACTGGAAGGGTTTCATTACTCATCTCAATAACTAACTTACGTTTCTTAGTATAGTTATTAATTAACCAATAGAAAAATTGATTTGTAAATTCTTTTAGTTTGACTTTAAACTGAACAGATTTTTGTCCATATAATTCAGAGTCTTTGATAAATTTAAGATATTTAGGATGAGCAGTGGCATATTTATAAATAGCAGGAGATAGTCTAGCACAAGATTGAATATCTTCTACAGATGTAATTCCTTGGAATTCTTTCATATCTAAGAATTCGGCTTTGTATTTTTTACAAAGCTTCTTAGCTAGTTCTGATTTATCACTTGTTGGAAGACCGATCAACAGAATCATTCTATAAAATTTAAAACGATTCATATTATAATATACATCTTGTTCTGGGAAGATTGTAGGAGTAGGATGTTTCTTAATCTGATCAGCGATACCAAAGTTATAGTCTTTCATAGGATCCAATTTACTTTCGTTTACAGATCCAGTATATTCAGTATCAAAATCATCATCGATATCATCTTTTAAGAATTCTTTAAGCTGTTTATTATAAAGATCAGTAACATCCATTCCATAAATTTGAATAGAGAAGTCATCGCAATTAATTCTTCTATCTTTATCTACAGAATTATATTTATACCAAGCATCTTCTAATTCATCTTGAGTTTGATAGTCATCAAATAGTAATGGATAACCATCATCGATATAACCTTGAGCTAACTTTCTTTTTTGTTCTGGAGTAAATCCATATTCTTCTTTAATAGCTGAATGAGGATAATATATATCTTTAAAAGGTGATAGAGTAGTATTCTTTCTATCATTTTTATCTACAGATTTAACAGCGATAGTGATATTAGAATTAGGAGAATATTCATTATCAAATTTCTTAATATACTTATCAGCACTGGTTTCAATTCTAGTGGTTTTAAGCTTATCTAGATCAGCAGTATCTAGATCTCTTACACCACCATATTCATAATCTAGAGTATCTCTGGTGATATTTCTTTTTAAGAACTTAGCTTTGTTTTTATAATATAATTCTTCATTCTCCATACCAAATAATCTCATAGCTTCATCATCAGCTTCATACCAATTATTTGGAGGCATAGATTTGAATTTATACCAATCAGCTTCTAGATCTTTTTCATACTTATAATAATCTTTAATGATGGCACCACCATTGGCAGCAACCCATCTTTCTATTTCTTTATATTTGAACTCCCTATCTTGATCTTGGAAGTATCGTTCTGCATTAATAATTCCCATTGTTTAGATCCTTCTTTATATCACACATAAGAGTTTCAATAATAGCTTTCTTGTTTTCAAGCTGTCGATCATCAGGACCAAAAGATTCAGAAAAAGTATAATCAGCAGATGCTAATAAGCTAACACCGCTAGCAGCAGTTTCATCTGGATTAGATGGTGTATAAGATCCATCATTCTTTAAACGATCTGTTTGTCCTAATTCTCTTTCCATATTATCCGCATCAGAAGATATAATTTTACTAAGCTTCTTTAATTCAACCTTTTCTAAAAGATGATCAATCTTAGCAAAATTTTCAGTAAGAGCCATATGACCAGTAGCCATTTCATAAATAGATTCTTTTAAGATTCTATCATTATAAGGTGTATCTAATAGGTCATATAGTTTATCAAAATTTTCTTGAACTTTTTCATATTTGCAAATATAAACTTCAACAAGTTTACCATCTAAATCTTTATTAGGTCTAGCAACAAGCTTGCCATCTTTATCTTTTGTAATATGAGCATCATCTCTGTCTAGAGTTGTTGCTAATCCATAACTATCCCATCCATCGGATAGATCTTTATCATCAATATTATGAAGGAGCATAACACTGTTATTTGGAGTAGTACCAACCATAGGGTTCATACTAGCTAAACCCATAGCTTCATCTATCATAAGATTATTTCCCTCCTGTAAATTAAGTTATTCGTAATTACAAAAATGTCGAGTATAGGCAAATTAAGCCTATACTCAATAAGGTTAAAAAGTGTACAAGAGAATTTATAGAGGGGTGTAGAAGTATATTAGATTAATACGATGAGGAGGAAAAACATAGAAATTTTTTGGAAAAACGAAACGAAAAACAATTCTATATTTAAGCGCGTTACACAACTTATTCCATTTTGTATTAAAAGAAAGATTCGAAATGATTGATTAATGATATAACCTGGCATGACTGATCGATAATTATATCATTAAGGGGGTTTGGTATAAGAGATCTTACTCGTCTTAAAATATACTTCTACACTTAAATGTTTATGCTTCAATAAGTTTTAAAATCGCGACATCTCAGTACTTGAGTATATTTTTTTATAAGTAATACAAATTTGTAAAGAGGCGGTGAATAAATTGGCTAATAGCTTAACTAACTCAAATGCTAATATTCGGGATTACCTTTTAGACGTCAATGACCTTAATCAACCGAAGGTATTAGATTTAAGCGAAATTGAAACAGGGAAACTGAATTCTGCTGCATTATTAATCGTTAGATTATTACTCCTCAAAAAGGGAACCTACCCAGACTATCCTGATTTAGGAATAGATATTCGTGGTAGATATAGATTTGCTTTTGAAGAAGAATTAATTACTTTAAGACAAGAGCTTGAAGAGCAAATGACTTTATATCTTCCAGAACTATTACCAGTCGAAGTAGAGGTTTCTCTTTATAGACCTAAGGATTCTTTAGAAAATAAAATCCTTTTCTCTATTATTATGCGAGAGACTAGATTTAGTATCTTGTATAGCATTGCTCAAAATACTATCGATGGTTTGATGGCAATGTAATGTAAATATATATTATTTGTAAAGGGGATAGGTAACTCTATGAGAATATGGGTTCGAATGAAAGACAATCCATCTATTCTTAAACTAATCTCAGAAGATGACTTCAATGAAGAATCAATGATTAGAGAGAAAGAAACCAAGTCTAAACTAGACTCTATTTTAAAGTCTGGAAGGGCTCCTGGTATTAATACGTCACCAAATGCTGAACCATCATTACAATATAAAGGCAAATTCGATGAAGGTGCGGTGGCAGATTATCTTGATACTACTTTAGATGGTGCTAAGAAACGTGCTATCGAAAGAGAAAATACAACAGGCAATGCATTTAAGAAAACCAAAGTACCTATTAGGAGGAAGCAATAAATGGAAGAAGTTAAACAAATATCCTTATCTGAACTTGGTTTGGAAGTAGAAACAACTCCTGCAGAAAAGGCCGCAGCAAATGAAAATGCAGTAGAAGTTAAACCAATTACAGAAGAAACACCAAAGGTATCTAAATCTAGCTTGACTGATGCTGTAGAATCTACAGAAGTAAAAGCTGCTAAATCTAGTTTGGCAGAAATTGCTAAGAACACAGCTATCGGTGAAGATGGGTTGACTCAATATGGTGAAGTAATTCATAATGTCGATAAGATCGCTAAAAAACCAAAAACAAAAATGGATGATCCTATTAAAAAGAACATCAATAATTTGGTAGATTTAGCAGACCATGAAATCGAACGCACTAAAGCCGAACTCACAGGTCCTGAAGGTATTATCACTAAAGGTAAGGAAGAGTACGTTAATAACCAATATGAAAAATTAATGGCTCGTGCAAAAAACAATCCTCGTCTTGCGGAATATATTAAAAAGATTGAAGAGATTATTGAGACTGAACCACGTTTTGATGGTATTACCGAATATGAGCACAAAGGATATATCTTATTCACTGTAGCTCGTGATAAAACTGTTGAAACTGATAATAAATACTTTGGTCTCAAAGAGCAAACAATTGATAGAGTTCCTAGAATGAGCTCTGATGTAGCAAAAGAAGTAGATAGCTTCACACAAGATAAAGATGAAGACGATGATTTATCTTTATTTGATGATGACTCCGTAGAATTAGGTGTATCTCCTAAATCTGCTCTTCCAATGCAAGGATATGCTGAAGATGAAGAGATTAAAGAAGAAGCTTCTAAAAAAGAAGCAGATGATACCAAAGTTTCTAATTCTATGGCTGAAAAAGAAATTAAAGAAGAACCTACTGATGAAGAGGACGTAACTTACAGCGCAGCATTAGCTGAAGAAGAAGATCCAGAAGAAAAAGAATTAATGGCAGACGTAGAATCTGATGAACCAGAATTGTCTGATGAAGAAATTAAAGAGCTAAGCCAAAATTACAAATCTCAAGTAATGCAAGAGTTGAAACTTGAACGTGAAGGGGATTTAGAAGGCTTTGCTATTTCTAATAAACCAATTAAACTTAAATCTGCTCTTCAAGTAGAGCGTTCTTCTTATACAGTAACTTGGGGTTTACAATACACTGGCAAACCAATCGAAATGACTCCTATCTCTGGTGAAGAGTTGCTTCAATTGAATCCTCAAAATACTGATATGACTTCTATCAATGGTCTTCGTACTATTTTCAATATCATGTATCGCCACACTGTAGGTAAGAAACCAGATATTGATACTTGGTTAAAACAAATCTCCGTATATGATTTAGACTGCATGATCTTTGCTATGTATATGGCAAACTTCAAAGATTCTAACTATCTATCTTATCAATGCCCTAATACTAAATGTAACAACCTCTTTATCAATAAGAAGGATGTTAATGATATGGTGGTATATCCTAACGATGAAGTTAAGAAACGCTTTGAAGATATCTTGCATAGCCGTCCTGTAAAATCCAAACTTTTCAGAACAAAACCTATCCAAGTATCCAGAGATTATGCATTTAGTTTCTGTACTGAATCTATCTATGGTGATATGATTGAACGTGCCGCATTGACAGATGAATTTGCATCTAAATATGCTAACGTAGTTCAAATCATGGCTAATATTGATACTATCTACAAAATCGATAATGTTTCTAAACAATTATATCCTATCGATTTCGGTGTAGTGGAAGACAGCTTATCTAAAACAGTAATGCGTAAGGTTAAAGCTATTTATGAAATTATGAAGAACTTATCTTCTGATGAACATGCTACTCTTATGGGTGAAGTATATAAAATTACTCGCACATTTACTGATGATAAGATTTCTTACCAAATTCCTTCTACAGAATGTGGTAAGTGCCATACTACTATCGAAGCTACTCCTCAAGGTGCTCTTCAATTGCTTTTCACTCGGGCCTTTTTACCGATCGGGGCGCTTTCTATTCAATAGTGATGACCCTATGCAATTATTATAAAGGACGTGTATCATTCTCTGAAGCATTTAACTATGACGTTGGTTTTCTAGTGTATCTTCATTTCAGGTATATGAAAGAAATACAGAATAAGACGGTACAGAAAGCTAACCAATCAGAAGAGATGGATTCGATCCTTAAGGGTGATTGATAAGCATAAAGGAGGATTTTATAATTCGATGAATTTAGTAGAATTCAGTCAGTTAATTTCCTCTAAAGTTGTAGACGATAAGCTATTCTCTAGAGAAGTAGCATTATACGATATTTTATTGGGTAATTGTAAAAACTCAGATATTCTTGATATCCATATCTCGGAATCTGATAATATCTTCACAGTAACTTTATTATCTGATGAATTAGCTCATACTATAGAGGAGCGATTGGATGACCAGATCATCCCTGGAGCATTCCAACCGCTATATAAGATATCTTTGAATTCTGATAAGAATATCTTAAAATTCAAATTAATAGATTTTTAACTTAATAAAACATAGATCCCATCTAGCGTTATATGCTAGATGGGAACTATTAATTAAATTTGAATTTATTATATTTACGGAGGATGCTTTAAATGGATAATGATGTAGTAGAATTCTATGCACTAGACGAAGCTTCTGGTGATAGAAAACAAACTAAGCATCTCAAATTATCTCCACTTAACGTTGCTAACTTTATTAAAGTTAATGACTTAAAAGAGATTTCAAGCCCAATGTCTTTTGCTAGAGATAACTTACCTACTGCAGATGGGTTATTCTCTAATGAGATATTTGGTATTACTAAAGAAGATAGAAGCACTATCTTTGCCTATGTAAATCTTGCTGGGGAAACTTTCTTACACCCATTAGCATATAAGATTTGGTCTCGTTTAGATTCTAATGTAAAACTATGTGCTCAAGAAGCAGATAATTTTGTATTAGACAAAGAAGCTGGTAAATTAAAACCGGATCCTAATGGCGAAACTGGTATTAAGTTCTTGCAAAAAATAATTAAAGTAATCGATTTCAAAAGAACTGAATCTTCTAAACGTGGTGTTAAGATTGACTTCTTAGAAAAATTTAGAGATAAATTATTCTTAAAAGACTGCGTTGTAATTCCTGTAGGTTATCGTGATATTAATACAGATAAGGGATCTAGAACTAGCGTAGGTGAGATTAACCAGTTATATGGTAAAATCATTAGAGACGTGCAAGCTCTAAAAAATAGTAATGAGTATGGTTTAACCCTCAACGGTCAAACTAGATGGCGTATTCAAGAAACATTAGCAGCTATTTATGATTGGCTTATCTTTGGTAGATTCGAAGGAAAAGATGCACAAGCATCAGGTCTTTCTAGAAAGATGGGTCTTATTAGACGTGCTGGTATGAAGAAGTCATTTGACTGGGGTGCACGTCTTGTTATTTGTACACAGAATCTAAGAAAAGAATCTTTATCAGATATTGATATTGACTTAGATAGTATTGGTTTACCATTAGCGGCTATTTGTGCTAACTTCTTCCCATACATGTTATACTGGATCAGACGTTGGTTTGAAAACAATATCAGTGATCAAATGGATATGGTAGTCACTAATGTAAAGACTAAAGAATTTAGTAGAAACCGTATTCAAGATTGGCAAATGGTTTACTCTGATGAACGAATTAAAAAAGAATTAGAACGTTTTATGCATGGTATGAGTAACCGCTTTATTCCAATCGAAGCTCCTATTGATACTACTGGTATGAAAATACCTAAAGGAATGAAACCGTATTTAAGATATAAGGGTTACATGGTAGATGATATAAAAGCAGCAGAAAATCTTATTAGTGATAATAAGGTAGATTCTCTTCCTATTAATGAACGACCTCTAACTTGGTGTGATTTGATTTACATGGCTGCTTTAGATATTACTAAAGATAAGATGACACTTATCACACGTTTCCCTATTGATAGCTATTGGAACCAATTCCCTGCTAAGATTAAAGTTATCTCTACTATTCAAACTGAGCCTATGATCATTAATGGAAAATTCTATAAAGAATATCCTAAAATCAGAGCTGAAGATTTGAATACTAACTCTACAAATAAATTCATCGATGTAGCATTACCAAATAACGTTCGTTTAGGATCTATTGGTGGTGACTATGATGGTGATACAGTATCTTCTAAAACACCTTTCTCTATTGAGTCTAATGAAGAGCTGTATAAATTAATCTCATCTAAACGTCACTATATTTCTATGGGTGGTGTGAATGAGATGACTACTTCTAAAGAAGGTAAACAGGCTTTATATGACCTTACAAAGATCTTACCAGATGATGTTTCTACTTTAAACAAAGTAGAATTTGCTACAAAACCTAAGTATTTGAAATGACTATGATTTTTCATCATAAACATTGATGTAATCATAGCCTATGCAATCAAACGGGAGGATTAAATAGTATGGGAAAGTTTATACCTATTATTGAAGTATATAATAGAAAAACTAATTTAGAGTCTCAACAAAGAGCTGGATCTTGTTATCCATTATATGAGACTTATAAAACTAATTATAATTTTGAGAATATCAGGGAATCTGTTTATAATTGGAAGTCTTTCTCTGATAATACCACTAATAACTTTAATAAAGTTTTAGAGTTATTTGAGTTTGTTTCTAAAGAAGGAACTCAAACACAGTTAGAAGAGATTACTTCTATCATTAATAGAGATATCATCCCATACGTCAAATCCCCTGCCATTTTTAAGAATCCTATTCTTAAAACTAAAAGAGGGCTTGATGAAACAACAGCTATAGACTGTTTAAATTCTGTATTAGAAAAGATTCATGAACAAACTGAATGTGATAGAGTCTTAAGAAATTGTGACACTATTGCTAAAAGATTCAATATTGATAAGATAGTAAAGAATAATATCTTATTTGAAGATGCTGTTCCTGATACAATCTATAAGATATGCTCTTTAATTGATACTTATACTATGGATTTTAAAACCAAGTATTGTATCGCATTAGAGACTTGCTTATATTCTATTAATAAATATGCTGGAAATTCTATTACAAGATCTAATATCATTGAAAACGTTACTGACTACTTCCTTATGAATGGCGGTACGAATGATATGAATAAGTTCTTAGAAAAGATTTCCGAAGCTGTTTCTAAAGATAACTTTATTAACCTCTCTGAAGACACAAAGTATATCAGTAAACTAAAAAGAATTCAATCAGAGATGGTTAATGAGGATAATATAGATTTAGACAAATTAATCCAAGATAACTACAGCAAGACTTCAGCATATGGTCTTACTGAAGCTATGGAACAAATGTCTATGGTTAATGAAGCATTAGATAAACTTTGCGAAGAAGATAGTCTAGATAAGATTCATGATATCGTTACCAAAGTTAAAATGGCTCCAGTGAAAACTAATGCTATGACTAAAGAAGCTGTTAGATCTATTCTAGTAACTTCTAGACTTCAAGATTTGAACAAAGGTACTAGGAATTCTTTGTCTCTTATCTTCTATACAGTTATCGTAGCTGGAGCATTAGCAATTAATGTTGTTGGTGGGTTATTTGCTCTTATCACTGCTTATATCATGTCGAAGCATCTAAACAAGGAATACCTAAAAGAATCTATTAAGGAATGGAAAGAACATAAATATTCTGTAACAAGAAAACTTAAAGAAGAAACCGATCCTGAAAAGAAACGAAAATTAGAAGCCTATTTAGATGAAGTTGATAAAAGTATTGAAACTCTTGAGGAAGAGTATGAAAAACAACGGGATAAGACTATGGAAGAAATAAATAGAGACCAAGATAATAGAGAGCACTCTCCAGATTATAATGGTTCTAGTTCTTTAGTAAATCCTCTAGGTAAAGAAACTCCTCAAGCTAAGTTTAAAAATGATAAGAACTTAATTAATTCATTCTATAAAAAGGATGATAGTAGTAATACCATTGGAAACAATAGTAATTCAGATTCTTCTAAATTATCTAAGAAATCAGATGACGACGATGATGATTTTGATGATTTCGATTATTAATGGAGGTATACTAGATGAACTTATTTGAACGTCTAATTCTACAAGAAGCTCCTAATCCTCCTCAACCAAATCCTGAAGAGGAAGAAGGTCAACAACCTCCTAACTTTGTTGATGGACCAGAGGCTCAAGAAGCCCAACCAGAAGATCCTAATGCAGGAGGTGCAGAAGATGCTCCAGAAGATACTGGGGATGATTCTCCTGAACAACCTGATATGAATATGGATGGTGGTGAAGGTGGAGATGAGCCAGCTCCTGAAGAGGGAGAAGAAGGTGGCGAAGGAGAAGAGGGTTCTGAAGAAGATGGATCCATGGAAGGTGGAGAAGAAGGACTAGAAGGTCCTGAACAACAAGCCGATGATTTCTCTTCTGATGAACAAGAAGTTTTCTCCGATTTAAAACCTGAACAAATGGCAGTAAAGCATAAAGAACTTAAAACTCAATTTAAGAACTTTAATGATACTATCTTTAGTGCCATTGATAAGATCAATAATATCTCTCATGCTTCATATGATGATACTCTATTAAGCTTTATAATTCGTAAGCTTTTAGAATTAAAAGATATGAGCAGAGATTACTTGCTCGATGTATATGATACTAAGAGTTATATAGAAAACCAAATTCAACTACAGAAGATGGTTACTACGTTTAATTATATAACTAATCTTCTTTCTAATATCAGACAGAATAGAGAAGCAGAGTATATTAAATCTGCTAAAGATAATGAAAAAGCTTCTAAAGAAGGAAGAGCTGAAGATTATCCTCATTTATTCGTAAAAGATATAGAATTAGATTAAAAAATTAAAAAGATACAAATTATATATACAAACATATTGGTAAATCTATAGATGCCTCCATTCCCCTTATTCTGTAAGGGTTAGCCAGAGGTGTCTTACCTTCATAGATTTAATTAAATTTAATTAGATTTTTTGCCATTTTTAGAAAACAAAATTTATGCATAAATGGCTCTTTCTCAAAAAGGAGGAAATAAAACATGGCAGTAGTTGGAAACCCAACTGGTAAAAATGATTCCATCCTTCGCGGTTACGAACAAGACAGCATGCATGGCATTGCTAGTCAATTTGCTCAAATCGCGAAAGCTGGCTTAAGCGAACAAGTAGACTTATATAGCGAACCTCGCAAATTCTTTATGAGCGATACTTTGAACAACGAAATGCGTAGCTTCTTCGTTGAAAACGCTTTTGATAAACAAGATCCTAAATTCTCTTCTATCGATGCTGTAAACGAAGAATATGGTATGCTTAATGCTTTATACCAAAACGACGTTAAAGGTATCTGCGAAGCTGCTCCACTTGGCGCATACAACCCAGTTGTTGGTATCACATTCCCAATGCACAAAAACTTGTTGATGACTACAGTATTCGACAAAGGTGCTATTCCTAAGGACGTAGCTGATACTCCTCAATTCACACTTTCCATGGAAACTCGTACAATGTACAGCCCAGATGGTCGTGAAATCGATATGTTCTTGGAACAAAACAAAATCAAAGACGTTATTGAACGTGCTGTTCCTCATAAAGACGTTGTAATCATGCTTCCAGAAGATCAAGAAACTGACGTTCTTGCTCTATTGGGTGCTACTAATAAAACTGTAGCTAACGTTTCCCGTTCTTCTAAAGTAACTAAATTGTTGGTTAAAGACGTTTACGTTGCTAAAGGCGAAGAAAAATACGACGCTGCTACAAAAGAAATCGTAGTTGAAACTGCTGGTGCTGTTGGCACTAAAGTTATCACTGTTGAACCAGTTAAATTCGTTGCTGCATACGGCCAATATGATCGTACTTTCCAAAAACGTATTGACTTGATCGTTCCTACTGATAACGCTGGTGGTACTCGTAAAGAAATCTTCCAATTCGCTGGTTCTATGCATAAAAACCGCTTCACATTCATGGCATCTTCTGCTAACGTTGTAGGCGTAGTATTATCTGCAGCATTGGATGTATCTTCCGCAGCGTATGAAACTCCTAAAGTTAAATGGTCCAGCCGTACTGATTACTTCGAAATTCCAGAAGCACCTCATATGACTGTAACTATTTCTCCAGAAGAAACAAAAGATATCCAAGCAATGTACAATGTTAACCAATTGACAAAAATCATGTCCATGATTAAATTGTCCATTCTTAACTACAAAGATGACAAAATCTTGGAAAACTTGGATGAATCCTTCTTGAATCTTCCTGCAACATCCAAAGTTACTGGTGCTTTCAACTTCGTGCCACCAGATAACTTCTTGGGTTCCCATGTAACTTGGAGATACGAAACATTCATGGATTACCTTGATACTCAAATCACTACAATGCTTCAAGTATTGAATGATGAAAACATGACAGTATCCATCTTCGGTCGTCCTGAATTGATCCGTAAAATCACTCCTAAAGAATACACATACACAACTCCTCCTAGCATTGGTCCAGTTATCTTGGATTACAAGAAAACTGTAAAAACTAGTGATAACCGTGTATACCAATTCATTAGCTCCAACAAAATGCGTAATGATAACAACCTTATCATTATCTTGAACCCTCGTAACACTAACCGTGTTATCTACAAAATCTTCGATTATCAATTGTACGTTGGTAACGAAATCCGCGACACTGCAAACTATCAATTGCCAGCAGTAACTGCGTTCGAACGTTTCTTATTCGTTCAATACCAACCAGTTCAAGGTCGTATCCAAATCGTTAACCCTACAGGTCTTATCGAAGATATCGAAAACAAAACTCCTGTAAGCAAAGATCGTGCTATGAACGATTACACTGCTAACAAAATTACTTATACTCATGATGCTAAAGGCAACGGTGTATATGTAGACCATACTGCTGAATTACCAGGCACTCCACGTTCTGCTATGTATCCAGATGGCAAAGCTCCTGGCGTACCTCAAGATGGTATTGCAGATCAAAACTATGCATACCCATCCCCTAACTATGCAGTAACTGATCCTAAAAACTAATCTAATTAGTTAGATCAGAAAAAAAAATAAACCTTAATAGATCTTAGAGAAAAGATCTTAAAAATTATTTTCAAATTGCTTGAAAATCCGATGACAACTCCCCATAGACCACTACGGTCTATGGGGTTGATTGTGTTTAATTATAAAAAGTCATTATAAAGACTACATTTCTTAGATACGAATTGTTTCTCTCTAGTTATCTTATTAAATGGATCTGATGCATATTGTAATTCTTTTTCTAATTCAGGAAATACATAAGAATCAAATTTACGATCTCTAGATTCTTTTATCCCTTCAAGATCTTCTTCTAATCCTTCTCCATTTCCTAGATAAGTATAATTAAATACTCCTACCATATCTTTTCTATAAGCACAGAAGTTAAATGTGATCACTGCTCTAATAAAATTCTTTAAAGAGTTTATATCTCCTCTTAGAGCTATTCTACCACAATCCTTTTTATAAGAAGTATAGTCTGTAATATCTTTTACTTTGTATGCTTCACTATCATCTTCAAATCCAGTATCATCTTTGAAATATAAGGTCTTATAATTTGTAATAAGAATCTTATTAGTAAGCATCTTTCCAAATAGATCTATTATAGGAACCATATTGAATATTCTATTTAATCCAGTAAGTTTCTTTAGATTAAATAACTTTATATTCTCATATAACTCTTGATCATTCAATCTCAAAATCTCTTTTGTATCTCTTTTTCCCGTAGTTATGATAATCGCTTCTAGCATCTTTTCTCCTAACCTCCTCTATTAACATTTTTAAAAATTTCTCATTACCCTTACCTACTTTTCTATTAAATGATGAGAAATCCTTTAAAGGTTCAGATACTAATGTTTTCTTTTTCATTATATCACCTCTTAATAATATATCATTGATATAGTATATAAGTAAAAAAAAATAAAGAGAGGACTAAGCTCTCTTTATTTCTTAATATGGTTTCTCTATGATTCTAGAGAGTTCCATATTCCGGAAAGGATCCAATGCCCATGGCATATCTTTTAGGACCTCTTCCTTACTCTTAGAAGAGAAATTATTATCTATGAAAGGTTTTAAACCTTCCATTATTTCAGATAATAATTTACCAAGATTATTATTGTATTTAAATACAATAAGGGCATTAATAGGGTTTCTATCCTTTACAGGATACGCTTCAGTGTCATAATCCCAATCATATCTATTGCAGTACAAAAGTACTGCGTGTACAAATTTGCGAATATCTCTGAATCCCCCTCTGATCACAAATGGGAAGTTTTTTACATACGAATACGTTGCTTCATATTCGGAGTCAGAATCCTCCACATACTCTTCATCCATATAATGGATGAAGACTTTTTCTACTTTAATGGAGTTTAGCAAACAGTTTTTAAAAAACTCCACCAAATTATTAGTTTCAATACCAGTATTTTGATATAATTTCAATAATACCGAATTTATATCATAAAAATCAAATTCATTCATGTTAGAACTAAATCTTGCTTTTGGAGCATATTTAGTTCTATTATCAAACCCATAATTAATCTCAATCAATCCAGCACAATTTAAATATAACATTTTTATTTTCCTTTCTTTTATCTTTTATTATATACTATATCTACGAGGACGTTGCTCGTAATAAGCTCGATCCTCATTATCTTCTTGACTTGGTTCATAATCATTAAACTCTTCATCTGGAAGAGAAGCATTGTCATAATTCACATTATTTAATACTTCTAATATTTCATCATCCTCTAAATGAAGAGTTTTAAGAATGTTATCGATAAAGATCATAACAGAATCTTTATCTCCCCTTATAGCCAAAGGAATGTTTTCAATAGTAGGGCGGTATTCTATCATCATTTCACCATCCTCTATACACCTATCCTCCATGTGGGTGTCAAGATACGACACCCAAACTTTTATAGTTTTGATGTCGTTGACTAATGAATTATTAAAAAATGAAGATAAAAATTCTACCTTCTTATCCATTGGAACAGAATCCAATTCTCTGTATAGATAGGTAGAAACTTCGCTTGGAGCATATCCTTCGATTTCTTCTTCATTCAACTCATTTAAAATATCGTGATATTCTCTGACGAGATAATCACTTACTCCTTCGTAAAACTTACGGTTTTCTATATACGCGAACTCTTTAAAATATAATTTGTTTACTTCATACAGTTCTTTAAATCTAGACATTATTTTATTCCTCCTAAAGTATATAAATTAATTATTATATTAGCTATATCTTTTT